TTCAGCATTCAGAATTCAGCATTCAGATTTCAGCATTCAGCATTCAGAATTCAGCATTCAGAATTCAGAATTCAGCATTCAGATTTCAGAATTCAGATTTCAGCATTCAGATTTCAGCATTCAGAATTCAGCATTCAGATTTCAGAATTCAGCATTCAGCATTCAGAATTCAGCATTCAGAATTCAGATTTCAGCATTCAGAATTCAGCATTCAGAATTCAGCATTCAGATTTCAGATTTCAGCATTCAGCATTCAGAATTCAGCATTCAGATTTCAGCATTCAGCATTCAGAATTCAGCATTCAGAATTCAGCATTCAGATTTCAGAATTCAGATTTCAGCATTCAGAATTCAGCATTCAGATTTCAGATTTCAGCATTCAGCATTCAGAATTCAGCATTCAGATTTCAGCATTCAGCATTCAGAATTCAGCATTCAGAATTCAGAATTCAGCATTCAGATTTCAGAATTCAGATTTCAGCATTCAGAATTCAGCATTCAGATTTCAGAATTCAGCATTCAGCATTCAGAATTCAGCATTCAGATTTCAGAATTCAGATTTCAGCATTCAGAATTCAGCATTCAGATTTCAGAATTCAGCATTCAGCATTCAGAATTCAGCATTCAGAATTCAGCATTCAGATTTCAGCATTCAGAATTCAGCATTCAGATTTCAGATTTCAGCATTCAGCATTCAGATTTCAGAATTCAGCATTCAGCATTCAGAATTCAGCATTCAGATTTCAGATTTCAGCATTCAGAATTCAGAATTCAGATTTCAGATTTCAGCATTCAGCATTCAGAATTCAGCATTCAGATTTCAGATTTCAGCATTCAGCATTCAGAATTCAGCATTCAGATTTCAGAATTCAGCATTCAGAAAATAAAGGTAACGGAGCAGGCGAATTTAAGTAAAAGAAAATTTTTTCTAAAAATCTCAAAAACCCCTTGACAAACATATAAAAGCATGGTATAATATAAGTACAGTAAAGGTACGGAGTACCTAATTTGAAAGGATTTGATTTTTATGAAAAACTTTATTAAAAACGTAAACTTTGTTGGCATGACATTTAATGAGGTTCTTGCAACCCTCAAGAACAACGGTATTGAGATTATAACAGCCGTTCCTACTAATATTGATGCGGACGGGTGGGAAACTTTAGGATATATTATCACGGAGGATAGTTCTTCTTTTAACTCTTATACTTTCGACTTTGATGAAAATAATATTGTGTGGGATGTTGAGTTGAATTATACAAATGACGGCTCAGAGATGAACGAGGATGATTAAATCCCGCCCGAAACTTAAGTAAAATTAAAGCCCTCAAAAAAGGGCTTTAATTTTACCTTTTTATATACTTTATTAATCCTATTGAGACAGTAGAAAAAATGACATATCTATACACTATAGTATAGTATATGTATATATTCATATGTTAGTATATTATATGTTATATTATGTATATGTATGTTGTATATGTGTGTTGTTGTATGTTGTAATGTTGTGTATTGTATATGTGTGTTATTGTTGTGTATGTTGTTGTGTGTTATTGTTGTGTGTGTTATTGTTGTGTATGTTGTTGTGTGTTATTGTTGTGTGTGTTATTGTTGTGTATGTTGTTGTGTGTTATTGTTGTGTGTTGTTATGTGTGTGCTGTACTATTGCATTAATACATATAATACAATAATATGTATATGTGTGTTGTGTATATATGTTGTGTATGTGTTGTATTATATGTATTAATGCAATAGTACATTGTGCTATAGTGTATGTATGTGTAGTATTATTATGTGGATATAAATGCTTATATGTTGCCAGTAGGAGCAGGAAAATAAAATATTTTTTTAACTAAATCGTACATGATATTCTAAAAAACTGAAATAATAGTAATGTATACTGTACTATTAAATATAACACAATACAATTATATTATATCAATATAAACATTATCATTAATCATATTATTATAATATAATGCAATTGTATTATAGTATATTATTTATGTGTTGAAGTTATATGTATTATATTATATATGCTATTATGTATATATTATATGTTACGTTGTACTCTTATATATATTTGTATTTGTTTAAATGTTTTGTGTTAGTATACACTAATAAATTGCTACATACTACAATACAATATGTACTCTTTATTATAGTATGCTGTTAGTACATACTAACAATACAATACATAATAATTATAATATCTAACTAAATCATATTTGAAATTGTTAGTATATACTAACATTTTACTACATATATTGATAAAAAGTAATAATCTAAATACTATCTTTTTAAAATATTAATACAATACGATATTATATTATGTGCTTTCATTCTGTCACACGGAGCAGGCGAATTATATAATATTTTTACATTTATTTTAATGTTAAAATGACTTTTATATAAAAAGAAAAACCTATTTGATAAATTTGAATTGATTAAAATTTTTAACTAAATGCTCAAATATATTTATAAAATATATCTTTATTTTTAATAAAATAAAATTATCTTAAAATATTAATAAATAATTAATAAGTTAATTATTTTACTTTAGTTCAACCCAATAGTTCCTATTAATTAAAATTTTAAATTATATGCCAAGTTGTCTATCACCTTAAATTTAAATATTTAACACCCTCGGTTAAATTAAAATATATATGCCTCTCCTACTATTCCTACTAGTTTACTCGGATATGAATACCTACTAAACCTATAGGATATAGGGGGTATCTCAGGACGCTTTAGCACTTTAGCGCTTTAAAGTGCTAAAGGCTGATAACAAATTTTCATGAAGTAAATTTTTAAAGGTAGTAAAGCAAATATTGACAACAAATTTTCATAGGTCTTAAATTTTCATAGATACTAAAATTTTTAAAAATTAAATCTAACAACTTGACTTTCGTCTGAATTTATTGTATAATATATATAGTAGGGGTTAAAAATAATAATAGTAATTCTATTAGGAGTTGAAAATACAATGCAAAAATTTATATTAGATTTTAATATCTATTCTTCTAAAGATAGGTTAGAAGCAATTCGAAAAATCCCTTTAGAAACCCTTAATAAATCTGAATTAGAAACCGTTTCAAATTATATATTATATGGTAAAGATTAGGAGGACGGCACATCAGTTGTTGATAGAGGAGAAATTTAGATTAAAACTAAGTATAATTCTTATAATAAAGAAAAATTTATAAGTCTTGATGAAATGATAGAGTCTCCTACTTTTGATGAAGCACAATTATCCAAAAACTAGACAATTTATAAGAAAGTTAAGCCAACAATTGATAAGGAAAAAGCAAAAGACATACCCGGTATGAAAGAATTATGGGAACAAATTTAGAATTTATAGGATATAATTGATGAGAACTTAGGGAAAAAAGAGAAACGTTCATCTACTCCAATTCTTTCTCAAAAAGAACTTTACCAATTAAAGCATTCCTTAATTGAACTAAGAACCCAACAATACTACTTATGGGATAGTGAGTTCTAGACTATTCTTGGACAAAAGAACAAGGCAGAATTTCACGGTAGTATTGTTGATTCTTAGATGAATTACTTAGTGTTACCTAGAGGAGTTATGAAAGAGGAAAATGATTGGGAATTTAAAAATCCTAGAAGTTAGAGCAGTGGCCGCACTGCAACAGCATTTACAGAAGAACAATTAGAACAATTAAAATAGTCAGGAAAATATTACTTTGATTTTAGAGAAAAAGAACACATTTACTGTTTAATTTAGAATTATTGGGATATTGTAGATAGTATTAAGGAAATTCCAGATTCTCCTTTACACGGATTAATTTGGACTTTAGACTTTTATATTGAAAAGGCAGAATTAAGTAAACAATAGCTTTTAATTATTAGAGATAAGAAATTAAGAGTTCCCAATAGAGAAATTACAAAACACCTAAAAAGGGAGTTAGGGATTTATCACTCAGAGAACTATATTAGTACAATTTTTAATAAGTCTATAGGACTTATTAATGAGGCCGCAATTCTTAATTATGATGAATGGTTGATGAAAGATTATGATAAGGGATGGAAAGTTTGTACGAAGTGCGGCCGAGAGCTTTTGAGAGATTCTAGAAATTTTGTTAAAAAGACAAAATCATCTGATGGGCTTACAAATAAGTGTAAGAGATGTGATAAGGAAGAAAGACAAAGATTTAAGTAAGGAGGAGAAGATATAATGGAAAAACAACTAAAACAACTTTTAGAATATTTTTCTAAGCTTAACTTTGTTGATATACTTGCTTTTGGAAATATACTTGGAATTGAGGAACAAGATAATTTTGAGGATTATGTTACTGAGATTTTGATGGGTTTTCAAGAGGAGTCGAGGTTTAAGAGAAAAAAACTTTTAAAACTTGCAAAAGACGTTGCGGCGGCGAACAAGGATATAATTAAAGGGATAGAAAAAGAAGAATAGACCTCTGGGGAGGGGCGTTAAAAACTTTTTAAAATAGTTTTAGGTTCTTAAAAAATAGAATTGTCTATTTTGTAGAAGATTTTATTCTTCTTTATTTAAAAATTACCTTGTGCCACCGAGTCGATTTTAGAGAATTAAAATAAATGGCGCGGCGCAACAAAATTAAAAAAAGAGGTGAAATAAATAAATGGCTAAAAGAATTTGTTAGCGTTGTTAGCAAGAAAAAACAACGGCTAATTATATTGCTTCTAATTCTCCAATTCATGGTGGAGTTCTTCCAATTTGTCGTCAATGCTTAGCAACACAAATTGAACAAGAAGCTACAAAACATGATGGTTTAACTTGGGATATAGCTGATAAAATTTGTTAGTGGGCGGATATCCCATTCGTGCCAGCTGAGTGGTAGAAGATTTATGATGGACATGGAAAAGATGCGATTGGTGTCTATGCGGCCATGTTTAGAGAAACTCCATATAATACTTTAGAATGGGAGGATTATAATAATGCATATTTAAAACTTTAGGAAGAGAATAGAGTTAGTGATGGTATCGCAGAACTAAGAGAAGCGAACTTCAAGAAGATGCAGAAGAAATGGGGTGTACAATATGACCAACAAGACCTTGAATATTTGGAGAACTTACACTAGGGACTTCTAAATTCTTAGAATGTTGTTGGCGCACTCAACGAAGACCAAGCACTTAAACTTTGTAAGATTTCTTTAATTATTGAGGAGAAGATTCGTGGTGGTCAAGATTTTTCTAAGGATTTAAAGTCTTATGATGACCTCGCTAAGCTTTCTAACCTAACTCCAAAAAACGTTAAGGATGCAGAAGAATTCAGTAGTTTTGCTGAGGCTGGAGCATATTTAGAGAAAACTGGTTGGGTTGCTAAATATTATTAGGGCGCACAAAGGGATGAAGTTGACTGTGTTCAACGTAATATTCAACTTTGGAATCAAAGATTATATGTAAATGAAACTGGTGTTGCGGAAGAAATTGAGCAACGTATTAACAATCTTAAGGTTGCGGCACAACTCGAAGGTGAAGAGTTTGATGAACAGGAACTCCGCGCTTATATAGCTGACCAGTCCGATAAGGATACTCTTGCCGACCAAGAAGAGTTTAAAATTGAGATGTAAGGTGAAGTAGTATGATAGAAATGCCAGAAGTAATGCTAAATACTGTTCACTATGTGGTTACTAATACCGCTAAAAAGATTTATAGAAATGGTGTTGAGATGGAAAAGGGTGCGGTAATGACATCTCGACGCATCGAGAAAAACAGAAAACTTTATGAGACTTATTTTAATTTCTGGATTCAATATCCAGATTTGTTCTTGGATTTTATTAAACCGCTAAATTCTCACTTTCAATTGTTTTTTTATCAGAGATTGTTTATAAGACTTGCTTTGCGGTATCCAAGACTTTTTGTTATTGCACCTAGGGCGTTTAGTAAGTCTTTTATTTCAATTTTGGCTTTATACTTAATATGTATGTTTAAGCCTAATGGAAAATATTTTATTGTTGCACCCGGAAAAGCGCGAAAGATTGCGCCCTGTCGTCGTGAGACGGCTTGAATAACCTATTTTAAAGCTGGAACGTCCTAAAGTCCAACTGCTATTATCTTATTTTCCTCGATAAGATAGAATAGAGATGAAAGTCAGAAACAAGTGTTGGAATCAAATAAGGTAAAAGCCTAAGTTTGTCATAATGGATAATCAGCGACCATAAAAAAAGGAGGAATAATAATGAGTTATGTAAAAGATAAATTTGAATATTTTTGTAATAGAATAAAAGAGAAATATCCGAATGAAAATTTAACGGTAGTAGAATATACTGGCTCTTTAAATTTAGGAATAATTAAATGCAATAAATGTGGAGAAGTTTATACGTTAAAAAGAGCATATAATTTTTTAAATCCTACAAAAGAAAAGATTTGTAAAAAATGCGTTCCAAGAAAAGATACTATTGAACTTGGGAATAAAGTTAATTATGTATTAAAAAATAATAAAAATATTGAATTATTAAATAGTTATACTAAAATTACTGATGACTTAGAATTAAAATGTTTAAAATGCGGTAGCGTTTTTAAAAGAAAACCACAAGTATTTTTAAAATCACAAAAATGTCCACTTTGCGAAACATTCTCAGCATTTAAAACAAAAGAAGTTTTTGAACAACAACTTTATAATTTATATAAAGATGAATACACTCTAGTCGGAGAATATTTGGGAACAAATAAGAAAACTTTATTCAAACACAATGACTGTGGTTTTATCTTTTACAATAAGCCACATAATATATTGTTAAAAGCTCCTTGTCCGAAATGTAAAAGATTTAATTCCAAAGGCGAAATTAAAATAAATAAAATTCTTACTGAAAACAATATAGAGTTTGAAACCCAAAAACATTTTTCAGAATTGGGATTATTATCTTTTGATTTCTATATACCGCAATTTAATTTACTTATTGAATATCAAGGAGAACAACATTTTATGCCAATTAAACATTTTGGTGGAGAAGAAAAATTTAAAAAACAACAAGACAACGACAAAATAAAAAGGAAATTTTGTGAAGAAAATAAGTACTCATTATTAGAAATAAAATATATTCAATACAATGATATTGAAAATATTTTATCATTTTTGTGGCTCAACGACTAAATACTTTAAAGCAAAGTTAACAATAGGTATCTTATAAAGATAGTGATATAGTCTGTTCTCATAGGAAACTATGAGCCATATGGATTAAGGCTAGCGACCTTAATTAAACATTTTTAGAATCAGCCAAAATTGCTAGGGAAAAAATTCTGGAAATTTGGAATTTATTTCCTCTACTAAAAAGAGAAATTATTGGAGACGGAAACTTCGGAAACGATTATGTTGAGATTAATACGACATACGTATCAGAAATGATATGATAAAATAAAAGATTCTTAATTGCTGGAACATCCTAAAGCTATTTTAACTACATTCTATATTTTTCCTTGATATAGAAAATAGTTACGAAAGTAGAAAAAATAAAATAGATGAGTCATGGCTAAATCCTAAAACTTATTAAATGGACAATCAGCAGCCAAGCCGCTAAGCGGAAAGTTCAACGACTATCCTACAAGGGAGTAGAGGCAAAAGTCTCGAAATAGAATCCTTCCGAAAGGAAGAAGATATAGTCTGGTCTTAATAGAAATATTAAGAGTAAGTATAACAAACTTACATAACATAAACGAGATTAAGTTTCCGAAATGGTTCTATATTTGACGTTGTATCTGCTTTGAACTCTCAACGTGGAGGAAGAAGGAACGGTTTAGAATTATATAGAAGTTAATACTTCTACTTCTTCCACCTCTGAAAATTTTAAAGATATGTATATAAAAAATCACTTATATGCAGAAGACAACCAAGGAGGTTGATATAAATGATTGGATATATATATTAGATACAATGTTTACAAAACGGAAAAAGTTACATAGGACAAACAGTTGACTATAAGCGTAGAAAAAATACTCACATTAGAAAATTAAATCAAAATATTCATGATAACATTAAATTACAAAATGCTTGGAATAAATATGGAGAGCAAGAGTTCCATTTTAGAGTTTGGGAATTTAATATAAATAGTCTTGAAGAATTAGATAAACTTGAATGTGAGTATATCAAAAAATTTAATTCTATTGAAGATGGCTTCAATATTGCAGAAGGCGGTGGAAAACCTCCTTTACATCAAAAAGCAAAAGAAAAAGATATTATTACTTTCTTATGTATATTAGATGTTTATGGGAGTGGCTATGGAAAAAGTTGCGAAGAAATTTTTGGTTGGTCAAAAGGAACTGCCAGTCGAATTAAAAGAAGATTAGGTTATATAGAACAATTAGAAAAATTTGATAAGATGAACAAAGATGAAATAAAACAAATTGCAGAAAATTTTTATAATACAGAGTTGTTGAAAGTCTACGATAAACGTCAATTAAAACAGGGTGGATGTATAAAAGCTTATTCTTTAACTCAAGATGATTATAATTTTGCTTTTTGCGCACAGGAACTCGGATATGGATACACTTGTGTAGCTAAATATTTGGGAATTAAGCCAACAACAGTAAAAGATTGGTTTAGTGGTAGGTCAAGAAAAAAAGAAAAAGAAATATACAAAAAATTAACGGAAAACGAGAAAAATCTATTAATCGGCCGTTTAAAAATTGCGGAATTAAGCGGAAAGCCTAAGTCAATATCTTCTAATTGATATGGGAATCCGAACCGAAGGCTTAATAAAATTAAGTCAGGGGCAGAGCATAGAGAGTGAAAAGATATAATCTCTCCAAGAGGCCGCAACAGTAAAGACTGAAAAGATATGCCGACCTTATAGGAAACTATAAGAAATATAGGATAAAAAGTCTATATGATAACATTTGGGATTAATAGACGAGACCCGTAAAGTAAGACGAGCATCATGATTTGCGGGTCTAAAATCACTTAAATTGCGGGGAAGTCCTTAGAGCTTTAGTAACTAAACATTATTAGCAATAATAATGCGGCGACTAGTAACGGAGTCGGTATAGTAAAATCACTAAAGATTGGGCAATCAAACGCAGCGAAATCTCCAATTTGGAGAGACGTTCAACGACTAATAAATATTTGAAAACTCGTATTACTTTTAGTACAGGAGGATTTTATAATGGTAAAAATTGATACAGCACATAAATTAAATAGTGCATTAATTGGAATGATTTTGTTTGATGGCTCTATGAATGGAGAAAAATATTTATATATTCGTCATGGTGGAAAACAATTAAACTATGTAGACGAAAAAGTTTCTTTTATTAATAAATATTTAACTCCAACTTCTTTAAGAACATCAACTGATAATAAAGGATATCTTTATAGATATGCGTATTATAATAATGAAAGATTAAAAAATTTATATAAAGATATCTACATGAATGGGAAAAAGCAATTAACAAAAACTATATTAAATCGTTTTGATGAAATTACTTTAGCAATTATGTATATGGATGATGGATGTTTGGGACTACACAAAGACCCCAATCACCCCAATACATACAAGTCAAGAGAAATACATTTAAACGTACAATCTTTCACACTTGAAGAGGTAAAAATGTTACAATCGTATTTATTATCTAAATGGGGACTTGATTTTCATTTAACTTATGATAAAAACAATCCTCGTTTATGGTGTAATACAAAAAACACAATAAAATTTTTAGAAATAGTTGCTCCTATAATTTGGCATAATTTTCCATCTATGTATTATAAATTAGATTTAAAATATAAAAGAAAAAAAATCAATTTTTTACCATTAAATATTTAATTATAATAGTGAACATTTTATAATGTATGGTATAGTCTAATCCCCTTAATAAATATCGGGAAACCGAGGGTACTAATGGACCATGATGCAGATAAACTTAATAATGTCGTTTTGCCGCTTATGAATGTTGATAGAAAGATGGCAAATGGATTAAAAAACGATTCTGAACCACAGCAGATTCAGTTATGGATGAGTTCAGCGTCAGATAAAAATACATTTTGTTATGACAAAGCAATTGAAATGATGGAACTTTCAATTATCAATCCGAACAAGTGCTTCGTTTTTGGTTGTGATTATAGAGTTCCAATGTAGGTAGGTCTATTACCTAAAAACTTTTTAAATGAAATAAAAACCTCTCAGACATTTAGTGAAGAATCTTTCGCTAAAGAGTACTTAAGTCAGTTTGTCGGCAGTTCAAGCGATGCTTGGTTTAATTACGAGAGAATTAAACTTCATAGACGTTTAATGAATCCCGAAACGAAGGAATCTGTTAGAGCTGATGTAAATAGTTTCTACATTATAAGTGTGGATATAGCTAGAAGGGGGTGCTAGACTGTTGCTACGGTTTTAAAAGTATTCCCAGATGCTGAATATCGTTGTAATTTGGTTAACTTATTTGTACTAGGTAAAACAGAAGATGAAAAGTTATTTGATAGACAGGCGTTAGCATTAAAAGAACTTATTGAGAAATTTAATCCCAGAGAAGTTGTGATAGATATTAATGGATTAGGTATTGGATTTGCTGATTGTATGATTAAAGAAACCTATGATGTAAAAACAGGAAAAATTTATCCAGCCTATGGATTTTTCAATCGTGATGAATACGAAGAAATCCAGCCAAAGAATGCTATTAAAATTCTCTATGGTATAAAAGCTAATTCACAAATTAACAGTGAGATGCACTCTATTCTATATGCTAAAATAGATAATGGTAAACTTAATTTCTTAATTTCAGAACAAGAAGGACAAGTAAAATTAATAAGTACTAAGGTTGGACAGAAGATGTCTCCAGAATAGAGAATTGCACGTCTAATGCCGCACGAATTAACAACAATTTTAATCAATGAAATGATGAACTTAAAGGTTAAACCTGCGGGTGCAAATAATCTCATTGCTGTAGAACAAATTAATAAAAGAATGACCAAAGATAAATTCTCTGCTTTGGAAATGGGAACTTATAGAGTTGCCAAAATTGAAGAAGAAGAAATGTCCCGTTGTCGCAATCGCGGCTTAGGCCGCAAATTAACTTTCTTTAAAAAAGGGAGGTGAGAAGTAAATGGATGAGAATATAAATATTACTACTGGACAATTAAAGGATTTACAAAAAGAACGTATTACTGATTTTAAAAAAGCTTTTAAAGATATGATTGCTACTTCTAAGGCCGCGTATCAAAAATCCGATAAAAAATCAGTTAGAGAACGTAGATTAGTTTATAGTAAAGAGGAAATTAACAATATCGTGCAGCGCGGCGACCCCGTAGAACAAGCGGCACTCTCTGAATTCTTTTTTGCAACTAATGGGGTTTATAAACGTATTATTCTTCACTATGCAACTTTTTTAACTTATTCTTGGATTTTAGTGCCATATGTTAAAAACTAGAAAACTACAATTACAGATAAAAAAGTTTCATCTGCTTATTATGATGCATCAGATTTTTGTACAACTTTTCAAATTGATAGAAAATGCGCTTTATTTGCTAAGGATATTTTGGTTAAAGGTGGGTATTATGGTTTGCTTCATGATAATGGAGACAATGTTGTAATTCAAGATTTACCTTTTGACTATTGCCGCAGTAGATTTAAAAATGCACAAGATATTGATATAGTTGAGTTTAATATGAAATTCTTTGATACTATTAGAGATGAACAATTAAGAAAAGAAATTCTTAATACTTATCCAAAGATAGTGTAGAAAGGATATAATAAATATAAATACCATGATGGACCTGCTTGGGTTTTTCTTCCCGCTGAAATGGGAATTTATTTTAATTACTTTGAAGAGCGGCCGTTCTTTCTTGATTTAATTCCTTTACTCGATGATTTAGATGATTATAAGGAGATTGATAAAGAACGTAATCTTTAGGCATTAAAAAGAATTCTGGTTTAGACTGTGCCGCACGATGGTATGAAATTGGTTTTTGAACCAGATGAAGCAGAAGAAATGCACGAAGGTGCATTAGAAATGCTTTCTAGTAATCCAGATATTGATGTTCTAACTACTTATACAAACGTGTCATTGTTAGATATGAGTAGTGATGACGATGAAAAAACCGAAGTTGAAGATGTTCAAGATTTAATTTATTAGTCTGCTGGTGTATCAAAAGAATTATTTTCTGCAACAACAGAAGCAGGTATTAATTATTCTCTTAACAACGACTTAGCTATGACTATGATTCTGGGACAAAAATTTGCTCATTTCTTTACTGCTCTTTTAAATTATAAATTTGAGAATAAAAAAACTAAGTTTAAGCTATTAATTTTGCCTATTAGTTATTATAATAGTGCAGACTATACTTCAAGAGCAAGAGAGCTTGCGTCATTTGGATATTGTTTCTTAACTCCTGTTTTATCCACAGGTATTGACCAAACAAATCTTGCGGCCCTTAAATCTCTTGAAAATGATTTGCTTAATCTTGATGAAGTTCTTAAACCTCTTCAATCTTCTTATACTCAATCTGGTAAATCACAAGGTGAACCAATTAGTGATACTAAAAATAATGAAGAAGATACAGATAAAGATAATAGTAATGATAATCAAAAACAAGATGAAGAAGATACAAACGATGAAAGTGAAGAAGATGAAAAGGATAATAATAAAACTGAGGTGAAGGAATAATGGCTAATGAAAACTTTGCTAAAATTCCGACCACTCTTGACGTGACTTTGTATGGAGCTACAGAAAAAATTACTGATACTTTATCTAAATGTCGTGTCCGAATTTTTTATAAAGGTATGAATAGAAACCGCACTTTTATATCAGAGGATTTTGCAAATTAGCTTATTACCTCATTGCCATATACTCCAATTAAGGGTATCTTTGATAATGATACCCTTGATTACGAGGACCATGGTGAAGATAATACGGACGGACGAATTTATGGTATTGTACCAGAAAATCCTAATTTTGCTTGGGAAGAGCATCAAGATGATGACGGCGAAACAAGAGATTATGCTTGTTGTGATGTCTATTTATTTACTGGTTTATACCCCGAAGCAAAGATTATTCCTGATAAGTCGCAATCTATGGAGATTTATAGAAAGACTCTTGTAGGCGAGTGGCGAATTAGTGAACAAGATAATCAACCATATTATCATTTTATAACTGGTGGACTAGTGGGTCTTCAAGTTCTTGGAGATGAGACAGAACCTTGTTTTGAGGGTTCTGCTTTCTTTAGTTTATACAAAGATGTCAAAGAAATGGCTGATTATATAAAAAATTTTTGTAAGAAAAAGGAGGAGAAAGTACGCATGGATAAGAGTATGTTTAGACTTTCCGATAGTGAAAAAGCAGATGCTTTATTTGATGCTTTAAATCCAAATTTCAATGAGGAAGGAAATTGGAACGTAGAATACATGATATGTGATGTATATGATGATTACGCACTTTGTAAAAGCATTGAAAAAAGAAGCTATGCAAGAGTTTATTATACTAAAGACGACACATCAAATTCTGTTGTGCTTGGTGATATGGTTGATGTTCAAATTGTAGATGTAACTGCTACAGAATATACAGCTCTTGAAGCTATGAAAGCTGTTGGTGGCTCATTTGAGGCCGCACAGACCGCTTATACAGATGCTACTGCTAAAGTAGAATCTCTTGAATCTGAAAAGACAGAATTTGAGACTAAAGTAACTGAACTCGAAACTAAAGTGACTGAACTTGAAACTGCAAGTGCAGAGTTTGAAACAGTTAAGACTAATCTTGAAAATCAAATTGTTGAAAAGACAACTGAATTTGAGACAAAGGTTAGTGAATTTGAAACTGAAAAAATTAGAATGGAGACAGAAATTTCAGACTTAACTAATGAGAAAGAATCTTTATTATCTTTCAAGAAAACTGTTGAAACAGAAAAGAAAGAAGCTATTCTTTCTAAATATGAATCACATCTAACAGAAACTACTATTTCTGAGTTTAAGAATAACATTGAGAATTTCTCCGTTGAGGAATTCAAGAAAGAAGTTTGTACCGCTGCTGTTGAATCTGACCCTTCTATTTTTAGTAAGTCAGAACCCAACATTTACTATAAAGGCGGAGACACAGACATCGAGAAAGGTGAATCTGGTCTTGTTAGATTATTAAATAAATACAAAAACGGAGGTAATAAGTAATGGCAATTAAGTTTTTTGATTGTAAGGGCTATGGCCAAATTGAGCCTAGTCAGGTATGGTTTACTCGTGCTGGTATGTCAGAATCTCAGTGCAAGTTAGACCCCGATAAGTTTGCAAGTCACTATCCAATGACAGCAACAGAAACTGCTGACGAAAAAATCTATGCAGAAAATGGTGCATTTTTAATGATTGACAAGCAGAACAAGATTGCAACTATTCCTAATGAGGATATGAGTAAACTTGGATATAAAATGGGTGTTAATTATTCAACTGAGAAAATCTATAATCAGTTTACACCCGGCCGCAGAAATTTCTGCATGATTGCAGGCGAATTTCTCCCTAGAATTGGTTTTGTTGAATCTGGTATGAGAATTTGTACAAATGCAGTAGCATGGGATGATACAGTATTTACTGTAGATGCTGGAGATTCTACTCCTGAATCTGTACAGATGTACAATCAGGTAAAAGAGGCTCTCGCAACTAAGCCTGCAGAACCTATTTATGCTGTTGTAACTAAGGATTCAAAGGGTAAGCTTGTAATTGGTGCTAAACCCGCAGACGCAATTGGTAACGTATATGCAATCGTAACAGAAGCATATCATAACGCAGATACAACCTTGTCATTTAAAATTATGTTTATTGACAAGCCTGCTGAATAATTTAAGGACAAGGAGGTAAGAAAATAATGGTAGATAAGAATACAGTAAAGGATTTGGTTCTTTGTTCTTTTTATGGTACAAATCCAGACCCTTCTAAATTTTCAAGTGCTGATGTTAAGAGCGCTTTAAGAGAAGAGATTCATAAGATTGCTCATGACTATGACAGCTATCGTAGAAATAAATACGACCTTTTTGAGATTATGCAAGAAGCTTATACAGAAATCGTACCTCGTAAGGTTGAAGATTTTATGGGTTCTTTTGCAGAAATTAAGACAGTTCCTAATGGACAAAAGGCTCAGTTTGTAATTAATACTGGACGTAGACGTGCTAAGCAGTTTATTACTGAGGTTGCACTTTCTGGTGTTTATGAGAGTTTCCGTCTTGATAAGAATACCTTTGAAGTTGGTGCTAAGGCTATCGGCGGCACAGCATATATTGACTTCGAGAGATATATTAGCGGCGATGAAGATATTGCAGAGTCTACAGAAATCCTTATTGAGGGTTATCAGGAAGCTATTCTTGGTGAAGTTCAGAAGGCTCTTATTGCTTCTGTAAATGCAGATGATAGACCCGCTAAGAATAAGCATATTGGCGCTGGATTTGATGCAGACGCTATGGCTCAGCTTTGCGCAGTAGCAGGTTCTTATGGTAACGGCGGCGTAACAATTTTTGCTACACCTGAATTCGTTGCTGCAATGGGTCCTGATGCAATTGGTCTTCCTATTTATGCACCAAATTCAACAACTGCTGGTCAGGCTTATGGTTATGCAACTCCTGTTTATTCTCCTAGAGATATTGAGGATATTGCTAATACTGGTTATATCAAGACTTTCCGTGGCAATCCTATCGTTCAGATTCCTCAGTCATTCACTGATGAGACAAATGAGACAACAGTTATGAACCCTGCATTTGCTTATATCTTCCCTAATGGACAGACAAAACCTGTTAAGATTGTATTTGAGGGTGACATGAGAATTGATGATTGGCAGCACAGAGACAGAAGCTTCGAAATTGAAGTTTATGGTAAGGTTGGTGTTGCAGTTCTTACAAACTACAACTGGTGTGTATATGTAAATACAGAGTTGGATTATGAGAACACTAAGTATCCCGGCATTGGTGACTAATTTTAATTAAATAGAAACTATTGGAAGAATGGTGAGTGAGGTTTACTCACTTGCCATTTTTTGAGTTAAAAGGAGGAATAAAATATGGCAGAAACAACAAGAATGGTATATCTTAAAAATATGGTAAATGCGACAGTAAGTGTAAAGAAACCTGAGTTTGGTGTAAATCGTAAATGGAATAAGAGAGGACAAACGCAAGCTCTTCCTTTTGAAGTCGTAGAGCAATTGCTTTGGACTGAGGGTTTTAGTAATATGATTCATAAAGGAATTCTTTATATAGATGATTTACAGACTAAAAAGGATTTAGGTCTTGAACCAGAAGAAGCAACTGAACCTACAAATATTATTTCCTTAACAGAACTTCAAATGGAGAATATGTGGAAAAATATGCCGCTGTCTGTATTTAAGATTGAACTTAAAAAATTATCAGATACACAGATAGACAATTTAATTGACTATGCAATAGAAAAGAAAATAGTTGATACTGCAAAATGCAGTTATCTTAAGGAAAAAACAAAAAGAGATATACTGTTAGCTATTTCCAGAAAAGAAGATATGGAAGCTTTAGATAGAGCGGAAAAGAATAAACAGTCAAATGCCGTTGAGGGTAGACGAATCTAATAGGGTGATGACAAATGGTAACATTGACAGATGTTTATGATGCTTTTTTAAGTAAGGTAAACGAAGATGATTGGTCGCATTGCTATTCTTAGGAGGATTTAGAATGGTTCATTAAAGACTGGTATGCTTTTCTAAAATCTGCACTACCATATTTTAAATTTCCTCGTTGCGGCCTAGAGATAGATGAAGAGACTTAGACATTTACTGACCCAAAAATGGGTGCAGATGAAGTCGCTGTTATTTCAACATTTATGAAGCAAGAATGGTTAAAACGTACAATTGATTCATGGGAAAATATAAAAACACAATATGATGAAAAAGATTTTTCACAAGCCAATCTTTTAAAAACTTTTATTTCTCTTAAAGAACAAGTTATTGAGGAGGCTCAGGATTTAGAAAGAACTTATTATCGTTCTGTAAAGAAAAAGCCTTTTAAATACGGCCGCCTTGCAGGTGGGAGAAGTCGAAAATCATGGTAAATAATAATGAGCTAGTACAAGAAGCTTATAGAGATAAGATGAAGAAAAAGCTTTATGGACTTCTAAGAGAAAGAGAAAAAGATGGTGAATGGGAAAAGTTTTTAGATACTATTTTAGTTGAACTAATTGGTTATCAAGATAATAATAAAACAATTGAATATTATACTCTTTATAGTAAACTTGCGGCCTGCAAATATTTATCTTTTAAATATTATCGTAAAACAATTTTTGAATGTATGAATCTTTTTGACAGGATTGATTTACCATGAGTTATTTTGATGAAGTATATTTAAAAAGAATAAATAGAAATGGTCAAACATAGCAAGATAGAATTAAAACTCGAAAGGAAATTGAGTTTGATAGATTGTTTTTAAAAAAGACAGAATATTAGTGTTGTCTTTATCAAGTGAATGAAGAAGACCGGTATGATATATGTTCTTTACAGCCTAGTGCATGGAATGAAAGCAATCTTTTAAGTAATTTATTGATGTCCACAAAAGCCGCGCCATTAAAAACAGGGGACATTTTACATATAAGGCAAAAGATTAAAGAACAAGAATAGGATAAGATTTGGTTAGTTCTTTTCGTCGAAGAAAATTTGACTAAAGGTTATTAGTTATTTAAGATTGTTTGTTTAGATGAAGAGATTAATTTAACAAATGAATATGGAGATACAGAATTTACTATTCCTGTTAAATTTGTTAATGCCCATGCTAATCTAATCATAGATACTTTTTCCTATTCAAAGAGCAATCTTGGTTATAGAGAACCGCAAGGTGATAGATAGTTTATTACAGCCGATTTTGATTTTCTTACAAAAGGTCGATATTTTGAATATAAACATAAAGGCTGGGAAATAAGCGGCAAGGACAATATTAGTATTAATAATGTTAGTTATGTAACTATTAATGAAAGACTTGTAACAGAGTCTGAACCAAAAAGTTCTGAGGATATTCTTGTTGGAGAGAATAATAATTTCTTCTTGAATGGTAGGTGATTTAAATGGATTCGACGGTTAAATATGGACAAGAGCATGGTAGAAATTTAATTAAAATTTCTAAGAAATTGCTTGATAATTAGAATTTATTAAAGCTCTTAATCAATACTGATTTAGACCCTTTAAATCCAGATAAGCATAAGGATGTCATTGATGGTTATTCATTAATGAATAAACAAATTCGTGTTGTGCCGCTGCTTACAGCTGAGGAACAGACCACTACTTCAAAAATTGTAATACTTTTCGATGGAGGAGACGTTAATAGTTCAAATTTAGACAATGAAAATATATCTTTACTTATAAATGTCTATTGTCCTTTTAAAGAATGGCTTATTGCTGGTGATTAGCTTCGTCCTTTTGCTATTATGTCTGAAATTAGAAAATCACTTTAGGATAAACGTATAAATGGTCTTGGAGAAATTAGATACTTAGGTTTTAGTATTTCTACTTTAACTGAGGAAATGGGTGCTTATGTAATGAGGTTTAGTATCAATGCTTTCAGCTAATAAAATTGAAGAAATTAAAGAATAGGCTTATATAGGTGTACCTAGTCCTTTAGAAAAAATTTGTAAAGTTTATCCTATGAAACTAACAGAGATAATAGAAATGGGTACGGGTTTATATAATGGAAGACTTGGTTTATTGCTTTTAACTGAGGTTGACATAGTAAATTTAATCAAAGAAAAAACAGGTGATGATATTCCAATTGAAGATATTCATCCATTACAATATTTAATTCAAAGTGCGGCGATGGATGATACGTTTTTATTAGAATTACAAACTGCTTTTTCTACTTTTTTAAAGGAAGAAGTTATGGTACTTCCTAAAATCAATTCCGTTTTGGTTGGTAGCCCCTCTGAAAAACGATTAATTACAAATGAAAATTTTTCAGAACTTTAGGATATTCTAAGGATTTAGAATAGAAAAGAAGTCAAGGAAGCACCACCAAAAGATGAGTCTCCCGGCTAGAGAAAAATGAGACTATTAAGAGAAAAAGTTGCTGAAACTAAAAGAAAACAAGCTCAAAAGAAAGGCGGTGACGGCCAATCTTTAGTTGATTTGCTTGAAATTGCTGAAACCTTTGGAATTGATATATCAAAATGTACACTATATTCTTTTTATAGTTTAATTCGTAGACACCAGTTAAAGGAAAAATGGGATTAGGATATTCAAATGCTTTGTGCTGGTGCGGACTCGAAAAAGCTAAAAACAAAATACTGGGGCGAAAGCTCTAAAGATGATTAAGGAGGTTAAAGAATGGCTACAGAGAACCTTTTTGAAAAATATGGTATTAAGGAAGTCGCTGACGTAACTTTTTATCGTATAGAAAAGAAAGAAGAGACTTATGAGTCTCAGAGAACCATTAGTGTTGCCTCAATTCTTAAAGGTGCAGTTGAGTTAAGAACTGTATATCCTTTAGAAAGAGGAATGGGCGCAGAAGATGGTTTTGAGGCTTATGTATTTACAGATGCAGATTTAATTACTGGCACTAATTATGACTGTGATGATGAAATTGCTCTTACAGAAGTTTATGAAGGTACTTTTAAAACTGAAACAAGAATTACAGACCACTATCAAAAGGGATTAACTTTCCCCGAAGATAGTAAGCTTGGAGATGAAATTGAACAGTACGATTTAGATGAACCTATTATATATAATAGTAAGACTAAAACTGAAATTTCTAGTTTAATTCTTGATGAATATTATACCGTTAATAAAGATTCTGCAACAGCAAATTATAAATATTTAGATGAAACTTGGGAAGATGTAGTTGATGAAGATGCGGCAACAGATGAGGAAACTGAACCAGCAACTAAGAGAGTTTATACATATACTGTAAAAATTACTTTAACAGGTATTACAGCTTCCAACAAAGAAGATTCTGAAAAAGGTGTTTATAGTAATGACGATTCTACTGTTCCTGATGAAAAGAGAATTGTTGGTACTCATGAATATTCTTATGCTCAGCAAGTTCTTATGCTTTTTGCTAAAAATCAGAATTTGATTAGTAAGACTGGTGTACGTTATCAGTTCTCAGGTGCAGATTCTATTTTTGGTGAAATTACTTTTAATGATAATTTTGCAGCCGCTCCTAACTCAACAGAGAAAATTGTTGTAGTAGGATTAGATGGTAAATTTACTGAGAATACTTATGATATTTCTGAAATTAATGAAACTATTAAGAATTTAACTCAGACATTCCAAGCTAAGGCTTATGATGTTGTTTATGAAGATTATGCAGAGTTAGTTGTAGAAGATGAAATGGGATATTTCAATCCTTATTTCCTCGGCGGCGATTTTGTAAAGGCTTCTGGTTCTATAGTTCCTTTTGTTAAGGATTATCCTGCTACTACAGCAACTATTAAAGAACCTTATATGAAATGGGCAATGAAAAATAAAGGCGTTGATAAGGCAATTGCTACAGTTACCATGTGGGGTAAAGATGAGCATTATAGTATTAATGATGCTATTGACGCTTTAAGACAGAAGAAGAAAGTTCTTGACGCTAGTGAAACTAATGGATTAGCAGGTGTTAATTCTATTTTCGGTGGCTACAAAGTAACTGATAGCATGAATGATGTAAGTCAGAATCCGATTCCTAAGTATGGTAAGGAAGATATTGATTATAATGCAAAATATGAGTACACTGCAAATGGTTCAGAATTGGAAGTAACATCTCCTTCTGATACTTATCCTCTTGATAATGTACTTGATGCATTAAATGAAATTGCTTATAATGAAAAGGCTATTGACCAAGATATTAGAGTTAATTATAACGGCGGCGAATCAAATAGAGCTGTTTATGTAAGAGTAGATGGAGCAATTGATGTTGCGGCAGGTGCATATATCTATTTACTTCATAATAAAAACTATAAGCGTTTAAGTTCTGATGAAAATGGTGTATTCTCATTCGAAGATAAGAAAGGTAATACTCTCTATTATCAGGATAAGGTATTTAAGAAAACCGAGTGGCTTGCTCTCGTAGTAATTGGTAATAAGGGTCTTATCTTTGTTGTAAATCGTCATGGTTCAAGAGACGTAGATAGAATTGCATGGATGATTAATGAGAACGGCTATGTTGCAGATTCTCGTACTAAAGCTTTAGTAAGAAATGGTCTTATTCATACTACAGATATTACAGTTAATGATGAAACTTTTGAAGCAACTTGCACAGTTAAGAACCTAAAGGTTCATAAGACTAAGAAAAAGACAAATCATTATATTCCTGTATTATTCCTCGATACATTAAAGATTTCCACTATTGAGCAGACTGCTGAAGAAGTTTATGCAACTGGTGGCCGCGGCAACGCAAATCTTATTGGTTGGGATTATGGTAAGGAAATTACAGTAAGTCTTGAAGATGCTCTATTTACTCCTGCGTCAATGAGTGCTATGTTTGGTAGTTACGAGGGTGCAGACTTTAGAAATGGTGTTAAGGAAGCTAAGACAATTGACAGAATGGAAAAAGTTATTGCAAAAAGAAGCTTTATTGTTCCTGCTGGCAATAGCAACGGAACTCCTACTGAGGCAGATAAAACTGCACAGGCTGTATTCTATGACCCCAATACAATGGAGCCTTATGCAGACGGAACTCCAATCGCAGAGGGAGAAATTTTCTATAAATTTACTCGTTCTGTAGCTTATGAAGGTCAGTCTATTGGTCATATGATTGAAATCTCTGCTGATAAGTTCCCCGGCACATACAAGATTGTAGGTGATACATTTGTACGTTCTAAGGAAACTGGTGAGGATGAGAGATTCCAGTTTGTTATTCCTCAGTTCAAGGTGGGCTCAGAACAGACAATTACACTTGAAGCTGATGGAGACCCCGCGGTAAACATTTTATCAAATGCCGCGGTAAAAATTGCTTAATTGCTGGAAAACCCTTAGAGTTTAATAAACTACAACGTAAGAAGTAATTCTAAACGTGAATGTTTGAAAATTATTAAAATTGGGCAATCAGCAACCAAGAATCTAAGAATTTAGATTAAGGTTCAACGACTAACCGTGATGAATGTAGCGGTGTAGAGTTTAAATAAATTCGAAGTGGCAATCACAGAAAAATGTGAAGATATAGTCTCAACTTCTATAGAAATATAGAGAACAGATTAATAATCTGTATAAGAAAATTGGTTTGATTTAAATGGTACTGTTCTTCGTCCAGATGATGGTGTAATGATGAGATTCATTCAGTACAATGTTGTTGAAAATGAGGAAGAGAATGATGGTTCTACAATGGTTAAGGATACTGAGAACTTGAATCTACTTGATGATGCTGAACTCTTTAAGGTAAGTGCTGATAGTGAAGATGAAGAAATTTATATCGGAGCAACTGAATATTAATTAAGTTAACATAAATAAAGTTGGCTATTGAATGTAATAGTTCAATAGCCAATTTTACTAATAGAACAAAAGAGGTGAATATAGGTGAATCTTTTTGACCAATATGGTATAAAAGAAGTGGCTGATGTAACTCTTTATAGTATTCATAAGAAAAAGGATGGTAGTGGAGACCTTTACTATGTTCCCGCCTTGTATTTAGATACTTTGAAGATTTCTTCGGCTGAGAAAACGGCAGATAATGTTTGGGCAGAAGGTGGCTTAGGTAATAGTAGATTAATTTGTTGGGATTATGGTAAACAGATTAATGTATCTCTTGAAGATGCTTTATGTACTCCTGCTTCTCTTGGTTTGTGCTGGGGTGGTATACTTAGTTCTGATTGGAAAGATGCTGAGATTAAACATGATGTTGGAATTACTTGGGATAATGATAATCCTGTTGAAAAAATTTCAAGAATAGAAAAAGCATTTTATCCTAAGAATAATAGGGAAAAAGCTACTATTAGTAATTTGTTACCTAGAATGGACGACGAGTTTAAGAAGGATGATTTGGTATTAATGAAATCTTCTGTTGTAGATGGTACAGATATAAGAGGTTTCGGAAACGTTAAAAATCATTCTTACAAATGGAAAATGGCTATTGAATCATCTGTTAAATCTGCGGCAGTTATTCCAGACAGGTTCTTTGATTATAATGGGAAGTCTTATCCTATTAGCTATAATAGACCAATAGAAGTTACAACACCAACTTATACAAACGATTACTTTAGTGTAATTTATAGAATTAACGAGAATAGCGGAGATTTACAAAAACCCCCCGCTGTTATTATCTTAGATGAAACTGATTTTGGAGAAGAGTCTCAATATCAAATTATTCTTAAACTTAACGGGCATCTTGTTGATTCTGAGGAAAAGAAAACTTATTATTTATTAGTTAATTTAGATGATTCTATTACTGACTGGAATCCTCCAAATGAAGTTTTTGATAATTATTGGACAGGAATTATTCTTGATGAGAATAAAGAAAAAATTTCTACTGTAAAGATTGCTCATTCTGAAAGTGGAGATATAGAATGGGGACTTCCATGGGGCGGCTCTTCGGGACTTTTGAGTCATTTAGACCGACATATTATTGTTGGAAAGGGGCAGACAGATACTGATACTTCTTCTAGTGAAGATTTTCTTTTATATTGGGATTCAGATAGTGATATTACTTTAATTTCAGACGAGGCTTACTTATGTAATGCTCAATATCTTATGATTCAAGTTGACAATGAAGATAATTATACGGCTTACATTTCTAATTATAAAATTGCTTGGCAAAAAGCTCCTACGGTCGATGTTTCTCAGTTCAAGGGTATTGATATGTGGCTTAGATTCCAAAGTATTAATGAATTGATTTATTTCTTGATTACTAAATATGAAGATGATATTATTTCAATTCATCCCCTTATTAATACAGGAGATATGGCTACACAATATGAACAAGAAGAACTTTCTTCCTCAGAAGTAAGTCGCTAGAAGAATAAACTCTGGGCTTTTGTAAATCCTCAGACAATGACTCCTTATCCAGATGATTATTGGTTCCATCAGGGTGAACCATATTATATAAAATCATTAACGTTAGCAGAGGGTAAGAAAAAGTTAAAGGCTCAGAAAATTACTGTTACAGCAGGACAATTTCCCGGTATGTATATGATGGTAGGAGAGACTTATATTCGTTCGAGAGATACTGGTGAAGATGAGCGTATGCAAATTAAATTTCCATTATGTAAGGTTAAGTCAGAACATAGTTTAACATTAGAAGCAGCAGGTGACCCTACAACTTTTAACCTTGAACTTGAAGTTGCACGCCCGCGCAGTGGACTTATGATGGAAATTACTACTTATGAGACTGCTGATAAAATGGTAATGAATGATGAAGGTAACTTTGAAATCAAAGATGGCTCAACAGAAGTGTTAAGTGAGTAAAAGGAGGCGAAAATAAGTGAACATATTTGACCAATATGGTATTAAAGAAGTTGCAGATGTAACGCTTTATGCTATTGAACTTGATAAAAATGACGATGAAATATATGTTCCAGTGTTATACTTTGACACATTAAAAGTCTCTACAGTTGAACAAACCGCCGAGCAGACTTCTGCTCGCGGCGGCTTGGGCAATCCAGAGCTTATTATGTGGGATTACGGTAAGGAAATTTCTGTTACTTTGGAAGATGCTCTTTACACTCCTGCAAGTCAAAGTTTAATGTGGGGAGGAAAATTTGGCACAAAGAATTCTAAGATTTACGGTGTTTGGAATCCTTATGTATATCCAAAGGATAGATATGGAAGAACACTATATCTTAAGAAGGAAGTTGTTTCTTTAGCGGAAATTTCCAGCAATATTATTACGGGTTATGAGTCTCTTTTTGTGAAAATTTATGATGAAGAAGAAAATTCTTTACTTTGGACTTATAATTTTGATAATATTGGTGTTTTTATAGATACTAATGGTAATAAATATATTAAGAATAATGATTTAGTAAAGAATGCTTATACAAAATTGCTTAAGGCCGCACAAAATGGACTTTTGGGACAGGATTCTTCTCATCCATCAACAGCAACTATTGTTTCTAAGATAAGACAATCTTTGAGTTTAATTGAGGATGAAGAAAATTCAAACTCTTATTTTAGTTTGAATGAAAAAGATAGTTTAATAGATTCTGTTATTAATAATGATGATATGATTTCTTGCTTAGATATAATCAATAGTTACTTAGAAGAAGGTTATGTAATTTTTGAATGTCCATGTGATGGAGAAATTAAGCTTATTCGTTATGTTGAAAATGATGGGGTTTATAAATATCTTAAGAAGAGTGGAACTGGAGAATTAGAAGGTACCTCATCAATTTGTCCTTTAGGAAAAGAGATTTTTGAAAACGAAGACGATGAAGAACCTCTTTGGAAATATTCTGAAATAGAACTTCAACTAAACAAATGGGTAAATAAAAAACGTCCAGAAAAAGCAGAAATAATAATTGATGCTTTTGGAGATTTTGATTATAAAACGTATAAGTTTGCACCAAAAACAGATAATGATGAACAATGTTATTATCAAGAATTGGGTGAAAACAATATTTATTGTGCTGATGCGAATGACAGAATTTACAGCTATCTTTGGAATAAAACGGATTTGAAAATGACTTCTTTAGAAGGAGAGCAAGATTGCTATTATATTGAAAATGCAAGTGTACGTTTTAGAGTACCAGAAGACAATATTAATAAAGAAATTATGATTGCTAGACAAGGGTTGTACGAGACGGTTCATAATGAATCTACAGACTCTTGGGATAAATCAAGTGATAAAGAAATTTTTTCATATGATAAGCTAAAAAATCAAGAAGTTGCAGAGCAAAGTTATGGTTGGTTCTACGAACAATATGGTTCAAAAATTGATTTTTATTTAAATCTTGACTGGTCTGTTCCAACAGCATTAAGTAATATTAATAGCACTTATATAACAAGAGTTAAAGTTGGTACTTTCTATATTATTTCTGACTGGAATAATAACAATGTTCCTCCACAAGATTTAATTTATCCTATTAACAGCGGTATTGAAGATGTTTATTATTTAGATAGAATGGAAAAATGTAAGGCTAGTCAGACGTTTTGTATCAATACTGATAGTAATATTCGTCTTGGTAATTATCGTTATATGCCAGAATATGCTCAATCTGAAATAACAGTATTTATTGACCCCAAAACAATGAAACCTTATGAGCCAAATACTGATGAATATTATAGGAAGAATGGGCAAATTATTCAAGGAAATCTTCGTGTAATTAAACAGTATGAGGTTTATTATAAATGGACTCGTAGTCGTGCGCCTGAATATACAACACTTGGACATTAGGTAATTGTAGATGCAATTCATTATCCCGGTACCTATCGTTTAGTGGGAGAAACTTATGCTCGTGCGAGAGATAATGGTAAAGACCAAAGACTTTAGTTTGAGATTCCACTTTGTAAAATGAGTAGTGATACTAATTTAACACTAGAAGCAGCAGGTGACCCAACAACTTTCACTATGAATCTGAAAGTATTACGTAGAGAGGATGGTGTAATGATGAAACTTACTCAGTACGATGTTTCTACTAAGAAGTACGACAATTATGCTAGTGGTAGTACTGAAATAGTTCCTAGTGATGGGGTGATGCCCACAGACCCAACATATGAAGATATTGATGGGTCTGACTGAGTGATGATACTCCAGAACATATTCCAGTAATAACAAAATCTTGGTATAACGAAGGTAAGCAATATAATACATATACAAAGATAGAAATCGTAAGTCCTGAAGATAATCAGGTGTATTATTTAGATGATAACGAGGCTAATCCAATATCTAATATTACATCTATTACAGTAAGTAATAATAGTTTAATTGATGAATCAAATTTAGTAGTAAAACTTTATTATAAAGTTTACTAGCCGCAAATTGAATATTATTTAGTTGATGGTGTAAAGAGTGAGCCTACGGGATAGCAAAGAGAATTACAAATTAAATCTACATCTAAAATAATTTCACCAGAGAACATAGTAATAAATACTTCTGATGATGAAATTATTTTGTAGATAAAAGAAACAAATTAAAGAGGTGAATTAAATGAACTTATTCCAAAAATATGGTATTAAAGAAGTGGCTGACGTAGTTTTTTACAGTATTACGACAGTGGGCGACGAAGAATTCTATACACCAGTCCTTCTTCTTGATACTTTAAAGGTTTCTACAATAGAAAAATCGGCAGAGAAAGTTAGTGCTGAGGGTGGTAAAGGTAACAAAAAATTAATTACTTGGAATTTTGGTAAGGAAATCACCTTGTCTCTTGAAGATGCTTTGTTTTCTCCTGCTTCTATGAGCATGATTTGGGGCGGAGAACTTCAAGCCAAGCTTTCTCCTTATACGTCTGCAATTGTTAAAATTAATATGGCTAACAAATATGGAAAGTTACATTATTCTACAAAAGCTTATCCTTCCCCAGCTTTAACTGATGAAGAATGGGAAATTATTTTTAAGGCCGCAACCGAAGAAAACATTTCAACTGGTGGCAACAGTACAATTTACTGGAAGAATAATTATAATGAAGATGAGCCGCAAATTGAAGAAGCAAGAACACGATTAAGAAAAGGTTATTTTAAAAGAATTTGGCTTTCTAATGAAGAATATGCAAAAGCAATGATACCAACAGATGAAGAAGAAAGAAATTCTCAATAGGCTATGCCACAGGTAGTTTGTGATAAGATTTTAACTTACATTAATGAGTTAAATAAACTTGGCACAATTGAAACTGAAATGTATGATTTAGAGGTAATTGATAGAATGGAAAAGTGCATTGTGAAAGATAGAAATGGACTTACTATCAGTACAAAAGAGCAGAAAGAGAATTTACTTAAATACTATCGTGATGACCAAACTTCTTCTTATGTAATCTATTATGATGCAAAGACAATGCTTCCTTTACTTAGTGTTTCTGACGAAGGTTTCATTCAAGGTTGGGACAATGATTCAGACGAACACTATGATAAGAACTTTGATAGAGTAACTGATTCCGATACTTTTAAACTTAAAATTGGTACTATTTATTATAAGTGGTCACGTACTGTAAAACGCAAGGAGGGTACTGATGATGGTATTCTTGGAAAAACATTGGTAATTGATGCAGAAACATTCCCTGAGACTTATAAAATTGTTGGTGAAACCTATATTCGTGACCAGAAAACAGGTAAAGACCAGCGTTATCAATTCACAATCCATAGAGCACAAGTATCATCAGATACAAGCTTAACATTAGAAGCAGAGGGCGACCCAACAACTTTTAGTATGAGCATTGATGTTCTAACTCCTCCAAATGATATTATGATTGAATTGAAACAGTTTGATGTAGATGATGATAACGTACATGGCGGCACAAGAGTTGTACCACAGAAATCTCGTTATACATATACACCTACACAAATCGAAATTGCAGAGACAACTGGAATCGACAATCCAGAAATTTATTAATTTTTTAAGGCGGCCGCAAGGTCGTCTTATTTTTTTATACTAGAAACTAACAATCTTTACTTTATTAAAAGAAGGAGTAAAAGGAGGTGAAATATCTAATGGAGAATTTTGCTGGTATGAAAGAACTTTATGACGTTACTCTAAGGCTAAATAATCCACTTGAAATTGGTGAACGAAAATATGATATTAATGAAACGATATTATCTTTTTCTACCGCTGAGATTGCATAGTTCCAAGAACAAAAGAGAACTGTACAAGCAAGTGGTGGCTATCATAATCCGGCATTAGTAAATTGGGAAATTGATAGAGAAGCTAGTTTTGCTATTACTCATGGAGTATTATCTCCTACAAGTTGGGCATTACTAAGTAACTCATAGTTAAAGGAACCGAATATCAAATCGGTATAGTATTATGAGACTTTGCATACAATAGATGATGGTAACTATTGCTATGTTGATTTGAAATATAGACCAAATAATTGCGATTGTAAGATTGGCGCACAACCTAATCCATATAATGAACCATTGCCAATGGGACGTAGACCAGAGTTGATGCTGAAACCATTGCTGCCTTCAAAGACAAAATGGATTTTCTGTTACGATGCAGATACGGGTCTGCGAATTAGAGATTTTGAAATTTATCAAAATCGAATTTTCTTTCAAGAGCAATATAGAAATGTTTTGGTCGATTATACTTTTACTTATGAAGATAAGATTAAGGTAATTGAAGTCGGAAACCGACTTTTTAATGGTTTTCTCAGATTAAATGGGAAAATGAGTGTAAAGGATGAAAAGAGTGGAGAAGTGACCACTGCGATATTGGAGATGCCAAAAATTAAATTATCTTCGAGTTTATCAGTGAAATTGGGAAAAAGTTATGATATGTCTACTGTTAGTGATTTCTATTTTACTGGTTATCCAGATGAAAATAGAAGGAGAGAGGGGTAGACTATAGCATATATAACTTTTTTAGATACGGAATTAACTGGAGATTATATTTAAGGAGCGGCAAAGGTCGCTCATTTTTATTTTTGGAGGTGAGAAAAATGAATATTTATAATTTCGGACAAATAGAAGAATCTTCCGAACCATACGGTTTTTATATAAAAAACAAAGAAAAATTTGATAATTTTTTAAAATGTGATAAAACTCTTAAATATGAAAAAAATCTTACAAACGAGGCCTTGCATCAAGAAAAAAGCAATACAAATTTTAACGACAAGGAAGAATTAATAAAAATTCCTTTAAATACTTTGTTAAATGTAGAGAAAACATTAATTGAGGATATTAAAAAAGACAATCCCGATTGTAATTTTAAAAAACCATCGGTTGATTATTGTAATAATATAAATAAATTAAGACAGGTTGCAAACAAATATGCTAATGATTTTAATAATTATTTTAGTCAATTTTATTTTGGTAGAGAAGAAAAATTTTTAAATACAGACAATGAGGTAAAAATAAAAGGAAGCAAAGATAGCATTCGACAGGAACTCAAAGAAATTGTAGATGAAGACGACTTTGATAATGAAAAAAATTTTGCGTATTTATTGTTTTTAATTAGTAAGGCTGGAGGTTTTACTATTACATAGGGCGAATTTTATATAACAAACGATGATATTGTAAATTTAAATAAAAATATGAAAGAAATTTAGTCACTCAATACACAATTAGAAAATAATCTCCAAACTACTCCAATTAATGCTAATAATTTTGAAGAATTCGGTAAAAAATTGAATGAAGCATTAAGAGAAGCCACTGGAACAGCAATAAAAAATATATGTGATAACAAATAGAATAAAAAAAACAATAAAACATAGTCTTTAGATACCGAAGATTATAAAAAGTAGATAGATGAATTTTCAAAAAATTATGAGATGTTTAAAAAATATGTGGTTATTCCAATTCAATAGGAATATTTACGCGCCGTAAAATCAAAACTTAGCAGAAGTAAGAAATTAATAGGCAAATTAGAAAAAATATTAAATAACAAAGAATATTGGCAAAAAATGCATAAAAAATTAATTGCATCAGGATATGAACTTGTAAAAATTACTTATGTTTCAAACAAAGAAAATAAGGGTTATATAAGTAGAGCATTCAAAGGTGATTATGGAGAAATATTAACTACTTATATAAACAAAATTGTCGGAATTAAAACAACTAGTGTTGGAGAACGCTCACTCAATCCAACAGTTATGGGGAAAGCTAAATCTGGTGTTGATGAAATAATAAAGATAAAGGGTCATTATTACGGAATATAGGATAAAGAGTTTAATTTGATAAATATTACAGGAAAGACTAAAGGCATAAATACAGGACTATATTCAACTAAAAATTTAAATATAGATAATTTATCAATTAAAGAAGCTGTTTAGCTATTATCAGTATAGCAAATTGAAATATTAACTTCTTTAATAGAGTTATATGACGAAGATAAAACATATATAAATGCAGTTTTATCTTAGGCGGATTTGGGTCAGATAAGAGCAGCAACTTACGAAGGAATGAAAAATAGGGCATTGCAAAAAATAAAAGAAAAGGACATTTTATATAGCCCTATATTCAAAATTTCTGGATATTTCTATCCCGCCTCGGCTATTTTAGCTTAGAGATATGCTGATATATTAGAGAAATCAAAAGTATTAAATAATACGAATATTATTAGAGATTTTTATACCGTAAAAGAAATTAACGACACAGGAAGAAATAATGTCGTGGGATAGAGTACAAAAAAAATTCATAAAATAAAAGAAACTGAAATCGAGAACATTTTAAAATTAATTTCTATTTCAGCTTTATCAATATAATGAGGTGAGTTAATTTGGCAGATAGAAATTATACTATAAAAGGTAATTTAGATGTTAGTAATATACTTAATGCCTTAAAACAAGTTCGTCAGGCTATGTCATAGGCTGGCGCATAGAATAGTATGTTTACTCAAGTAGATAAAGATATTGCTTCGGCAGATAAAATGGTGCAAGAACTTCTTGCTCATGTACAAAAAGGATTTTCTGGAAGCAAAGACGTGCAAAATTTTGGTAAACAATTTGATAAACTTGATACAGTTATTGCTAAAATTTAGGTTGGATTAAGACAAGTTAATCAAGCTGGTAATTTCAATGTAAATGCCGCTGAGGTTCAGAAATATAGAACCTAGCTTGACAATCTAAACAGTAAACAAGAAGATTTAGTTAAGACAGCTAAAGATAGTTTGACTGAACAAGCTAAAAGTTTAAAACTAAACGATAAAGAAATTAAATCTATTACTGGTGAAATTAAAAATCAAGAACAGCTTGAAGCAGCAATTAAAAAGGTCGGTCAAGCAAAAGAAGAAGCCGCAAGAAAAAGCATTGGTAAACAAGTTGCTAAAAGTGCAAATGCTCAATCATACGCAGAGAATGTAACTGTTGATGCTAATAAATATACTTATGCCGCAACTGACAGAAGGGGTACTCACGGAGGAACAGACTTAAGAAGTGGTACTGGAGTAACTGCTAATAGGACGGTAGAAGCATCCAATGTTTAGTCTGCATTAACAGAAGAGTATTCTAAGGTATTAAAAGAAATTGGAAATAGCGGCAAAACTGCGGCTGATGCTGTTGCAAGACTACAAGCAGAAATGAAAAAATATGGAGTTGCTATTACAAGTACAGATGAACTCCAAGAGGACTTTACTAGAGATTTAAATGCAATGACTAATGCTGCAACAGAAAGTGGTATTAAAGGACAAATTACTAGAGCAAGAAATTCAATGGTTCTTGGCCAAAGTAATGCACAAGGTGAATTTGAACTAAGTGAAGCAGGACAAAATCTCGTTAATAATAGTGATGTTTAGTCTTTAACTTAGAATTTACAACAAGTTGAATAGATTACACAACAATTGGAAAGTACTTTGTCCTCTGCAATGGCATTAGCTGGATAGAATGTTGAGAACTTTAATTAGCAACTAGACAGAAATGTAGAGGCTCAGGAAAACGTTAGAGGTGCCGCACATGACACAGTTTAGGCAAACTTAGAATGGGCAGAAGCTTAGGAAAATGTTAACAACGCATTTAGTAATTTACAAAACACTGTAAAACAAATACTTTCAATTGGGTCTGCATGGAGACTAGTAAAACAAGCTATACAAGAAACATTTTAGGACGTAAAAGAATTAGATAGTGCTTTTGCATCCATTGCAATGGTTACTGATTATTCTGTATCAGAAATGTGGGATAGTTATAGTGATTATGCCGATATGGCAAAAAATTTAGGACAGGAAACTAAAAGCGTTATTGAAGCTTCTGCTTTATTCTACCAACAAGGCCTTGATACAAATGAAGCTTTATCACTTACAGAAGACACAATGAAACTTGCTACTTTGGCTGGTCTAGATTTTAGTACAGCCACTTCTGAAATGACGGCGGCCTTGCGCGGGTTTAAATTAGAAATGGAAGAAGGCTCTCACGTAACAGATGTTTACTCTGAGCTTGCTGCTAATGCCGCTGCTAGTGTTGAAGATATTGCTTATGCTATGAGTAAAACAGCGTCAATCGGCGTTTAAAATATTGAATTGCTGGAACATTCTAATGACTATTACACCATAATGGTTACGAAAGTAGAAAAAAGTAATAGTATGGTATATGGAATTGCTAACCTAAGTACTAAATAATGAATAATCAGCAGCTAAGAGTTTAAGATAAAAGGAGAAAAAATATGTATGATTTTGTAGAAACATTAAAAAGAGTATTTAATAAAAATAAAATAGAAATTTTAGAATTTAATGGTGAAAAATCTTCTATCAAATATAAATGTATAGAATGTGGTGAAATTTATAATTATAAAAATGCAAGAAATTTATTAACTAAAATAACATTATGTTCTAAATGCTATAAACCATATTCAAGATGGAATAAGGAGAGATTACAAGAACGATTAGAATTGTTATTTCCAAATTCAGATTTTGTTTTATTAAACTATCAAGGATTGAGAAAGTCCTGTAAAATTAAATGCAATAAGTGCGGCAAGATTGAAATAATTAATAATATTGAAGCTGTAATAATAGGACGGAAGGAATTTTTTTGTAGTAACTGTGAAAAAGATAAAAACAAAATCTATAATCATATACAAAAAGAACTGAAAAAAGGTTATCTTGAATTGTTAGAATGGAAAGGTACTAATGACTATTCTAAATTTAAATGTAAAAGATGCGGCCATATTTTTGAAAAAAAAGTTCGAGGAAATTTTGATGGTAAAATATGTCCCAATTGTTTTAAAGTCTATAATAAATTCGATTTTAAACAGGGTCAAGAATTTTTAAATCAAGTTGGAAATAATGAATATGAATTACTATAGTTTACTGGAACAAATAATAAATCTTTAATAAAACATAATTGTGGTTTTGTTTTTTCTAAAAGGATTTCTGAACTTGGAAGAGGTTGTCCAAAATGCTATTCTAAAATGTCACTATTAGAATAGAAAGTAAGAAATTTTTTAATTAACAATGGATATGATTTTGTTTTTCAAAAAAGATATGAAGATTTAAAATCTTTTAGTTTTGATTTTTGTGTTTTTACAAAAGATAAAAAAGAAATTTTAATTGAAGTTCAAGGACAACAACATTATTATACGGTAAATGATGCTTATTTAGGCACAATAGAAGATTAGAAAAGAAGAGATACTATAAAAAGAGAATATTGTCTAGCTAACAATATACCTTTAATTGAAGTTCCTTATTGGGAAATAAAGAATTTAAATAATTATCTTAAACTAAAGCTCAACGACTATCTCGACAGAGAGTAGGGATAAATATTCCGAAGTGATATTTGAAAAAGATATAGTCTAAATGTCTAAAATAGACATTTTTATAAGCGATTGCTAACTCGGCAGGTATGAGCTTTGAAACAACTTCTGCGTTCTTAACACAAATGATTGAGACAACGTAGGAGGCCCCTTGTCTATAAAAATAAGAATTTGATTCGTTTTTGGTTTCAAAGTATTAGATGTGGATTTTTCTATTTTTACTTATCCTGTGAGCGGATAAACCGCAGATTAAAACTACAGGAGGCAAAAATAAAATGGATTATGGTTATATTTATTATGTAAGAAATGAAATTAATGGAATGATGTATATTGGAAAAGTAAATTCTAATTAGCTATTCTATTGGCATGGTTATAAGGGTAGTGGAGTAGAATTGCAAAAAGCTTTCAAAAAATTTGGTAGAGAAAATTTTTCTGTTCATTATTTGGCCGCCGCTAAGGATGGGAATGAATTATCATGGCTTGAAAAATACTATTTGGAATATTATAAAATTCCAAATCCTCATTTTTATAATAAAAATTTGGCGACATCAAACAGTGACCAATCAAATTACTATAATGAGAATAATTTAAGAGGTGTAAATTTAAAAAATATTGTTTGCTATGATTTAAAGAAAAATATAACAAAAGTTTTTAATAATTTAACACAATTCTGCAAGGATAATAATTTTTCAAGAGGATGTATCTTTAATGTTCTTTCTGGTCAAAGAGTAACACACAAGGATTGTATTTTCTGGTATGAAGAATATCCTATCTCGACAGATGCCTTAAATTGGATTTTAAACTATAAAAACAAAACTTCATATAAAACTAAATATATAAAAATAGATGAAGTTAAAGCAGAATTAAATGGTCATTATAAAGAGGCTACTAATAAAATAGAAAAGTACTCTTTTAACGGTTATCTTATTGAAAGTGGAAAGGAAATCGAAGTGCAGTGGGATTTAATATCAGATAATCATTTTTTTCCAACAGAAAGAGAAGGAAAAAGTCCTGTTGCTGAAAAAATAATCGAAAATCCTATTATTAACACAGATAAAGATGACAAATTCGAGAAAGAAAGACAAACTCAATATATGTTATCAAATGAAAATATTAAATTATATTTTAATTATGATGAAATAAATAACTTAACAAAATTATATCCAGAAATAGACGCACGAATTTTAAGACAATCAATTAGAAGGAAACAAAAGACGACTATGAAGAAAAAATATTCAATAACTTATTTTTAAGTCGGGGTCTATAATAAGCAATTATTATAGTAGAATATAATGAATTGACGAGAAAATCCTTAGAGCTTTTACTACTAAACCGCCTTAGTGATAGGGCGGCGGCAAGTCTAATCAGCTTGGTAAAGTAAAAAAGTAAGAGATTGGATAACTCGCAGCGAAGTTGCTTAGAATTCTAAGTAAAACGTCCAACGACTATCAGGATTGGCTCTGATAGGTATCAAGTGATACCGAAGTATTATACTTCCTTTTAGAGAAAAGGAAGAAGATATAGTCTATTCTATAGGGAAAGCCTATAGCAGTTTAATAAACGGGATGGAATAACGAACCATCTGAATAAAAAGGAAAACATTGGTACGGCTAATCATTAACCCTAATATATTGTGAAATATATTTGAAATCTCCTTAATTGCTGGGAAGTCTTATGGTATCGTATAATTATACTACAACAAGATAATCAGCAGCCAAGTAATAAAAGGAAGGTATAATTGGTATTTATATAATAAGAAACTAAATTATACTAATTCCCTAATTAAAGGTTCAAAGACTAACGGCTGAAATGCCGATAGAGGTAAGTGAATGACCTCGAAATGGGAGACTCTTATTTTAAAAATAAGATGAAGATATAGTCTGGTCTTTATGGTAACATAAAGAAAACCCTATTGGGTCTTTATAAAAATTGCGACTTTATAAAGGAACATAAAACGAATGAAAACAATAATCGCCAGATTCACAGAATTAAAGGAAAATGTCTCGGCCTCTGATTCAGAATTTGACGACTTAGATTATAATGACGTAGATACTGCGTTAAAATCTGTAGGTATTTCATTAAAAGATACCACAGGACAATTTAGAGACTTAGATGATGTATTTTTAGAGTTGAGTGCTAAATGGAATACACTTGACCGCAATACATAGCGTTATCGGATACCATTCCATTTTTAAAAATATGCTTGTATCACAAGAAAAACATTTTTAAAATATTGACTTTAATAATATTTTGTGATATAATATTATTAGTAAAGGAAAATCTTTACTAAATATTATAGCTAGGAGTGATATAAAAATGGTTGAAGGAAAACCAGTCATAATTAATGGAAAGGAAACACAGTATTTTTTATTTAAGAATGGAGATTTATATAATGAAAATACGCATAGAATTGCACAAGGTGCAATAAACCAAGGGTATATAAGATTTACTCTTGAAATTGACGGAGAAACGATAGGCATTTATAAACATCAATTAATGGCGCGATTATTTATTCCAAACCCTGAAAACAAACCTATTGTTCATCATAAAGATGGGTGTCCAAGAAATAATGCCTTAGATAATTTAGAATGGGTAAGCCAAGAAGAAAATCTTAATAAAATTATTAATCCAGTTGAACATAAAATAACTGAGAAATTAACATCAGAAGAATTAGAAGAGGAAGAATGGAAACCTTTACAAAATAGTAAATATGAAGTATCCAATATGGGTAGAATTAAAAATTTACAGACTGGAAAGATAACTTTTGGTAGTAGGAATAAAAATAGTGGTTATATTAGGTGGACATATAACGATTTAGATGGAAATCGACAAGAAATTCAAGCTCATAGAGCTGTTTATATGGTTTTCCACCCAGATGAAAAAATCAATGTTATTAATCATATTGATTCTAACAGAGGCAATAATAGATTAAGTAATTTAGAGAATGTTTCTCAAAGAGAGAATGTTATAAAAAGTTATTATCAAACAAAAACAAAACAAACAAAACTGACTGGACAATATGATTTAGAGATGAATTTAATTCAAGTTTTTCCTAGTACCTCAGAAGCTGCAAGAAGTCTTGGATTAAACAATTGCTCGAATCTCTCTCGTGCAATGAAAACTGGCGGCATTAGTCACGGTTATTATTGGAGGGAAATTTCAAAAGCAGAATATGATGAATTCTTAAATAAAAAATAATAAAGCTAGGTAACGTAACCCATTGAATTGCGGGAATCTCCTTAAAAATAACACAACCAAACAATTCTAAGAGTTGCGGCGAAGGTAATGACTAAGGTATGGTAATATCGTGTTATTTTGGACAATCCGCAGCGAACTTATTTACTATAGTAAATAAACCGTTCAACGACTATCGAAATTATAAGTAGAGTAGATTTTAGAAAATCGAAGTAGTGGGAAGTTAATTAAATATTAACTTATGATATAGTCTAGCTATTATTGAAAGATAATAGGAAAAACTGATAGCAACTACGGCGGCCGGTTCTCGTTAAAATGCTGGCGAAGTGTACGGCCTAAAAAAACACAATTCTTTCAAATGCTGGAACGTCTTAAAGCCAATTATACCACAACATAAAGAGAAATCTTAAGTGTGATGGTTCTAAAAAATGATTGGATTTATAGGTTACTATAAAATAGATAATCAGCATCCAAGCACCGCTAAGGTGAAGGTTCACAGACTTAAAAGAGAATTACTAATAGTAAATTATATAGTCGAGCTTTATTGAAAAATATAAGAAGGTGATAATATGTATAAAACAATAATAATTAATGATTAGGAAACAAACTATCTAATTTTTGATGATGGACGTTTATTTAACAAAAAAACAAATCATTATTTAAAAGGGAGTGTTAATTCAACAGGTTATAGAACTTATTAGTTAACGATTAAAGGGAAGTATTATAATAAACTAGCTCATAGATTAGTTGCAGAATATTTTTTAAGTAATGATAATAATTTTTCATGTGTTCATCATAAAGACGGTAATCGTCTTAATAATCATAAAAATAATTTAGAATGGGTTGATTTTTCTACAAACTTAAAAGAAGCGTATATTGCTGGCCGCAAAACAAGTAATACTACTAAACAATATATTACAGAGAAAGAACTAAACAGTAAACAATGGAGATAGATTGAAAATACTTAGTATTATATTTCTGAAAATGGAGAAATTTATAATTCCAATACAAGAATAAAGCTAAGACCTAAAAAAGATGGGTACTTACGTTATTCGATTTATATTAATAATGAATTGAAAACAATTCCTGCTCATATTTTAGTCTACAAAGCTTTTGTTAATAATATAATTTTTAATGAAATAGACCATATAGATGGTAATAAATTGAATAATCATTATACAAATTTAAGAGACATTTCTCATTCAGAAAATATGAATAACGCAATGAATAATGGTCACAGAAATATGATACCTGTAGAACAAATTGATATTGAGGGAAATATCATTAAAATTTTTCCATCTATTGCTGCGGCGGCAAAAGAAATGAAATGCTAGCCTGCACTTATAAGACGGGCAATAAGAAATGGAAACAAAACCCATAATTATTATTGGAAAAAACATATTAAATAATCTACTTGCAGCAAAGTAGATTCATAGCTTAAATTAAGGCTATAATATTTGAATTGCTGGAAACTCCTTAGAGCCTAATAAACTACAACATAAAGAGAAATCTTAAGTGTGAAAGTTTGAAAATTATTAGGATTGGACAATCAGCATCCAAGCACCGTTAGGGTGAAGGTTCGACGGTCATTTGTAGGGATAAGTGTCCCGAAGTGGAGAATTTCTGAAAAGATAAGATATGACCTTTTCTTATAGGAAACTATAAGCCAAATGGGAAGTTATTTAACGAATAGCTTTAAAAAATAAAGTTAATGGAAGACTATGACAGAACCATGGAACTAGTAGAAACTGCATAGAATTCCGCAGGAAAATCAGAAGAACAATTTGCAAAATATCAAGATACAATTGAAAATAAACTTAATAAATTAAAAGTAGCATGGGAAGAATTAAGACAAAGTTTTTTAAAGAGTGATACTTTTAAGAACGCTATAGATGGAATTACAAAGCTTGTTGAAAAAATTAGTTCATTAGATGCTAAGCAACTTATATCTATTGGATTAATAGGTATGACACTTGGAAAGAGTGTTATTACTAACTTTATAAAAGGAATTCAACAAGGAACTAGATAGATATAGACAGAAGTAAATAAATTACAGTTAAGAATACAAAATACTCTTAATAAAGTTACAAAAAAATTTAAACTCAATTTTAATATAACCCCCACATATGATGAAACGTCAATTAATAAATTTAAAACAGCTTTACAAGATGCTGGAGTAACTACTGATAATTTAAAGACAAAAACAACAAATATGTTGATTACATATGCTCAGATGCCTAGTGAAATTTAGGAAGCAATTAATGGATTAGAAAGAGAATACCTTTTAGGGGGAGATATATTACAAAACGCTCTTCAAACAAAAGTAGAAAATGGTGAAATTACGCAAGAAGTTGCAGACCAAATTACTGAATATTAGAAATTAGCTAATAAAATAAAGGAGGCTGGTGCGGCAGAGGCTGAGAGAGCAATAAGAACTGGTTAGAATTCAGATAAACTTCGTGATACAGCTGACAGAGCACAGCAAATAACTAATCCATTAACTTCAACTATATCAAATGCTGTTTCTGGAGCAATAACAACTGGATTAATGATGGCAATTTCTGGTTCTGATTTTAGTACAATTTGGAAATCCATGCTTTTATCAGCATTACCATCTATAATATCTTTTGCAGCAGAGAAAATGATAACAGGTCTTGTTACTGTTCTAAGTGGTCCTGTTGCAATAGCTCTTGTGGGAGCTGCTATAGCAGGCGTTCTAATTTATGCATGGGCATCCGCTAAGGATTCTTTATCAGACGAAGAGATTTGGGAAAATTAGGCCGCTGCATTAAAAGAATCAGCAGAAGCTGCAAAAGAATTAGCTGATAATTTAGATTCTGCGGCACAAGAAGCTGAAAATCTTGTAACTTCTGGGAAAAAGCTCAAAAAGAATTTTGAAGAATTAAATAAAAAACAAACATTAACAACCGAAGAACAAGAAACTTATAATTCTTTAGTTGAAGAAATTCAAGAACAATATCCAGAAGTTGTAACTTATTATAACGAAGTTACTGGAGAGTTATAGGTACAGACTTCATTATGGGATAGGATTTTAGAGCAATAGAAAGAATCAGCTGATATATCTGCAAAGGCCGCCGCAGTACAAGGTGAAACTTCTATTCAGTTAAATGAAGCAGATGCGAAAAATGATTAGATTAAAAATATCTCTTCTTTAATTGGACTTTCAGCTACAAAAATAGAATCAAAGTTATCTGAACAAGGCACTTTCATAGCAGAAGATTTTTTCGACAATGAATAGATTGAAGAAAATCTAGAAGATATAGAAATAATAAAAAACACCTTATCTGACATTCTAAATGATACGGAATCAAGTAATTATTAGAGAAACTTAGATTTAGATTTCTTTTATGATAAATTAAGGGGAGAATACACATTAAGTGGTCCAGAAGATGAAAATGTAGTATACAAAGATTTTGTAAATTCTGGGAATTTTTAGGGGGTACGTAAGCTCCTTTCAGATTAGGTGGCTAATATGGGTTATTCTTCTCTAAATGATTTTTTCTATCAAACAGACGCGGAAGATTTGTTAAAATTATTATCATCATATACTGACTTAGAGACAACTTATTCTAAGATAGAAGGATATAATCAAGAGTATATAGATGCATTAAACGAATAGCATCAAGCTAGAATTAATAATTTAAAGGAAGAATATGAATTAATAAATGCTAATTCTTCTAGTCTTGAATCTTTGGTTTATGCGGCTGTTTAGGCAAGAGAAATTGAAAGTCAAGAAAAAAATTATGCCGATGAAGTATTTGATATAGTAGAAAGTGACACCAAAAATGAAAATAAAATTCAATTATATGCCAATGAATATGGTACAGCAGGCTTTACTATAAAAGGTCCAGTTGAGGGTTTGGGGTACTATAATGAGCAAGGAGAATTTATTCAATTAACCGAAAATATTCTTAACAGCGCCCTTGAGGAACTATATGGAGGCGATAGTTCAGTAAAAGCAGCAATAGACGAAATAAAAGAGAAATATGGCGATGATAATACAGATGCGGCGGAGGCGGAAATATTATCAAATGTTCTTATCTATTTATCTGATTTTCAAGACACAGACGCAACAGAAAAAGCTGAAAAAATTGGAGAAAATCGTGAAGCTAATAAAGCTTATGAAACATTAGCCGAAGATACTTCTGAGGCCAATCTTGAAAAACTTAATAACATTTTAGGAACACTTGGTGTAGAGGAAGATGCTATTGCTGATATATTAGGTAGTTTTGAGGAATCTCTCAAATCGGCACAAGAAGACGCTAAGAATTATGGACTTCTTACATCATAGTCTCAAAAATGGAATACAAAACAATTAAGCTCTTATACGACAGCAGTTGGTAATGCTATTGATTCTGGAGTGTCTGAAAAATCTGCAACTGAATTTTACAGTTTACTTGCTAAGAACTTAGAAACACAAGGGTTAGACGCTAATGCAATTTCCAATATTTTTAATAATATAGCTTGGCAAGACCTAGATTTATCCACAATGACTTCTCTTAAAGACCAATTCCTTTCTATTGTGGAGGAAAGTGTTGGAGATACTTATGATGAAGAATTTTGGTCTGATTATTTTGAAAAAGTTGTTAACGAAGGTAAACAAGATTTAGCTATTGAATTTAATTTTAATAATGAAACGGCAGTTAAAAGTTTTAAAGAATCAATGGAAACTATATACGATACCGCAGTATAGACAGCAGAAGATGTTTAGGACGCAGTAGAAGAGCAGCTAGAAAATGGAAATATAAAATATTCAACATATAGAGATTTAGCGGAAACATTAGAAGAAGTTAATATGTCTATTGAAGATTATGTAGATATAACTGAGGATGGCATAACATTAAGAACAGATGATTTACAAACTGGAATTGAAGAATAGATTACTAGTGAAGATTATTTAATTACAACTGCAAAAGAACAACTTACTGTAGAAAGGGATAAAATTCAAGCTCAGCTTGACGCACTTATAGGATTGTAGAATGAAACAGACCTGCAAAAAGACCTATTACTCATTGATAATGCCCGTCTTTCAGTTTGGAAAGATTTAGCTACACTAATGGGTAAAGATACTTCCGAGATAACAAGTACAACAACAGTAGAAGATTTTCTAAGTTCCTTAAATGGTAATGATGTATCAGATTATATAGATAAATTATCTGAACAAGTAGATTATCTCGATTCTTTAATAAACGATGATGATGCTTTATGGGAAGCATTATCTGAACCAGAAAGACTTGCGGCACTTAAAGAAATAGACAATAAATTTACAGATACACGAGATAGTATCTCTGATACATCTGATGAAGTAGAAGAATTAACAGAGAAATTAGAAGCTTTAAATGAAGCATTATATGGTACAGATACATATAAAAATAGTTTAGATTACTTATATAACTATACAACTGCAATCAACAATTTATCAGATGCCGCATCTAACGCAAAAGATGTTCTTGATAACCTAGATGCCGATACGAATATAGCAGAAGCTCTTTCTGATTATACCACTGCCGCACGACAAGAATCTGCATATAGACAAGCAGAAAATAATGTTGCTAAATAGGGTATTCAAAATATTTAGGAAGCATTAACTTCAGGATTACAATCTAAAATAGATGAAATTAATGCAATGAATCCTAATTATCAACTTAGCTCAGATACGTCTGACTATGTGTATTATGATGATATTTCTAAAACATGGATGGCTAATTATGAAGCTATAAATTCAGCACAGTTCTCTGATGATTTTAAGAAATGGATTGAAGAACAAATTCAACAATTATAGAAATATGAAGATGTACAAACTGAAAACTTAGAATAGGAAAAGAAAAGAGCCGATGAAATTAAAAAATTACAAGAAGACGCTTTAAAAAATACTGTTGCAATTGAAGACGAAGTTATTTCTACTTTAAAGGAAAAATACCAAGAAGAGATAGATAATGCAAAAGATAAATATGACGCATTAGCAGACGCAAATGATGAATATTTAGATGCCTTAGAAGATGCAATTCAAAAGGAAAGAGATTTAAGAGATAGACAAAACCAGTGGGATGATTTAGCACAAAAAGAAAAGAAATTATCTCTCTTACAAAGAGACACTTCTGGAGCAAACCAAGCCAATATTTTAAGTTTACAAGATGAAATTGAAGATGATAGACAACAATTATTAGATGATACAGTAGATGATATTCTTGAAACTATGAAAGAAAAATATGAAGAATAGAAAGAACAAAATGAACAATAGCTTGAACTAATGGAATTGTCTTTAAATGAAGAATCTTTAACAGCAGAAGCCGTCTCTATAATTTCAAACTGGAAAAGTTCAGACGATATGATTGCTTGGATGATGGAAAATAGTACCGAAACAGAATCTTGGTCAGATGCGAAACTAGAAGAACAAATAAATTCTTGGACAGATTTGTTTACTGCTAAATAGTTAGCAGATGAAGTTTTAAATACTGATTTAACTAGTCAAATAGAGGCTTCACAAAATGAGATTGATTCTGTTCAAGAAAGAGTTTCGGAAACTGCAACAAATAGCGGAACTTCATCTTTAGAACAATCTACAAAAGATATAGTAGATGCTATCACTAAAGCACAAGAAGCATATGATGAACTTCTTGAAACAGATAGCACAAGTACCAGTTCAAGTAAGGATTATGGGTTAGATAGTGACGACAGTATGACTAAGGAGAGTTTGTCGTCTAATCTTAGTAGAGCAGAGGAGTTTACTTGGGCATACAATACTGCTAAATCAGATATGGAAAGGGATGAGATTGATAGACAAGCTCATTCAGAGGGTTTCACACTTTCAAATGGAGACTATGTAGATTCTGCAAAAAATAAAGATACAAATACAGTTGTAGATTCTCCCTCAGTTCAAATGGGACCTTTTCCTCTTGATAATGATGTAAAACAGACTTTAGAAAAAGAGACCAAATGGAATAATATGATAAATGGAGAGTCTACTATGTCATTTAGATGGTGTGACCCTAATAGTAAATTGTGTATATATGGAGATACAGAGGAAGAAGTTAAAAAAAATGTGGATTGGGCTAGAGAAAATAATTATATCTCTAACGATGAAGGTACAATAGAATCTCAAGTTGGTCACCACAAATGGTCAAGTCTTCTCGGTTATTTGAATAGAAGGACATCTTATAGTTCATATAAAACAGGCGGTCTTGTAGACTATACAGGTCCAGCTTGGGTAGACGGCACACCCCAAAAACCTGAAGCTTTCCTTTCCGCACAAGATACCGAACGTATAGGTCAAGCCGCACAACTCCTTGCAAATCTTCCAATTCTCAATTCTACCTCAAATGCATCTAATGCTGTATCTTCAAATATTGGAGATACCTCTATTGAAATTCACATTAATGTAGAAAATATTTCAGATGATTATGATGTAGACCAAATGATTGAAAGAGTTAAACAAGATATAGTAGATGTTTCAAAACCTACTGGAACTTCGGTTATACTAACTAAATAAAAATAAAAAGAGAGTTCCTTAATTGGAACTCTCTCCTTAATATGGGGTGAGATAATGACAAAAACGAAAGATTTTCAAGGTTTTAGATTTGGTAATATTCATTCAACTGACTTAAATCTTGTGGTTGTATCTTCAAGTAACAGATATGAAAAAAATTTACTTCCAGACCCAACAGATTACACAACTGATGTGCCGGGGTCAGATGGACAATACTATTTTGGCTAGACTTATAAAAATAGAACTTTTACAGTAAATGTTGCTTTTAATAAAGTAAGTGAACAAAATTTTAGACAAATTTCTTAGTTATTTTCTACAGACAAACTTCAAGATTTAGTTTTTGATGAAATGCCATACAAAACTTTTAGAGCAAAATTAAGAGCAAAACCAGAATTTAAATTCATTTGTTTTACTGATAGAGACAGCGGTGAAAGAGTTTATAAAGGTGAAGGAACTTTAAATTTTATTTGCTATTTTCCATATGCATTTGGATTTAATAAATATGTTGTGCACGCGGCTGACTATTATCAATGCTTACAACCAGCAGAGATTATCACTAATTCAATTGAGGATAGCCCTTATAGACGTAAGAAAAAACCTAAGTTATTAACAGGTTTAATAAAAGACCATTATAATGTTGCTCCTAATATGAATACTCCGTGGACAGGAGGTTATCCATCCAAAGAATAGGTTCAATGGGGAGAACTATATTTTAAAGATAGCAACACAAATGAAGATAAAATGATTATTGATGTTCGGAATTACTGGGAAAATATTCCAGAATGGCAAGGGACAGCAAAACTATTAACTACGCCAACTCTTGATTTTGATAAAGAACTTATTTATCTACCTCAATATAGTAAGACCAATTACATTAATATGGATACAGGTTTAAATAGATAGAATGGATTAATTGGTAGTAGAATCTTAGTTTATAATCCCGGCGATTTACCTGTCGATTTTGAGTTAAGACTAGGAAATTTAAGTTCAGAATTTAGAAAGAATTTAGATAATTATACTTTTAGAATAAGCAGATATAATGTTCAAAGACTTACGATTGAACAAGCTGTAGATTGGACTGGATTAAAAACATACAATAGAGATGATGATAGTGATTATAAATATGGTAATCGCTATTTTACTATTCTTGAAAATAGTAAAACAGATAATAAAGAGCCTATTTATAAAAGCCTAAAAAAATCCCATCCTCACCATACATATGTAGTAGAGCCAATACCAAAAGAACATTTAGGAGATTTCATTAAACTTTTTTATTGGTAGTCTTAGCTATTAAAAAATGGTAATTCAAATTGCTTATGTGACTATGAAGAAGGCAAGCGATATGCTGATAGATATGAAGAACTATATAATCTTTGTATTACAGAAGAAGAAAAATATGAATTATATTGGCAGACTTTAGAATAGGCGATATTATAGCAATATAATAAAGTTAATTAGATTTTATCAGATGAAGATGAGTCATTAGCTATCTTTAATGATGATTATACTTATGAAGATTTTGTATATGACTATATTTACAATCCTCCAGAATATATAAGAGATAATGGAAATTAGGACTATGGACAATTTCAGTTTAATAATACCCAATTGCCTTCTTATTATACTTATGATTATTTTGATATAAGTAGCGAGAATTTTAAGGAAATTCTTTCTGGATGTTGCGGCGCAGACACCTGTGAAAAAACTCCTATAGCCAATCGTTCGACTACAGTACCTTTATTTCTTGACACAGAAGAAAGAATGTTGTATAATATTGAAGAACCAGAATGGAAAAATAATGAGAAGTGGATAGATGAGAATCCTAAGTTAATAGATAATTTCTATAATTTTAAACCAACAAAGAATATTTTAAATGACAATATTATACGTGGTCATTGGTTTAAAATACCGCCGGGTTGGTCATTAATTGATATTAGTCCTATTGTTGATGAAGACCTATGGGGCGGCAAAAGATGGTTAGATGGAAGACCATTTTATTGGGGTACTCCAGATGAATCCTTTAGAGAAGATTTTAATAGTGTCTATAAAGCTGCGGCGACTGAGTATATAGCTTAGAACTGTCCTAAATCTGTTTTTCAAATTAAACAATATGCAGATAAGCAGGGCGGCGCACCAACAGATTATAGTGCGGCTGGTCTAAAGAAATATTTAAATAATTTGACTTATTCTGATGATATAGAAAACTATATCCAATTTCGGAGATGGTATGAGGGACAGTCTATTTTTGAAAAATATGGTACTATGGATGAATATTATCAAACTGTAAAAAATACCATTTATGGTTTAGGATATGAAATTCAAAGAAAACGAGTAGAATCTGCTGAATATGGGTATTTAAAGCTTTTAGCCGATTATTGGAGAGTTAATCACTTAGATGAAAACGGACAACCGATTGGAGATATAGATGATTGGTGGTGGTATGCAAATGATTATATTTGGAATAATTTTCCACCTTTATACTGGGGATATGCAGATTTATTAAATTAGCTATAGATTAAATATATACCACTATTTTATTAAGAGGTGAAAAGAATGGCAATTAAAAAGAAAGAGTACGAGTTAAGTGTTTGGAATGAAATACTTGGAGAGAATGGTAGTAAAATTGAAAAGAAATTAGCTATAATTGGAGCACATGATATGACTTATCTCGGTAAAGCAACATCTGTAAAATTATAGACTAAAATAAATGGTACTCATTCTCTTACTTTTCAAATGCCAGATAAATATTTTGATAGTGAAAAGGGAGAATACATTCACAATGACTTAATTGACTATCTTTTTAATGAAAGAAAACTAAAATTAAAATATAAAGATGAGTGGCTTGAATTTTATATTAAAAATATTTAGGAAAGTAAAAATTTTAAAAGCTATATGAATAGTTATACTTGTCAAGATGCATTCATAGATGAGCTTTCTAGAAATGGATATGGTATTACTTTTAGTACTGATTTATATAATAATGTTGAAGAAATTGGCACTTTTACAGAAGAAATTTTAGAAGATAGTATTTGGGAATATAATTCTAGTTATAATAGTGGTGATTTTACTGAGTATTCTGAGGAAAAATTGTTTAAAATCCCAGTAAGCCAATTTTCTTCAATTTGCGGCTATAAATTAGAGTTTGAAATTCCTGAAGAAAAAGATTGTATAAAAAATGTTTTTACTGGTAAAAAAAGAAACCTCGAAATGAGTGATGATAAAGCTAGAGAACTAGGTTATTTTTGGGATAATGGTTCTCATGACAAGGGGTTCTCTTTAACAGAAAAATTAGTAGAAAATATAGAGAACGATGGGTATATTTATATACCCTATTCTTGCTTAGATTTTTGTTATATAACAACTAGTAGCGGTTCAAGCTTGGCCGCAACAGAGGAGGCGGCATATTATAATGCCAATGGTATTTCTTCTTATGCAATTGCACCGTCATCTGTAGACCCTACCGCACTAATTCAATTCATAGCCATCCCAACAGGAGCGGAAGTCGATATAGATGAAGCTAGTGTCATTATTAATAAAAATTATTCTTACATAATGACGGTGGAACAATGGAATTCTCTTAATAAAAATTCTTAGGTTTATCTATGGGAAGATGTTGATAAAAAAGAAATAACAATTCCCAATAGTAATAACTGGAAGATTCATGGTAATAGAATCGCTGGATATTCTGGATATTTGGATAGTATAAATGATATTGAAGTAGTCTATGGTAAGAAGATTTCAATTACCGATAGAACCGAGATTAATATTAGTGAAGAGATTGACCAATATGTAACTGTATATCAAAATGATTCTAAAGAATATGAAGATAAATATAGTAATGATGATTGGCAGGGTAGTCACGACGGATATAGAGTTTGTTCAAAAACAGATACTCGTTAGATTGTGCCGCAACTAGCTAGAAACTTGGTACAAAATGGTATTGAAATAACTTCTACAGATGGCTGGGAAGTTATGAAATTATATTCTGGCGCGAATATAACAGAATCTTCTGCTAAATTAGAAGTAACTATAGAAGAGAAAGTTAACGAAAGTGATAGTGATTTAGTAGAAGGTATTGAGAATTCTTATTTAACTTTTACACCAACAACAGTTGAATTAACAAATGAAGAATATACAAAAGCATACAACACTTTTATTAATTTTGGAATATCAGGACAAGAAGAAACAATTCAAAAAGATAAAATCTATTGTTTAGGTATTGAATTTAATAAGACACCTAACAAAAATGTTACCATTGAAATTGGAGAAGGTCTTTTAATATCTTAGGGTGATTATGGATTACAAGAGCAAAAAAGTAACATTTTAACTTTTACTTATTATGCAGAGTCTAATAATACAATATTATTTAATAAAAATAATAATTATCTACTCTTTAAACCTTCTAAAAATATTGATAATCCATATTTTTGTATTTACTCAGAAGAAGAAATTCAAATAAAACATTGCTATTTATTTGAAGCATACACTAAAGGACAAGATTTTTTTGAAGAAGGAAATTTTAAATATAGTGGTAGAGATTTATTCTCTAAATATGTTCCTATAGTAACTCATTCTATTTAGACAGAAAGATAGCAATCTTATCATTATGGATGTTACAACGAATCTAATATTCGTAATTATATTTTATTTGAAGATGATGTTATAGAGGGTGATACCTATTCTTATTTACGATATTTTGTTCAACAATTAAAGGTCAAAGATACAATAAATGCAGATACTTTTATGCAAACTTCTTATCTTTCAGATGATGTAGATGAAGATTCTACAACCTTGCCACTTAGCGCCGCAAAGTACACAGATGATGATTATGAAATTATTACAGATTATATTGATTTAAATAAATGCTCTTATTATGTTGAAGATAACACTAGGGATTCTTTTGATTGTAAATATGGTTGTATCGATGAACCAAATAAAGTGTGCTTATATTAGAAATATGGATATTGTCCTTATTTATTTAAAACTCAGAAGCATTGCCGCAAAATAAGAACCTTAAATGGAGAAAAATCTAATCGTTTTAATTTAACACAAGAACTCAGTAAAGTTTTTGAAGTTTATCCAATTTATTATATAGAACATTATTCCAATGGAAAAATTAAATGTGATGATAACGGTAAAATGATTAAAGAGGTTTTTTATATAACAGAAAAAGGCTCTGAAAATAAATTAGGATTTAGATATGAAAAAAATCTTTCTAATATTAGTAGAACTTTAGCTAGTGATTCAATTGTAACAAAATTATATGTAGAAGATGTTGATAGTGATTTGTCTTCAACAGGATTATGTTCTATAAAAACAGCAGAAGATAACCCCTCTAAAGATAGTTTCATTATTGATTTTTCTTACTATATTTCAAAAGGTTTACTTGATAAAGACACAACAGAGGCAGATTTATATGGAATAAATGAGAATGATAAGGGATATTTAAAAACACTTGGGTATTATAATACGAAATATGATGAATTAACTAATAAAATTATTAATTTATAGAATTAGTCTTTTACAGAATTGGAGGCTAATCTTACTGTAAACTTAGAAGGTATTGATACCGCACAAAAGGAACTAAACAAAATCAAAAAACAGATGGATAGATATAAAGGTATTGCTACTCAATATACTAGTTATACTTAGAATGACACTTATAAAAATTATGTTACAAAATGGAAAGAACAGAAAAATATTTTGAATGGTTTAGTTCAGTCTACTTTTTATTCCAGTGACAATTCTTGTTTAGACCCATCTATCTTAAAAGAATTAGTAATTTCAACTGAGATTCCAATTGATAACTTTTTGGAATATAATAATACTAATTTTACACAAATAAAAGAAAACTGGGTAGATACCCATAAATATACTTTAGGATTATTAGGACAATATAACGCTGAATATCTACAAATTCAAGCTTGGAAAAAACAGCGTTCTAAATATTTAAAAGATATAAATAGAATATCCTTGGCTTTTTATCAACATTACGAACCCTATCTAAAGGAAGGAACTTGGACTGATAGTAATTATTTAACTGATAATGCTTATTATTTTGGAGCAAAAGAGGTCGCCGCAGAAGGTGCAATTCCAAAGGTTAGCTATTCAATTACAGTAGTTGATTTATATGATTTACCTGAATATGAAGATTATAAATTTGAAATTGCTGATACAACTTATATTGAAGATATAGGTATGTTTGGTATCAATCAAAAAACAGGATTACCTAATAAATTAAAAGTAATCATTTCTGAAATCACAGAAGATTTAGACACTCCGACAAATAATTCTATAAATGTGCAAAATTATACGACTCAATTTGAGGATTTGTTTCAATAGGTTACAGCTACGGTATAGTCCTTAAGTTTTAATGAAAATTTGTATAAAAGAGCTTCTAATTTTACTTCAACTCAAAACATTCAACAAGATAGTTTATAGGGAACTTTAGATACTAATGATTTAACATTAATTAATACAGAAGAAAGTAATATTAATATTGATTCAGCTGGACAGAGCGGCAGTGATATTAATAATCATAATAATCAGTACAAACTAAATGGACAAGGACTTTTCTTTTCTAATAATGGTGGTCAGTCTTGGAATGTAGGCGTAGGGCCAAGCGGAATAAATGCGGACTATATTAAAGTTGGAACTTTAGACGCAGGAAAAATAAGAATTGTTGATAATGATTACTTATATTTCTTATGGGATAAGAGTGGTATAACTGCATACAGAGAGCCAACAGAAGATGAATCTAGTTTTAGTGATTATGCTAAATTCAATAAACAAGGCCTATCATTAGTAGAAAATGGTATTATTAGATTAAGAGCTGGCTATGACTTCTCAGGAGATAACGGTGTAATGTCTACAGAAAATGATACGACAGGAAATATAGGTTTTTATCTCTATAATAGTGAAGGTAAAAAGATTTTTAGCACAACAACTGCAACGAACTCATCTTTAACAATTAACGATGTAGAGCTAACAGAAGATGAAGCTAAAGGTTTAACTGATGATGAAATTCTTAAATTAAAAGGATAGAAATTATTGGAAATGTAGCAAGCAGAAAGTAGTGAAGAAACTGCAAAAATATCTCTTACAGGGGAAATATTTGTTACGAACAAAATATTAGATAATATTACATCTACTAATATATATTTTTCATATTCTAACGCTCTTGATATAAAACAATCAAACTATTCTACTTATACTGATATAACTGATACTATAGAATATAGCACAGAAGAGGGAGCAACAAAAAAACTTGTTTATCTGCTTAATGATTTTGAATCGGATTCAACACCTTATTTGATGATGATTTCTTATATTTTATAGAATGAAACTCCTTTTGATACTACCTTTGAAATATCAGATGGAACAAATAGTGATTATTATACCTATAAGAATTGGGAGACTAATGAAAATCCTGCTACGGGCTTTTTGAATAGCGATTTATATTCAAATTATTTTTCTTATGATACTTTTACTTTTGATAAGAATAATAGTCTTACAAAAACATATAAATGCTATATAAACGAAAAAGAACAGAGTATATTTACTAGAAGTTCTACAGTTTCAAGCTGCTATATTTTAAATGGACAAAATAGTAGTAATACTTATTCCATTACAAAAAATTTGAGTTTATCAAGAATTACTTACTATAAAATAAAAGACATTGGATAGGCAGAAAAAGTAACCGAGAATCTTTATTATGTTTCTAATTTATCCAGCTATCAATATTTTAAAAACAAGACATAGAACAGTAATATTAATCAAAGTCAAGAAGATTAGACAGTAGCTTTATATATTAACAATACTTCTCTAAGTGCTGAAAATGGATAGGCGGATGAAAGAATCTTTTGTTGCGGCCACCAAGACAACACTTCTTCATCGAATGGTATTGAAAATATATTAAGTATATTAAAAGATGGTGTACTTTATATAGGTGGTTCTATTCAAAATAGTGATGGAACTTCTACGGCTTTGACGGAATTATCTAATAACATCGTAATTAATAATCCTAGCATGAGATTATCTAAAGATGGATTACAAATTGATTTTGATAATTTAAAAGATATGAGTGGAAACTCTTTGAACTTCTTTCTAGAAAATAGCTAGGGTGCACTCTTGCGGCACAGACACTCTATATCTTCCTTAACTGGGTCTATATCCACCTATTCTGGAGTAAAAAATTATGTACCAAAAAAAGGACAAATTAACGGCTATGAGAATTTTAAACAATGTTTATAGCATATTTCTTAGGATGAGAATTCTGATAATTATTATCGTTTATTTTTATTAATTCAAGAGCTTTTAGAAAAAGGTTCTTATAGTTATACCCCTAGTGGTAGTGAAAAAGGATATGCTTTACAATGGTCTAATGAAATTGCAACTATTAACGAGAATAATTCTTATACCTTTAATCTTTCAAATTCTTATACAGATTACGTTGGTACAGAAGATTTAGATTCTAGTTCATCTATGTCTTCCTCTTAGAGTTATGGATTATAGGATATCATAGAATAAGAGGTGATAAAATGTCAAAATAGTTAAAATATATGGGAATTGATGTTTCGGAACATCAAGGAAGTATTGATTTTAATTTAATTTCAAAAAATGATGTCAATTTTGTAATAATTCGTTGTGGATATGGCTATGAGAATTCAAAAGATAAAAAATATATTACTAATTTTAAGGGGTTTAGAAACTTGGGGATTCCAATTGGAATATATTGGTATTCTTATAGTACAAGCACAGAAGAGTCTGTAAAAGAAGGACAATAGTGCTTATTGGCTTTAAACGACTTAGCCTCAGAATTGGGAGAGAATGAAGTCACTTTGGAATTACCAATTTATTATGATATGGAAGAAAGTAATCATATAAATTCTGAAGGAGATACAATAGCAGAACTCTTTAATAGTTTCAAAGAATAGTTCAGCAATACCTCTTATTCTATTGGCCTTTATTCATCTCAATCTCATATAGATAAATGGTATCAATCAGACAAATTTAAAACAATAGCAGATAGCTGTTCACTTTGGGTAGCAAACTGGACCAGTTCAATAGAAGACACGTCAAGCTATCAAGGTTACAATTATGATATTCACTAGGCATCAGAAGATGGGACAATTACTGGTATTAACGGAAAAGTGGATATAGATTATTCTAATTTAGATTTTATGCAACAATTATTTAATTATTTTTGTCACCCACTTGGTTTAAATGGAAACACAGCTAAAGTTACTTCTTATGTTAGTCATGGCGGCGCAGTAGATGTTTCATATTCAAATGGAAACGATGCCGTTGGCTCTCCCGTGTATTCAATGACTGATGGAATTATAACTGCTGCGAAGTATGGTTGTGAATCAATCGCAAAAACCAGTGAAGAAAAAGGACAAAATGGCGGATTAGGTAATCATGTTATTGTTAAATGTACTAATACAAAATATAACGAATTAATTGATGATAATTTTTATATTGTATATGCTCATTTAATCAATCCAGAAGATACCACATATTCTCTTTCAAAAACATGGAAAGAAGGAGATTCTATTTCTAAAGGGTCTATCATTGGGGGTATTGGCGCGAGTGGTAATACGGAAGGGGTAGATGGTTATTTTGTTCATGTACATATTCATTTTAGAACAAATAGTAGTGACCCCTCTTCAACAATTAAATTAGTTCAAAATGGAAACTACTCAATACCAAATTGGGATAGTTTAAAAAATAAAACAATTGCGTCATCAAGTAGTTCTTCTAGCGGCCTACCAGTCATTGAGAACAATTCTTTAAATTATTGTTATGGAATTTTTAGTGGAACACCTGAACTATTTACTTGTAATCTTGAATCATCCTTGTCTGTAGGTGGAGGTTAGGACTTATCCTCTTATTAGAATGATAGTAGTTTAGATAGTGTTCCTAGTAATATTATTCAATTTTATTACAATGGAATAATAAGTGATAGTTGGATGGGTAATTATCCTAATAGTATAAATGAATTAAACAATAATATTGGTTTAAGATATGCTACAGCTATTTGTACTGATACTGAGTATTCTGGTTTTACCTCTTCTGCTTAGATAAGTTATTCAAAATTAATTAGAACAAAAATGATTTCAGAAAGCCGCTGGAAAGGAGACAATATGACACAGTGGTTCGATAATCTTAATGATGACCAATTTTACAATTCAGGAACTTGGAAATAGTGGACAGCAAGTAATGACTAGTCATTAAAATAGGCTTAGCTAATTTATAAAAACATCAAATATCCTTAGTTATTTTTAGATGATGATTTTAGCGAACTTAGTAAAAATTATCAAAAGGCTATTCTAGATGCCTGCGGAAAAATGCCAAGATACAATAACTCAGATTCTAACTTTTATAATAAACTTCCAATTGCTTTTTGTGTTAATTATAATGTCTCAAAAGATATAGATACTGGAACTCCAGAAAATGGAAGTGGTAAATATTTGTTCTATAGATGGACTGGTGATAATTATTCATTTAACGAAAATATTACAAAATAAGGGGTGATTTTATATGATAATAAAGTCTAGCCAAATTTCTTCAATTTTATATATTATAGAGAAATTATCTAATAAGAAATTTAATATTCAAACTCAATATAAATTCTTAAAAATTAAACAAGCATTAGAACAAGAAGAATTAATCTATCAAGATGTATTGTTTAAAAATATTGAAAATTATTTTGAGAAAGATGATAATGGAAATATTATAACTGACGACAAAGGTGGCTGTAAAATATAGAAAGAATATATTGACCTATGTAATCAAGAAATTAATCAGTTAAATAATCTTAATATTTCCTTGCCAGATATATATTTTTCAACAGATGAATTAAATGAATTAGGTTTGACATTAAAAGAACTTGAAATATTAATGCCTTTTATAAAATAAAATAAAATTGTAAAAATTTAATAAAAGTGATATATAGAATTTTGTATAAAACAGAGAAAAACTTCTATATATCACTTTTTTATTTTCTAAAATCTATTTTATTTTTCACTTGTAAGTATAAGATAAAACGAGGTGATAAATAATGGCTTATAATTATAACGCGAATCAACAGCTAATCTAGAACGCTGTGCCGCAATAGCAAAATTATAATTTTCAAGCTTAGCAGCAAAACGTACAACCTTTATTTCCTCAGCCACAAGGTAATGTATATAACATAAATTCAACCTTAGAAGTTGCTAATGTACCAACTGGTGCTGGAATATCTGTTGCTTTATGTTTGAATGAAGGATTGATGTATATTAAATCTATGTAGAATGGTAATCCTCTATTCTGGGCATATAAAATTGAACCTTACAATAATATACCCAAAGAGAACAGTAATCAAGTAAATGAAGAAATAAGTAATCTTACTTCTTCTCAATTAGAAGAATTTAATAATCGTTTTGTAAAAATTGAGTCTCAAATTAATGAGCTTCAAAAAAATATTAAACCTAATGGTGGTGAATTTCCATTATGATGAATGTTAATCCAATGCAATTGATAGGATTATTAAAAGGAGGTATGAACCCAGAACAGCTAGTAAGGTCTATTATAAAAGAAAATAATATAAATGACCCTACTATTAATGAAATGGTTTCGTTAGCTTAGAATGGTGATATTTCAAGTCTTAATAAAATGGCAGAAAACTATTTTGGACAACAGGGGTTAAATTTTGGTCAGGAATTTAACTCATTTATGTCTATGTTTAAATAAACAATAATAAAATAATATTTAGGAGGTATTATTTATGGGAGAAAATGGTTTAACAGTAGCAGATGCTTTGGCATTGCAAAACAAAAATGGACAGAATAGTAATGATACTTTTGGCGGTGCCAGTGGCGCATGGTAGACTCCTGCCACCTTATAAGGTAACTTATATTGAATAACCGCGGAATTAAACGGGAAGGCTGAAATGCTAATCCGAACCGAAGACTTAACAAAGTTAAGTCAGGGGCAACGCATAGAAACTGAAAAGATATAATGTTTCCACGAGGCCGCGGCACTATTTAATTAAAAATAGTTGAAAAGTTATGCTGAACTATTACGAATAGAAAGTAATAGAAATATAAGATAAAAAGCTTATATGATAACATATTGGGGTGATTATATTAATTCTTTTCTTTGCAGTAGGAGGATGGAACGGAAATCGTGGTGGAAACGGTGGTCCAAATACAGTAATAATTCCTAACAATGAAAATAATGGATATAATGCTTGTTGCACACCAGCAACTCAGCAAGGCATGACAGATGCCTTTAATTTCAATAGTCTTAATAATAGCATTAGAGGTGCACAAAATGGTTTATGTCAAGGCTTCTATGCTATGAGTGGAGAACTTGCTAATATTGGTTCGCAGATACAAGCAAATTCTTATAATAGTGAAATTAATGCAATGCAAAATAATTTCGCATTACAGAACGCAGTAAATTCTGGAGTCAATGGAATTCAGCAGTCACTAAATTGCGGTTTTGACAACATTCAAAGTGCGATTGCTAATACAAACTACAACATGAAAGATTGTTGCTGCGAGACAAGAGAGTCAATTATGCAGTCTAATTTCAATAATCAGAGCGCATTCAATAATATTCAATCTCAAATGCAGTCTGGATTCTGCGGCGTTCAGAACGGACAAGAAAAACTTAATTATGCTATTGCACAGGCCGCTTGTGAATTAAAGACTAATGCAGATGCTAATACAGATAGAATTATTAATCATATGGTTCAGTCTGAAATGGATAATTTAAGAACTCAATTACAGTCCGCTAATTTCCAGTTGTCACAACTTTCACAAACAAGTAATATTATAAATGCTCTTCAACCCACACCTTAGCCTTCATACCTAGTAACCTCACCGTATCAATCAATTCCCCTTGGCGGAGTATTCCCTACAAATGGAAATTCTTGCGGCTGCTGCTAAGTGATGCTTTATGAGTTGCTCAGCTACTAAATGCCTTTGTGAGCATTTAATTATTTCGCAAAGTGTTACTTATTCCAATGGTCAATTGATTATTAATATTCCAGCTGGTAGTTATGGGAATAATGAAAAATACTGTATAGTTGTTGGGTAGTCAATTCCATTAACTACAACTATCGCCGCAAATGCAGTTATTACAATAGGAACTGGTACTACAGCATATCCATTAGTAAATAATGATTGTACGAATGTGAAAGCTTGCCAAATTCATAGCCGTACAAGATATTCTGTAAGAGTTCATACTAATATTTAGTCTGGAGTTTTTAAAATGCTGGGGACATCAAATTGTTCCATGTGCGGTGCGGCCGCAGCATTACCAATAACTACTACAACTGCAAAAGTAGATAATGAAGGAGATGAGACTAATGCAGAGACTTGAAGAAAGAGTTTGTAAGGAACTCGAAAACATTGGGGATAAAGGTTTAACATCTTCTAATCTTGATACTACCTATAAACTAATAGATATTTATAAAGATATTAAAGAGGCCCATTATTATGAAGTTAAGGCTAAGAAATATGAAGATTGGGTAGAATCAGAAGAAGTTCATGGCGAACATTTTTTAACTGAAAGTCAAGATGAGCAGATTAATAAAATTATGGACCATATAGATAAATTAATTTATGAACTTTATAATTATACTGGCACTCGTGCTGAAAAGGATATAATTAAAAGACATATAGACAAATTAAAATCAATGTAAAAGAAAAGGGAACAGATTATTCTGCTCCCTTTTTAAAATTCAATTATTTTATTGCTTTCATTATCATGCACTGCCCAGTGACCTATTAGAATTGCATCTGCTGTATCATTGTCTACACTTATATCATAAAAACGCTTAACTTTAATTTGAGCGTTTTTCTTTTTATCTGAACGAGTTTTTCCTTTAATCTCACTAAAAGCTCTCCATGTTGACGGCGGCACGACTTTATAAGGTAAGCCCAATTCATAGAAATAATTTTTTAAAACCCCCTGTAAATGAGCAAGTTTCTTAAAAGTAGTAACACCTTCTTGTCCACTATCAAACTTTTGAAGCTATATGTCTTCAAGTACTACTTGGTCTGGCCTCCATTTATCAATCATAGAGGCTACCCAGTATTTAGTCTTTGCAATTCTTTCTGTACTTTTATTTCCATCTGAGGTCCATTTACCAAATTTAATTAATTTTCCATCATCAAATATTGCCCAACCACTTGTAATTGATGCCTAATCTAAAGCAAGAATTCTAAAACCAGTTTTCTTTACTACAATATTATCACTATGGGCATAAGGATTGTTTTTACAAGTTGGACACTCATAGTTCTTTCGCCGCCACTTCTCATAGGATACATGACATTCATGACCTTCTGGACATTCAACCAATAAATCTGTTTTTAAATTAAGATATTCGGTTGACTTTAATAGCCAACCATTTTTCTCTATATCCTATTTTACATCTTCAAATTTAATTTTGTTTGCCATAATTACTTATTATCTGAACTACCAAAACCATTTTCTGCTCTATCTGTTTCATCAAGTTCAGTAACTTCCTCCCACTTAATCATAGGTGACTTAGCAATAATCATCTGAGCAATTTTATCTCCCTTGTTAATTGTATAAGAGAGATTACCAGTATTAGTACAGATAACGCCAACCTCTCCACGATAGTTAGCATCAATGGTGCCCGGTGTATTTGCAATTCTTATATTTGTTTTTAAACTTGTTCCACTGCGAGGTCTTAGCTGCAACTCGTAGCCGAGAGGAATACCAACTTTAATACCCGTTTTAACAAGGACTGTTTCATGAGGCTTAAGAACTGTTTCTTCAATTGCATAAACATCACAGCCAGCATCAGAATCATGAGCATAAGTAGGAATAACTGCATCTTCACTAATCTTCTGAATCTTAACTGAAATACGTTCTCTAGGGTTTTTAACGAGTTCATAAACAGAAAGAAGAGATTTATCAATTAAAGTAATCAACATATCTTTCTTATTGTCTGACAATGAATCATCAGCTTTAATTTCCGCAATAAATTCCTTTATCGCTGCGCTCTCTTCTTCAATATTAATATTGGGGTTCATATTAATATTATCTAGAACTTCTTTCTGAAAAGAACTTGATTCAAAAATCTCTGAAAGTTTTTCTTTAAAAGTTGGATAAACACTATCAAATTTTTCATCTGGTAAATCCAGAATTGCCATAAACTGTTCTATAGTACCATCACTACCAGATGTGCTAGCTATCTTTTTAAAAGTATCTCTAATTTCATTCTTCATTCTTATATCTCTCCTTGTTTATCAAAATTTGTAATAATTTCATCAATGACTCCATATTTTAAAGCTTCCTCAGCATCAAAATACCAGTCATCTTTGCGATGTTTGTCATATTTTGTTTCTTTAATCTTTGTATTATCAATTGTAATCTTTTTTAAAATAGATAATTGAGTTTTATAGAACTCTGCATTCTGAATAAACTTATGTGCGTCACCTTCGTTTGCTGAGCATCCTTCATGAAAAAGGAACGAACTATAAGGATAAGCAAATCTTTTATGACCGCAAATTCCAATAAAGAATCCACCGCTATATCCAGTACCAATTGTAATTGTATGAACTGGTGTTTGAGAAATTTTAATAGAACTAATTATACTAAATACTGCATTAAGGTCGCCACCTGGTGTATTAATATAAATTTTTATTGGAATTCTTTCTTCAACTGGGGTTTGATTGACTGAATCAATTTTATTCCAAAATTTAATTAATTCAAAAACTTGATTTGCATGGTCTGGAGTAATTTCTGCCTGAATAAAAATTGAACGTTCAATAAAATCAAAAGTTTCAAGAGTTTGTTCTACATCTATATGATTTTCAGAATTAGTAAGTTCTTCAAAAATATCTATATTTTTACTTTCTTCCTCTAGCATTACATCATAGGTTTGTCCAACAAGATTAAGAAACTCTTCTTTAGTTTTTAGTGTTCCATCTTCATTATAAATTGATATTATGTCTTGTTGATTAATCTTTTCTTCCATTCATTAAATCCTCCAAATCATTTTTCTCATTTTCTAATTGCGTAATTTCTGTAATTAATTTTTGAAATTTAGGGTTATGTGTAAAAATATCAACTTTCAGTTGCTCTAATTCTGAGTGTTTTCTTTCTAAAGAAAAACACAATGTTTCATATCTTTCAGAAATTTGAGTTAAAACATCTTTTTCCATTATCTTCCCCTCCTCTTTATTTTGTATTATAATTATACCATAATTTATCTTAAAAGTCAATATTTGAGGATTTATAGTTTTTAGGTTTTGTCTTTAAAAGTAGACGTATATTACTGTCACTTTTTTCAGCAAGATTTATTGCGTTCCTGTTTTTCTTATAATATTCATAGTAAGATTCTCTTGCCGCGGCATAACCCCATTTAATGACATAATCCTATAATTGATTAATATTACTTACTTTTTCTAGAATAGCCTTACTATTTTCTTTACTTTTTAAGAATAAAATAATTTGTATTATTTCATTTAGGGGCTTGTTAATGTTTAGCACTATATTCTCATAATAATTTTCTAATAAAAAGTCCTTAGAGTAATTAAAAGTAATATATAATCTTCTATCAAATAGATTACTATATCTAATAAATTGATTATAAAGGATTTCGTTATCAATTTTTAACCCATGAGTGAATTTAAAATTATGCTTTTTATATTCCTAAAGAAAATCTAAAGATTCTTGTAAATGAATAAAATCATAATCCGCAATATAAATATTTGTTCTATCAGGTTTATAGTCTGTAAAATCCTTATTTTCCACTCTTATATAGGAACTCTGTTTCATTGTATCATAAGATTTTGTATTAGCTAATCGTTCCACAAAAGAATCATAAGGGAGATACCTCGGCGGCACCTCGCTTATTTCATTTTTTAAAGGAAAAAATTTCTTATAGAAACCATATCCATATAGAGTTTTATTATCCATTCTCATATTAATTTTTTTTGAAATTGATGTATTAGGATTTTCTTTAAAAAAGTAAATATGAGTAAAAGTTGTTAATGGGTCAGTTGGCCGCACCATTCTAACTATATTGTTTTTATTATAATAATAATTATAAACTTTCATTAATTCTAAATTGGGAAATGATTTAATATTAGACCAAAGGTCTAAATCTACTATTCCTATTGAAGCCATTTAATTCCTCCCTTTACTCTTCAATTTCAATTCTTTCTGTTGATGATTTGGTTATATATCCATTCTCATCAATTTCTTCAATTTTCTCAAAGAGCGGCCATTCTGTATTTTTGTATTTTTTAGGAATGAATGTATCGTCCCTTTTTATCCCAGTGATAATTAATTTTGTACCTCTCGAAAACCAAGACTTTTCCAAAACGTGTTTTGTTCCATCTGTATCCTTTGCTGAAATTTGTTTATCCCATATAGAGAACTGTGATTTCCAAACTTTAACTGTAACAACGCCAGAGGTTGTCAATAAAGTTACAATACCTTTATTTTTATCTTTATCAATAACAGTTCCTGCAATTCTATTAATTTCATAAATAACAACTTCATGTCCATCTTTCGTTGTAAATTCTCTATCAATTATTGGCTCATCTGGTAAATTTGTATATTCAACAATACCATAAGCTATATTTTTAAGAGAAGCAAGTTCATGTTCATGATAATAAAAATTAAGACTATCCATTTCCCATTTAGAAATACTACCCTCTGTATATTTTTCAGCAACATCATCAAGTAATGACTGGTTAAGAGCATCTAGAATTATATTATGATTCGCTTTCATCCATGTTCTTACTGCATCCATTCCTTTCTTATAGGTATTATCCCAAATACTTTGTTTAATTAATGCAGTCATTTCTTCATTATTAATTTCAACATTTTCAAGAATATTTTCGTCATAATTTTCAATAAAAAACTTCATCGCAATCTTATCAAGTCTATAATAATTTCCTTCTTTAAATTGTTTCAAATACTTATTAAAGTTAAAAAGTTTTTTTTCAAAATTTAGCTCTTCTGGAATCATATTCTTGTTAATAAGCATTTGCATATTCTGGAGAGTGATTCTTTTCTTTTTGTCTGCAATAAGTTCAAGATATATTTGCATTGCTTCTTTTCTATTACCATTATAAAGAGAGTCAAATGCACCAGATTTAATAAGAGAAATCATTTGAACTTTATTGACTTTAACCTTGTTCAAAAAATCTTCAACTGAAGTATAAGGTCTATTTTTGATAATATCATAAATAAGTTGATTACCAATTCTCGTAAGACCACGAAGCCCACAAATAATCATATCTTTTTCTACATTTGGTGAATAGGTAATATCAGATTCATTAATATCAGGAAGGGTAAATTTAATACCACTACTTTTCATTTTACCTATCGCCGCAGCAATACGTCCATAATCAGCAGAAGAATTTTCAATTTTTTCATCCTCATTATCTTCGTCAAAATTAAATTCTTGAGATAAATTCATTGAGCCAGAATCCACTATCAAATTAGCTGTATTCCAAAAAATAATAGGGTATTTATATGCAAGATTTAGTTCTTGTAGACCAACAATTGAATAAGCAAGTGTATGAGCCATACAGAATGAATATCCTCTACTACTACTAAAAATAACATCCCAACAATAATGAGTGAGTTTTTCACTTAATCCTTGTTCTTTTGCTGTTTGATAATATTCGGCCTGACATTCAAGGAATTCCTTTGGCTTTTTCTTTGCCACAGCTTTACGAACTCTATCTGCAAAAAGTAATGAATGTCCACCAATTTCCTTATCCTGTAACATACTCATCATAGTTTCCTGTGTTTCACAAATTCCATAACTTGTATCAAGCCAACTATGTAACCATTGTCTTTCATGGTTATTAAGTCCATAACTAATCATTTCTTTTTCCCAAATTGTAGAATCTTTCTTTCTCTTTGCGAAAGTATCAAGTGGTTGTTCTGCTCCTTTCTCTGGCGGCATAAGTCTCATTACCGAATTGATAGCCGCTAATTCCTCAACTGTAGTTGGTTTTGTTAATTCGATACCTTTTATTCCACTCTGCTGTTCCATTTGAAATAATGCTTGAACCTTATGCTCGTGAAGCATTTTCCACATTTTTTCACTATCTCTTTCGATATTATAGACTCCAATTGCTTCCTCGTAAATTTCTCTTAAGGTCTTTTCTTTTCCGTTAATATAACCATACTTGACAAGCAGGTCTAAACAAGCTCTTATTCTATCGAGTGCTTCAATTGAAAGCAAGTCGATTTTAATAAGACCACAACCTTCGGCAGTATGGAGGTCGAACTGAGTTACAATATCTCCATTGTTTGTAGCCATTAATGCTGTTGTGTTTGTAATATCTTCATCATAGAAAATTACACCACCAGCATGAGAGCCAACACCATTACAAAGTCCTTCAATTCTTTGAGCAACCTCCCAAAGTTCTGGATATTTCTCTGTCATAAGCTTTTGGAACTTTGTATCTGCTGGTATATCGTTTTCTTCGTCACCATAGAATGTTTGTTTTAGAGTTCTATCCATTCCTCTGTCAGCCTTAATAAAGGAAGATAAATACTGAGCCTCGTCAATATCAACTCCCAAACCTCTCGCGGCGGTAAGGATTGCAGACTTACTCTTTTCAGTTCTAATTGTAAGAACTTTTGAAACTCTATCTGAACCATATTCATCTTGAAAAGCTTTATAAACTTGTGCTCTCTTTCCTCCTTCTATATCTGTATCAATATCGAGAGGGGATACACGCTCTGGGTTAAGAAAACGCCATGCACGAAGTGGAGCTTTTTCAAGAATTGGGTTAATCTGCGTAATTCCAAGAATATTCAATAGTATAAAACCACCACCACTTCCACGGCTTGGGCCAACAAGAGAATTTCCTTTTTCCCAAATTATATTAACATAATCTCTCATATTAAGAAGATAAGCACTCCAATAAGTATGCTGTTTTTCTGACGCAAGACGAATTGCTGTTAAACATTCATCAATTGCGGCAAAGGTTTTTTCATTTGAATACTGAATTGGGTCGTTCAAAATCTTTCTTACAATTGCCGCGGCCATATCTCTATCAGGTTGTCCTTCCGAATGATAGAAATAAGAAAGTTCCCTAATTTTATTCTCAAACTGATGAAATTCTTCAAATGAAATTGTATCGACTGTCTTAGGAAGATAAGGAATTTTTAGTGGTTTAATCAGACTATAATCTTCGCAAACATCATAAACCAATTTTGAATTTTCCATCCACTGTGTTACTGTTTCAGTTCCAATTGTTTCATCCATATAAGAATGAATTTCTTCTGTTGACATCATATATGTTGTAGCATAGAAACTTTCTGTTTCTCTATCGCCGCCCTGTGAATTAAGAAAAGCCTTATGAATACTTGCATCACTTTTCTTTAAATAGTGGGCATCGAGAGTAATAATAACTGGAAAATCAATTTCCTCTGATATTCTTTTAATCTGCTGATTTACAAAAATCTGTTCCTTATTAAAGGAAGGTTGGGTTTCAAGATAAAAATTTTCTCTACCCACAATTTCTGCTATTCTTAAAATCCAAGCCTTTATATATTCATAGTCTTCTTCGTTTTCAGTTCTCATATATTTCAGAAGAGATTGACCCACATAGCCGCCAGCACAGGCATTAGAACAAATCACATGGCCGGGATTGGCTCCAATAATATCAATAATATCTTGATAATAAGTAGGCACACGAATCATTCTTCTTTCTTCAAAACTTCTTAACCATGCTCTTGTGGAAAGTTCTCTTATCTGCCTATGCCCCTCAGCGTCCTTAGCCACTAACACAAAATGAAAATACTTGTCAGTTTCCTTATTAAAATTTTCTTTGGTAAGACCATTTCTACATAAATAAATCTCATTACCACGAATTATTTTAAAATCGGGATATTTTTCTCTTATTTTTTTCTCAACCTTTTCACAATCTATTGCTGTATTGATTGTCTCATGGTCAGTAATTCCAATAAATCTATGTCCAAGTTCAGCTGCATACCAACAAAGTTCATCAAGTCTGTTCGTACTATCCCTAAGTCTAAAATTTGAGCGGTCGGTATGGTTATGCAGACTTCCATAAAATTCCATTTAGTACCCTCCTTAAAATAGAGATGAAGATTTCCAAAATTTCTATCTCTTATTTATTTTCTATATATATTATATCATAATTTATAGAAAAAGTCAAGGATTATACCTTGACTATTCTTTTTACTCTAAAATCTCATCAATTTTATTAATTAATTCTTTTGCATCTTGTGATAATTCCTTTCTTTTCTCAAACTGATTTAATAGTTTATCAATTTGATTAATTTACTTTGCATATCTTTTTGCTCTTACTAACATTTTTTCTATCAAATAATCTCACTTTTTCTCACCTTGTTTAATAATTTCATCACTAGCATTTACAACATGATGTTTGTTATAATCATATATAATTAATGGCGTATTGTATTTTTCGCATAACTTAAAATTATATGTTGTTCCTTTAGACTTTCCGTTCCAAAAACATATGCATAATCTATCTGAGAAATCCTTAAGATATTTGTGCATTTCTACATTTCTAAGAAATCCTGCACGTTTTCTATATAGCTTCCAGTCAGCTTTAAAAAATTTTAATTGGAATATTATTCTTTTTACAAAAAGAGATGGCGAAAGTGTCTGCTCCTCTCGCTCCACCACTAACTATTTCAGTAATAGTATATTTATTATATAAAAATTTTCATCATATCCTGAAATTCTTCATAATCATTATATTCTCGACTACCTGCTACTAAAATTTTCATAAATATCCTCCTGTTTAAATTTTTGTATTACCATACCTTAACTAACTTAACAATATAATATAAGTCATCTTTCTTTTCTTTTCTTGTTGAAGAATATGAAGTCAATTCATACCCCTCGTTATCTGGGTCTTCTTTTGCTTTTCTAATAAGTGCTTCTGCTTCTTCCTCAGAATTTGTTCTCCATTCTTCTGTTCTTTTTAAAATTATTTCTTCCATAGTTTTTCTCTCCTTTTCCTATTTACTATAATAATTATAGCATAATTTATTTAAAATGTAAAATCTTATGATTAGAATAAAATATTAATATTCTATTTTTAGTATTTTGCATATTTTATAATGTCATTATTAATTTTTATAAAATGCTTATATATTGCCGCCTGCTTATCAAGAATATCTTCAAGAGTTTCCCAACAATCTTTTTCTTTGTTGTAATAAAAAATAATCGCATTACTGTTAGTTATTCTGTGGCAAAGAAGATTACTTTTAAGACTGCGAAAGAGATTTTTTTCTTTGTCTTGATATTCTTTTTGTGTCTGTTCAGACAAATCTAATAAAAATTTTTGATAAATTTGATGGTCAAAATAAATGGCTGTAATATCACCATTTATCATTTTTAAAAAATCTCTAAAATTTTCAGGTGTACTTATTGTTATACCATTTTTGTTATTGTTGATATCATAGAAATCATGTTCTAAAGAAATTATACGAATATTATCAAAAAAATTGTCTTTACTTACTTTATTCTCTTTTTTTAACTTTTTATCATATGCTTCACACTGTTCCGAAGAACAGAACATTGAACCGTCTAAGGCTACATACATTAATTTAGTTTCCATTATTATCCTCCTTAAATCTGTTTATAATATATTCTTGATTTTTTTAAATAAAATTAAAACGAAACATCAATAATTTCCATCTCGTCTGCTAATATCTGCGGCTTTCTCTGGCCGCCCCATTCATTTATATTTGCTCTACCAGCAATTGTAATTATTAAATCATCACTAATATTATCAAGCATTTTAATTATTTCTTCTGCTTTAAATTTTATATAAGTAATTCCATTATAAACAAGCCTTATAGTATCATGATTTTTGCCAATTATAGAAATTTCATTTTTATTAACCTGAATATTTTTTATAATAATAATTGGCTCATCATTACCTTGCGACCACAGAGTTTTTCCTTTATCCATTTCCTCAATTAAGGTAGATAGTGCAGGATAACTGCCATTAACAACAAAATCAGCTTCATAGAATCCTTCGTTGAAGTTGATATCCGCCAATTTGTAATTAGCATAATTAGTTAGCTTATCAATATTGGAAATTTTAATTGATTGTCCAAAAGCTTGAGAATGTCCTTCTGCAAAATCCATATAGCCACTATCTAAAAGAAATTGTCTAAAGTCCTGTAATTCGCTTCCATTACGGCCACGACCTGAGCCTTTTAAAAATCCATCTGGACTTGTTCTACCAAGCAGCACTGGTTTCTTATATTTAGCACTAACCCCCATTGCTATCAATCCTGTCAATGAATTAGGAACATCTAATTCATCAGCGTTGAGAATTAATATTTTATTGTCATCCAAACAATTCTCAATAATTTGAATATCAAGAATTTCCATTGCTTTTTCTTTTTCTCTATTTTGTTTTGCTTTAGCATTAACGCAGTTTCTTACGCTCTGTACACTAATTGTTTCAAAATTACCCTTGTCGCCGCGTTTCGTAGAAGGAACAATTTCAAGACCATCAATAAAAGCTTTAAATAGGTTTTCTTTTTCAGTTTGAGAGCCTATTCGAATAAGAGCATTAACAAGAGGAGTTAAATAAAATGCTACACCAATTTGAGTAAGATTATCTCCAAGCGAGTATGATTGCTTTTCAATTAAATCTTTCATAAATTGATTATTTATGTGGTCAAGTCCATATTTACAAATATATCTATTTTCTAAAGTTGTCATTTCCATCATATCACTTATTTCACCGAATGCAACTAAATCTAAATAATTATCAGCGACATTATTAAAATTAAATTGCTCATCACAATATTGAAGAAATTTATAAACAACCCCAACGCCACTTAAATTCTTATTAGAGTAATTTTCTGATAACTGATTGTTAATTACAACTGCATTTTCACTATAATGAGATGTAATATGATGGTCTAAAACCAATATATCATACCCTAAATCTTTAAGTATCTTATGCTCTTCAAAATCATTGCTTGAAGAATCCGCACATATAATTAAATCACATATCTTTTTATTAGTAAAATTTTCCATAATTGTTGAAAGTCCATGCGCCTTTGCTTCTGGTACATGATATTGAATTTCAACATTAGGATATTTTTCTTTCAAATTGTCATTAAAATAATTAATGAGTACTGATGAAGAAGTAAAGCCGTCTACGTCGCAGTCAACTACAAAATATATCGTACTATTATTATCTAAATGTTTTTTAAATAATTTAAAACCTTCTTCCATATTATCTAGCAGGGTTGGTTCTAATAAAAAATCTTTTCTAGGTCTTATAAAATTTTCATAACTTTCTCTAGAAGAATCAATAATCTTTCTATCAATTAACAAATTCCTAAAAAAATCATTATCTATATTTGTCTTTGTTCGTTGTATATACTTCATTTTTAAGAAAATTCCTCCTATTATATCCATATTGTCTTTTTATATAATTTTAAAAAAATATCTTTACCTTTGTCTGTTGGACTATCTTTTAAAGCCAGTAGATTTTGAAAATCAAATATAAAACCCATATTACAAATATTTTTGTAGCGTTCACATATTTTTTTTAATTTATTATAATATCTATCTTTCGATTTCCAATCCTCCCCTTCTTTATCAAAAGCAATTATTACTTTTTCTGCACCAGCGGCCACAAGCAATTTCATCTAATAATCATGAAAACTGCTACCACAAGCCGCAACAGCAATATTATTTTGATGTCCAAACATTGTATTATATTGAAGAACAGCTTTTTCCGATTCATATACTATTGCAATTTTATTTTTCTTAATATTACCTTTAACAAAATTTAATCCATAAAGATTATATCCAAGAGGATGAGAATAAAATTTTCCCTCGATTTGAATTGGCATATACTTACCAAGCTCAATATCTTCTTCATTAAGGGCACGTCCACGGATTCCAATTAAATATCCGTCTTTATCGTAATGAGGAATAACAACTTTGTTTTCAGATACTGAATATTTTATGTTATATTCTCTCATAGATTGAATACTAATTCCATCATTTAACCATTCTTGTGTTGGATAGAAAGTAAAAGTATTTAATAAAGAAGGATGTAGAATAGATATATTTACTTTAGGGCTATTTTTCTTATATTTCTCATAAACACTTTCATATTTGTTGTAAAAACCTTTTTCTTGAAACACCAGATTGTTTTCTGAGATTTTAAGAATTATATCTTTATAAAAATCATATTCTATTCCTAATAACTCATATCGCCGCCTAAACAGCTCATATATATTAAATGTATCACCGCAATCTGTATAACATTTAAATCTTTTAGTATTTTTATAATAATAAAGTTTTAAACTTGCTTCTGTAGAATCTATGTTATGACATATTGTTTTAAATATTATAGCGTTTGGTGTATCTTTATAATCATCAGAACCTAATTCAGTAACTAATTCAATTATACGTTCGTCTGTTAAACTTTGTTCCAATTCTTTTAAATCAATCATAATAAATCACTCAAATCTGTTTCTTTTATTTTTTCTTTTTTCTTTTCAAAATCTCCAAAAGCATTAGTAACTGATTCCAAAAGACTTTCTGGCTCTTCTCTAGAAATATTCATTAATAAATCCTCTACTACTTCATCAGAAACAACTCCATTATTATAAAAATCTTCTAATTCATCCATTTCTTTAGTCTTAAGACACTCAAAATCAATAATTTGAAAATCTTCTATAATTTTATTATCTGCTGTTGTTACAAATAAGTCATAAGTTCTACACGTTCCTAAATCTTTTCTAGACCAAATTCTAACCATATTCCAGCGGCCACGTCTGTTTTTGTAAATATCAGTAACGCAATTTGGACTGAATCCAAAATTCTTTTGAAAATTAGCAACCATCTTTAATTCATCTATAGATGGTCTTGACATAATACAACCCAAGTCTACAAGGTCTGCTATTGATTTAGAAGCTCTAATTTTTTTATAATCTCTAAAACCTTCTTCTTCGTCTCCGCTAATCTGAGTGGAAGTCATGATAAAAACATCAAGTTCAACCGCAAGATTTTTTAAGGCTGTTGTAAACAATCTTAAACAAACGTGTTCTGGAAGTTTTAAATCTCTATATTCATCTAGCATTGCAGGAGAAGAAAAAATATAATCATAGAAAAAATTTTCTACTCCATATTGTAAAGCATAACGTCTAAACAAGTTTTTAATTACTGAGGCACATGGGTCTGGAACTCTAGCAAATAACATATTATCTTTATATTTTTCCATAATATCAATAGCTTTCATAATTCTATCCATATGCTCTTCTTGATATGTTCCATATAGAAACATTTCCTCATTATATCCAGTAAGATACGCCAAAATCATCGTTTGAATTTCCGCGGGGTCTTGTTCTGTCATTATATAAAGAACTTTTTCATGATGTCCTGTAGCAATCCACTTACCATAAGTCGGTTCATATCTAATTGGATAAGCAATATTACAAGCATCACCAACCATACTTCTTGATTTACCCACTGATGTTGCCGCTGAACGTAAATACATTTTTCCCTTGCGGCCGCCACGAGCAATTGTATCAAATATTTCACCTTGAAGTGGACAACCAATTTCTGGAACTGTTTTTAGGTCTTGAATCAAGTCTCTTATACCATCATAGGCATTACTTTCTTCAACAACAGAATTAAGAACGTACTTTCTTTCTAGTCCAGCAATTTCCCCTTTTAAAGCATTAACAATATCAGAAGTACTTAATTTTTCAAAATTCATATTTATACTATCATGATTTTCATCTAAAGAATCCTCTGAATAGAATTTACTAATATCTTTTCCTGTTCTCTGTAACTCTCTTAATAGATTAATCTTTTTTAGTTTATTGTAATAATAAGAAAAGTTATTAGGTTCGCAATATGTTTCACAATCTTGAAGAAAAGCTACTCCGTTTTCTTTTTCAAATAAATCTTTAGCTAATGTATTAGATTGAAGAAAATTATCTATATCAACAGTATGAATAATTTCTGCTCCGTTTACATAGAGATTATAAATTGCAGAAAAAACATATTTATCAAACTGATTATGAAAGTCATTAGGTTCTAGGTGGTATTTATCAACATCACTTAAAAGATTGGGACGGCTCATCAAACTGCCAAAAATTTGGATTATGGTACGTCTATCAATTTGAATCAACCACTTTCACCTCCTAATGAATTTAGGTCAATAGTTTTCTTTCTTCTTCTTTTATTGACATAATCTTCTGGATTATATTTAATTGAAAGTCTGTCTTGTTCAAGTTGCCGCTGAATTGCTTTATTAAATTCTTCTGCTTTTTCTGCTTGCTGAGTATAATATCTTTCCGCTTCATCCCATACATATTTAATTATTCCAATCGAACCATTTGATTTTTCAATTGAATTTTTCTTTACTTCATAAAAATATTTTAAAGTAAGTAATTGTCCCTTGTAAGACATTCCCTGCTTTTTAAAATTTTGCATCTGAACAAGATTCCAGTCACTAACAGGTTTGTCATCTGAATATTGTCCAAATAGATTATAAATATAGAAGAACAATGCATCTCTGTCATCTTTTTGGGATTCACTAATATTAAGATTTTCTTCTGTCAAATATTTTTTAATTGTTTGAATAGAACAACCTATAATTTCTGCTGTCTTTGTTAAATTCTTTTGTTCACTATAAACTTGATTTATTTTTTCAATAATTTCATCTGTTATTTTAATTCTTTTCTTTTTTTCTTTCTTTGTTTTTTCTTGCGGTGCGGCCGCCTCAAAAAGATTTAAATATTTTGAAACTGTCGTGGGTGATATATTTAATTGTTCCGCCACTTGTTTTTTTGTTCCCAATTTTTTATAAAGAATTGGAATTTTTAAAATTGTTTCTTCTGATAATTTCATCTAATTTTTATTCACCCTTCTTCTTTATTTTCTATATATATTATACCATATTTTTATAAAAAAGTCAATATATTATTTTAAGTGGTACAATAAATAAGATTGTACCACTATATTTTTATATTTCCGATGCTAATTGGTCAAGGTATTCAGCCGCCTGAGCGGTAGAACTTCTTTCTGTAATAACCAATTTAACAGTAGAAAACATTTTTGCATAAAAAGGAGATTTTCTTAAATTTAGAAGTAACTTTAATCCATTTCTATTTCTAAAAATAAAAGAATCAGCTTGTTTATAATCTCCGTCAAATAGAATTCTTGTGCCTTCGCCGCAACGTGCAATTAAAAGTTTTATATGGTCTTCTGTAAGGTTTTGAGCTTCATTTACAATTACTATAGAATCTTCAAAACTACGTCCTCTGATAAATCCAGTAGGAACAATTTCGAGCTGTTCTCTAGAAATCATATCTTGAACCGCATCAATTCCGATAAGGTCAATTAACGGACCAATAGAGGGGGTTAACTTCTCAAAATCAGAACCCGGAAGGAATCCTAGTTCCATAGAATTTTCAACATAAGAATTATTAGGAATATAAACAATTTTCTTTATTCTTTCTTTTTCCAACTCTTGCAATGCAAAATTATTTAAAATAAAGGACTTCCTATATACCGTCTCTTTCGAGATACTTTAACACCAATTTAATGGTCGGAGTAGACTATATCTTCTTCTAATAATAGAAGCGTGGTAATTTAGAATTAATAAAATTCTACTCTCTTCCGAGATAGTCGTTGAACCTTTTCACTAACTAAGTGACTTGGCTGCTGATTGCCATATCTAAAAGACTTAGGTTTTCCAGTAATTAACCACGTTATTCAATATATATCACTATATAAGGGAGCTAATCAATAACCCGTTCCAAATTTGCCTCCTGCATAGAGTATATTAATATCTTTGTTATTAAGAGCTTCAAACAAACACATTTGTTCAGCATTTTTTGGAACAATACAATTAATCCACTTATTTTTAATTTTAAGATTATCAATTTGCATAAGTCTGCCATTACGATAAACAAAGCAGGCCATAATCTCATAATCTTCTTCTTGATGTCTTGTCATTACGATTGAGTCAAGATTTTTTACAATTAAATATTGATTTTCATAGAGTTTAATTTCTTCAGGCTTTTTACCAGTCTCAAAAACATGAGCTAAACGAGCATTATAATAATTACTATCAAAATTTAAATACCAATACTCTACACCAATATAATCATCTTTATTACCATATCCCTTAGTATTAATTCCATCAATTAGAGCTTTAACTTTTAAATAGACATCGTTAGTTAATAAAATTCCTGAAAGTTCTTTAGTAATTCTAAGTAGTTGGTCATCAACTGGAATATTCCAATTCTCACAATCTGAATACCAGTCTAAATTGTCTAAATTCCTAGAAATATAAACAGCGGCACGTCGTGCGGCCGCAGCAGTTTCTGGGTTGTTATGTTTTTTTAATCCATCAAGTTCCTTTAATACACTGGTGGCAATAATTAATTGATTATTCTTATCTTCTACAATTTGAGGATAATCTAAAAGTACACACGTATCAATAATATAAGTCATTTAATTCCTCCCAATAAATAAAAAAGGTAGGAGAATATCTCCTACCTTAAAAATTAGAACAATTCTTTAATTAAGATAAGGACTTTACTTAATTTATCCGCTTGTTCTGGTACAATTTCACTAAATTTAATAGGCTTTCCAAATTCTGTTTCTAGAATCTTTTTAGCATCTTCAATTACATCATTTGCAATTACCTTATTCCAAAGCTCCTTTGCTTCACCCATAAGTTCATCAAATGAACGTTCCAAATAAGGATTCTTTTCTTCTGTTGCTTCGCCGCCACTATGAGCAACTTCCTTATCTATTGCATCATAAATTGCGTCAACAAAAGCACTATATGATAATTCTATTTTAGGAGTGATATACTTAAAACGAGATTTAGTTAAAAATCTTTCATCTCCTCTAAAGAACATATATCTCTTATGTTCTATAGTATCTTCTTTCTTTATTGGAATTTCTCGTATATAACCTATTAAATCTACCATTTTATTAATAAGACCAAAAGGACGGTTTGGAAGAGCAGGAACAATCTTTGTATACTCCTCACCATTGTCATTTACATAAGTCTTTTCAGCTTCATGAGAAACAAAAATAAGACCATACCCAGCGTAAGCTAAATCTCTAAAAGGTGTCATAAAATTATCATCTAGGATTTTGTATCCGCCACCATATGCCGCAATATCCTTAATCGTTTCTGCTCCATATTGTGAGCAAGTCCATTTTTCACAAAGTTTAAACGCTTCATCGGCTGTATCAATTGCAATTGTACTAAACTTAGATTGTAGTTCTGGTTTCTTTATCAACTGAGAAACTGCAGACTTCCAATCTTGCCAAGTTTTAATTGGTTGAACATAAACATTATTTAGGGCATTGCTTCCTTGCTCGAAACCAGCTATCAAGCATTTGTCAAACTGAGAAGCAAGTGTGGTCTTTCCACCATTGTGTTATCATAAAAGTTTTTTATCTTTTATTTCTTATAGTTTCCTATAAGTTCAGCATATCTTTTCAACCATTGTTTGGTTGTAGAGTCTCTTGGGTTTTTATTCTCTTAAAAATAAATTTTAAAAGTTATTTTACCTATGCGTTGCGCGTGTTATCTCTTTTAAAAATAACTTCCGCTCTGATTACCATGCTCAAAAAAAGTTTAGGTTTCCAGCTTTTTACTCTATTTTCATTATTTAATTACTTAAATAAGGGGCGTGTTTCACCCAGCTTGTCCATAAATCAATGTAAATTTTCCTTTTAAATCTTTGCTTATCTTCTGCGGTTCTAGGTTAAGTAAATCAATAGCCATTTATTTCTCCTCCTTTTTATTTAAAACTATAAGACTTCGGATTAAAAACCGAGGTCTATAGTTTTCTTGGGAGAAACCTTCGCCGTTCTCTCATTCTTAAGAGCTTCATGGTCTGCCTTTCTCTTGTTAAGAATAATCTTTACATCATTTGCATCATAAGAAAGAGCCTCTTCAAGTCCACTAGGGGAGCCACCAGTAATTATAAGTTCCTTTCGACTTTCTGTTCTAGAACGTAGAATTGGTTCTCCAAATCCCTGCTCTTCCTTCCAAGTAACTACCTTTCGTGTCATACTAATTCGACCTGTAACATGGACTGTATCGCCCTTGTTCCAGTTTGTTTCAATAAAGTCCTTAGCTGAACCAGAAGCAATAAGGTCAATTACATTTGCCTTGCCGGCGTATCCTACAAGAACAAGACTAATAATATCTCTTCCTGTTTCATCACCATCTCTATTTACTTCCTGTCGAATATTAGCAATAACACCTACTACCTCAAACTTAGCAGACTCTTCGTCATTATTTCTGTAATCATTAAGGAAATTAGCTGAAATCTGCCATGAAGAAACAACATTTCCTTCTCTGTTTACATAGGGGTTTTCTTCTATTCTACCATTAGAGATAGTAATCTTCGATGCCTCACTTTCATCATCTGCAGCCGCGAGAGAGGTAAACTTTTCTTTGTACCCTACAATACGGTCATAAACCTTATTATCTGTGCCGTCTTTCTTCTTTCTCATAGAGAACATTCTAACTGGAATAATATTCTCTGTTACTACTCCATCAATTTCTTGGTCAACACGAATTTGTGCATTACCACGTACCCAGCCGCGACCATCATTTGTTATTCCTTCTACAATTTCAAGTTCATTAAGAATACCACTAACATAAACTTCATTTTTACTTTCAATCTTATTAATATCTAACATATATTTCTTTTCCTCCAAAATAATTTAATCGCAAAATAACAATACTTTTTCTTAAAAGTTGAGAGGGTACTTAACCCTCTCAATTATGAACTTAAAATTAGTCCTCTGTTGCGGCATCGGGGTCGAAATTAGCACCTGCTTCTGTAAGAGCAAAATACTTAATTTCCTTTACCTTGCCATCCTCAGTTTCAACTGTCTCAGTAAATCTTTCTGCATAACCCTTCTTTACAAGACCTGTTACCGAACCTGTTACTGAACCTGCCTTTTCAAAACCGAGAGCTGACTGAACATCCTTAGTTGTGAACTTAACACCTGCACCTGCTGCCTTCAAATAATCAAAAACTTCTCTACTATTTTTTGTCATCTTTGTTGCCATAATAAAAATCACTCCTTTAAAAATTTTAAAATTATTTATTTATTAAATAAAAACTCACAACTACAAAACTTTTCGTTTATGTCGTTTGTTTTATTTTCTATATTAATTATATCATATTTTATTAATAAAGTCAAGTTATAAACTTTTTAATTTAATTTAATTTTCTTAACCTTTATTATATAAATATTATATCATAATTCTCATTGAAAGTCAATTATTTAAGTCTTTAAATCCTTAACTCCACTCATTAGCTTTTCAATAATATTAGTAACTTCTTCCTTAGCTTTCTGGAGATTAGTAATTTGCTTATCCCAACTTGTACTAATAAAAACATATGCCAAACCTACCCTTGCTATTTCAGTAGCGGATAAATCAAAGTCATTATCAATAAGTTTTCTTCTAACTTTTTCAAACTTATCTGCATCTTGACGAGTTTCTTTTATAAATTTTTCAAGATTTTCGTCATGGGTTAAACCCTCTTTGAGATTATTTTCATTATCAAAATATTGGTCTGTAAGATTATAAATAGAATCAAGATAAGCGTTTAACGCTTTAATTGCTGATTCTTTATTTTCTTTAATAATATTAATTTTATCAATTAATGTCATTAATTTCCTCCTTTATTATATCATAAGTCTAAGGAAAAGTCAAATAAATGACTTATTCCTAACTTACAATTAAATCAACTACAACATCTGTATCAGCAATGTCTACTGCTTTAACGCCCGTTGCGGTTCTTGAAAGAACTCTAAGTTCCGAAGTGGAAATTTTTATGTTCTTTTGATTTACTATAATTATTATATCACAATCTTGTGCTAAAGTCAAATGTTTAATTATCTGGTCATTTTCACGAGTATCAGAAATCTTCTTGCCTTTTGTTGCTCTGCCGCAAGTAGGAAATTCATCCAAACTTGCTTTTTTAATAAGACCATGTTCAGATATAGTAATGAGATATTTATCCGAGTTGGATACTGTCTGAGCATCAATTACATAATCATCTGGAGATAATTTTATTGCTTTTACACCTGCCGTTGCTCTTCCAATCGGATTAATTTCTTCTGTCTCTATTATAACACAATTTCCATTATTAGTCAAGATACTAACTTTTTCATTATTCATAAAAAGTACATTAACTACTTGGTCATCGTCTTTAAGGTTAATTGCTTTTAAGGATTTACCACGCTTAATTGTATATTCAGAAGCTGCTGTCTTTTTAATCATTCCGTTCTTTGTGACAAAAACAAAATAATTAATTTCGTTCTTTCGAGCGAGAGAGGTTATAGTTGTAGGCTTTTCACCTGTTTCAAACTCAAAAAGCTGTGCAATATTAATCTTGCCATTTATAGGTAATTCATCAATTGAAAGATGGTACATCTTACCAAGATTTGAAAATACAAGTAAAGAACTAAAATTATCATCATTTAAAGTCTTAATTACAGCTTCATTTTTTGCAAGTTTAATCTTTGTACCCTTGCCACCGCGGCGAGTTTTTACAAGAGTTGTAGATTCCTGTGTATAAATGTTGCCAAGATTTGTATAGTAAATTAAGAGTTCTTTTTTCTCAATTGGTTCTGCATCTTCATCTTCAGAAGTAAAATCAAGATTTATACATTTAGTCTTTCTTTTATCTCCATATTTATTTTTAATTCTTAAAATTTCGCTTGTAACAATTTCTTTAAATTTGTTTTCGTCTGTAAGAATAAGATTAATATTTTCAATATTCTTATTTAATTCATTTTTTTCATCAATTAATTTTTGTAATTCCAAATTAGCAAGTCTTGAAAGTTTTAAATTTAGTATTGCTTGACCTTGCTCCTCAGATAAATTAAAATTTTCTTGTAATCTTGTTTTTGCGAGAGAGGGCGAAGAAGATGATTTAATAATTTTAATTACTTCTTCAATATTCTGAATAGCAATAATTAATCCATCTACAATATGAAGTCTTTGTTTCAGTTTCTTCAAATCAAATTCATATGATTTTTTAAGTATATTACAAAGATGTTCCAAATATGTTTCCATCATCTCTTTCCAAGTAAAACATTTCGGATATTTTCCATCTGCCAACATATTCATATTTATTCCATAGCTACTTTGTAGTAAAGTATGTTTATATAGTAGTTTAACAACCTTATTTACATTAGCATTCTTTGATAATTTTATGACTATTTTTACTCCATCCATATCTGTTCCATCAAATACGCTTTCAATACCATAAATTTTTCCTTCGTCTATTGCATTTTGTATTGATACTGTCGCATTAGAAGAAAATACCATATATGGTAAATTTATCGCTGTTAACTCATTGGTATTTTCATCATATATGATATCCGCTCTAATAATGGCGGCCTTACCAGTTCCCATTTTATGACTTTCTTTAACTTCCTCGGAATTAATTATAGTTCCTCCAGTCGGAAAATCAATTGGACAATAAATTTCATCAAAATCAATTTCAGGATTATTTAATAGTCTTATTAAAGCATCTGAAACTTCACTCAAATTATGAGAGGGGATAGAAGAAGCTAAACTTACTCCGATTCCAAAATTTCCATTTACTAAACTATTTGGGAATGTTGTTGGAAAATAAGTTGGATATTCTTCTTCCTCTGTATAATTAAGTTTCCATTTATCAATAGTTTCTTTTTGCAGTAAATTAGTCATTTCATCTGCAATCTCACCACTTCGCATTTCCAAATACCTATCGGCCGCAAAGTCGTTATTATGCATTAAGCTACCATTATTACCGTGAGTATCAATTAAAGGGTAGCGTAAGGAAAAATCTTGACTCATTCTTACTGCGTTTCCATAAATACTCGCATCCATATTATTCCCACATTTCTGTAGGTATCGACTATATCTTATCTATAAAATAGAAATACCCATTTCAGAGAAAATAGTTCTCTTACTCCTTCGTTCCAAGGATAGTCTGTACAGGTTTTAATTTATTTCTTTAAAAGAAGTAAATTAATTCCCACGGGATTAGCATAGAAACCCTTAGCTTTCCCCGTTAGCTTTTACACCCTCATTACTGAGAAAAGGTATAACAGGCAATATTATTTACCATGTGGGCTGAACATCATTGCTGCCGATTTTGTAGCTGTGGCTTTTCTTCTCTTGTTTTTAAAAGTATTTTTATTTTTGTATTGAGCATACAAAATAAAGCGCGCCCCTGTTTTTAAGCCATCCCTCGCATCAGGTAATGCTCTTGTTTGAATTACATATGATGCATAAGGAACGTAAAAATTTGGAAGTGCATCAGATACTTCTAATTCTCCATCAGTAACAATTTCTCTCATATAATCACTCCTTTTTTATTACACATATATTATATCATATTTCTAAGAAAAAGTCAATATTAATCAAAAGCGTCAAAATCTGCATTTTTACTAATGTATTCCTTACGTTCTTTAATATTCTCTCCAAGTAATACATCAAAATAATAATTTGCTTTTTCTGCATCTTCAAAACTAAAAGGAATATATCTACCTTCTTTTGAAAAAAGAGTATTTTTAAAATCTTCTGGTTCAAGTTCTCCAATTCCTTTTGCTCTTAAAATATCACCATCTGGTAATGATTCGAGTTCTTTTTCTGTATATGCATAATAAACTTTATCTTGTTTTGTTGTAACCTTAAACAATGGTGTCTGTCCCCAATAGACCTTTTTCTGTCTTAACAATTCTGGATAATATTTATACATAAAAGCCAAAAGCAAACACATAATAGAATATCCATCTTCATCTGCATCACACACAAAAACGATTCTTCCATATCTCATCTTTTTCATATTAAAATTACAACCAAAACCAGCTCCAATAGCAGTATGGAGATTTTTTAATACTTCGTTTGAAATTTGTTCATCTTCTGTACTTTTTAGTACATTGAGAATTTTACCTGTCAATGGAAAAGCGGCTGTATAATCACTATTTCTTGATTTTATTATACTGCCTAATGCTGACAAGCCTTCTACTATAATCAATTGAGATTTCTCATCATGGTATCTACAATCAGCAAGTTTCCCCGCTAAAATTGTTTTTTTCTTTAGTTCTTTATTAATTTCATTATCTCGTTTTAGTGCATTTTCTCTTGCTTTCTCCGCGGCCTTATCAGCTTTTTCTTCTTTTGATAGTACCTCGACAATTGCAAAAAAATCATCTCTAAAAATATTTGCAAAAGTTTCTAAAGCTTCTTTAGTTGCTGCAGAAGTTGCAGTTTGAGCTTCTTTATTAGCTAAAGCAGTTTTAGCCTGATTTGAAAATTGAACATCAGAAACTTTTACACTAACATATCCTTCTAATGTTTTTCTAATTAAGTCTCCTGAAAAATTTTTATTAGCTAGTCTATTAAACGTGGTTGTTAATGACCTTTTAAAACCTACAATAAATGCGCCACCATCTCTTACATACAAATTATTTGCATAAGGTTTAATTTCCCCATGCTTTTTATTCCATTGAATTGCTATTTCCACACTACAATCATTGTAATCCTTTTGAAAATATAAAGCATTCTTATGGTATCTTAGTGTAGAATCTAGACCGTCCAAAAGTCCATTTTCTGAATAAAATTCAGTTTTAATTCCATCTACAACTAAAATGATTTTGAATCCTTTTGTAAAATAAGATAAGTCCGTTAAATTCTTTTTAAGTTGGTCAATATCAATTTTAGTATCTTTTCCGTATACAGTGGGAGATGGAATATAAGTAATTTTTGTTCCAGTTAAAGAAGTGCTTCCTATAATTTTTACATCATCATTGGGGACAGCACCTTCGTCTGTTTCATGAAAAGATTGGTAGTAAATATTTCCATCTCTTTTTACTTCAATTTCAAAAAAGCTAGAAGTATGACAGACAATTTTCATTCCTTGCCCGTTGACACCTACCGCCTGTTTATAAGCATTTTCACCCTTATGCTTTGCACCAGAATGAGGTAGTAAACAGGCAGCAGTAAGGGAATTAATTCCATCATCTCTGATTGAACACGGAATACCTCTTAAATTATCTTCTACAATAATTTTATTAGTTTTAGTATCTATTGTAATAGATACTTGACTTCCATCTTTATGAGTAGCTTCATATTCATCTTGAGCATTATAAAGAAGCTCTCGTAGTCCTAAATCAATAGCCTCTTGTAAATCTGCTGAAAGATACATACCCAATTTTTCTCTATAGGCCGCGCCAGCAGAGAGAGTTTTTAAATCATTTGCATTATAACTCATTCACTTTCCTCCTTTTTTATTTTCTATAACAATTATATCATAAACTAAAGAAAAAGTCAAGATTATTTATCTTGACTTTCTAATAATTCTTTAGCATTATCAATAATAAACTGTATTGATGTTTCCTTGTTAAATGTGACTTCTTCACATCGTTCTATCTCATTATGAAACAATTTACAATTATTTATAACCATTTCACAATCATAAAGATTACCCTCTTTATCATAAGCTTTAATTTTCGTGCGAAACTCGCTCATTTTTATTTTCCTCTCCCCAGATAACATTCTTTCCACCAATTATTTTACTTTTACGTACGCAAGCTTGCTGTACCGCTTGTCTAGAAATTTGAAGATATTGTACAATATCAGGTCTTGTATAAAATGGAATTTCATCTATCCAGCATATTGGGGTTATATCTAACTGTAAGGGAAAATTAGAAGCATCTAAATCTCTCAAAAAATATTTTTTCTTGTATTTTCTGTTTTCTTTTGCGGCTGCACGAATTCCATCTGAGGTATAACCATCAATTTTAATATCTCCTAGTTTATCAAAAATTCCCTCTAAAGTCCCATCTAATTCATAAACAGCATATTTATAACAAGTTGTATCTATTTTTCTTTTTTCTCGATAAGGTTTATAATAAAAATGTTCCTTTTCTAAATTATAAGAATATTCCAAATATTTATTGTCCTCCTAATAAATTATACAGTTTGTTTCTATAGGATATTCAGTTGTTGACTTGGGATAAGGAAGTACTGTCGATGCGGGAGTAAGAGTTTTGTCAAGTCTTATTATATAAATAAATTGCTTACTCTCAATCTAACGGACATCGTGATACATTTCACAAAGTGCATCAACAAAACTTAAATTCTAGTTTCCATGTAACTTATATCTCTACCAAGCGGTAAACTAATGTCTTTCTTCTCCGTCAAGCCGCCAAAAAGCCGAAGATAAAAAATAACCTAAATACTCCCAATTAGTAGCCTAATAAATATATCCATAATTTCCCTCTTTTCTGCCAGAATAAGAGACTAATAATCTAATATTCTAACAATTTTTCTTAATCCATTTTATACCTAAAGAAATAGCTTGACTTTCACTATTTCTTTCTTCTGAATCAGCCATGCAAAATCTATTTAATTCATAATATTCATCTATATTAATTGATTCTTTAACATATCTGTCAAGTCTTATTTTAGACTAAGCCGCACGACCCCATTGCTAAACACCAACTAATTCTTTAGTGTTTATATTATAAATTCCTAAGTTTAATTTTGCACCTTTAAAGCCGCTATGAGAATAGTGGTATATACTTACAAATTTATTTGCATCATGAGAGTTTATTCTATCAATAAAATATTTTTGATTACTTATAAAAATATTAATTCACCTCTTTAAAAATATTATAAACTAAACTGTTCCCGAACGATTTCAAATAGATTTTTCCCTAAGAAAGAGAAAACAAATAAAGACCAGAAAATTAATTCTGGTCTTTTGCTTTAAACTGTTCCGTCACTGATACGAAATGAGTTCTTCCTTTTACACTATATAACTTTAAACCACAGATGGCTTGAAACTGAAAAAGAATATTAAGTTAAGTGCTGTCTATACTTCTCTCCTATAAGACAAATCAGTTTCTTCTATTTACAATAAGCCCTACCCCTACTTTTATGACAATACGTTTGTCAAAGGTTTAAGATACCTTTTTGACGATTAATATTACGATATTTATTAAACGAATAAATTTCTACTGCTCAGCTTATTAAACTATAAAGACATGGAAATAAAGAGCCTATCATCCCAACAGTCCCTTTATTTCTTTTTGTTATCGCAGTATCTTTTACAGCGTCATTACTGCGTTAAGGCAATTTAGTTTAATTTAAAATTAAAACATTTTGTCTTAAATTTGCTGTTCATACAGTGGTACAATCCATTAGTGTTGTATCAGTTCTTACTTAGCTATTCACTTGTAGTTACGAATATATCGTAGAGGTAATCAGTTAGTAAAACTAACCGTAAATAAGAATTTTATCTTACTTATATAGTATATCATATTTTTATAAAAAAGTCAAATAATTAACTAATAATAAGTATTAATTTATAAACTAAGATATAATGAATTGAGATTCTTTAAAATAAAAATCGCTTTTATCATAATAACCAATTATTTTTCCATTCTTATCAACTTTAAACTGAATTGCTCTTTGGTTAGTACTACCTCGATAATCTAATCCCTTAGTAGGCTTAGTTTTATCATATCTACCATCAATTAAAATATCCACAATTGAAAACAGGGTCATATATTCACCCCTATTCCATAATTCATTCACAGTATATCCAGTGTAAATAATTATATTAATATCCTCAACCTCTTGTCTGATTTTCTTACATAACTCTATTGTATCACTTATGTTCTTTGGGTGCAAGGGGTCACCACCACTAAGTACAAAATTATTAATATGACGATTCTTCAAAGAAGCAATAATTTCTCGAATTTTATTTTGTGTTAATTCTTTTCCACTATCAAAACTCCAAGTCTCCTTATTAAAGCAATCCTCACAATAATGTTCACAGCCACTGACCCATAAAACAGTTGATAGACCTCGTGCATTAGCGGTGTCAAAATAATTAATTTTTTGATAATTCATTTTTACTCACCTTTGTTTTTCTTTTTCTCATAAATATTTTCATGATTTTCTGCCCATAAAATTTCTCTTTTATCAGGGTAAAGTCGCGCCGCATCGTCAAAAAGTGTTTTCCATCTATCATCAAGAAAATATTCAAGCTGATAGATTTTTCTTTTTAAAATATAGATTTTATTTGAGTCGGTTTCTGTCTCCAAACAACGATTATAATATTCATAATCTCGTTCAATAATTGCTGGTAAATTTTTATCAAAAACCTTATGATTTTTTGCTAGAAATTTAGAATCCTTTAATATTTTATTCCAAAATTTTACTCCAAATGGACTATCATAATCATGAATTCGCTGATTTTCCTTTACCAAATTCTTAATTACATTCTTACGAACACGTTTAACTGGTTTCTTCGGACCTTTCTTTTTCTGCTGTTCCATTTAAATTTCCTCCTTATTTTATTATATTAAATTAAATTATATCATAAACTATAGTAAAAATCAAATAATTATTCATCCCATCTTAATCTGATAATAGAACAATTAACCGTTTTTCCATTAAAAAATCTTTTAGATTCTACAACATCAAAACCCTTATCAATAATAATCTGTTTAATTGTTCTCCATTTTAATAATTGTCCTTTAGAACCTTTATAATTAAAAAATCTCGCTAACTTTTCTTTATCTTCTTTAAATAAAGGTTTTTCAAGTAAGTTTGTTATCATTTTTATTATCTCTCTTTTTGATGGGACGGCCGCACAGCTATCCTCATAAAAATTGTTAGAAGCCTTAATTTTATTATAGCCACTTTCTATTGAATTATAATAATTTATATAATAAGCCTCTTTTTCATTAAGTTCTTCTTTATTGCAAATTTCGAGTATTTGAAATATAAAATTTTCGGGATGTTCATTTAATAAAAAATGAAATTCATCCTCATATTGAGTTGCATAACGACTAAAATCCATATGTTCGTTATATCTACGAATTATATCAACTGACTTACCAATGTAGACTTTTCCATTAATTATATTTGTAAAAGAATAAATTCCAACCATTCAGAAACTTCCTTTCTTTTATCTTATATTAATATTATATCACAATTAAAAGAAAAAGTCAAGATTTCTCTTGACTTAAAAACAAATAATTTTTCTATTTTATTTTTATCCTGTTTTAACTTTAACTTCAATCTTCTTCTAAATTTACGTGTTTTGTTCTTTCAAATACATCATAACTTCTTCCACGAGTTAACTTAGTTAAGTTTGATAAATAACCACATACACGATATGATGTTCTAACACGTTCAGTCTCACCGCACTTTGGACATTGCCAAGAGATTCCATCTTTTGTAATTATTTTCTTAAAATCATAACCGCTAAATCCGCATTCTGGATTTTCGCACTGACTTACTTCTGAATTTAATTCTGCATATAAACTTGTATTACCTATATGTTCAATTATTTCAAGGACAGTATCTATATTACCAGAGAGATTAGGTAATTCAACATAACTAATAGAACCTCCACTAGTTTTATCACTAAATTGAGCTTCCTCAGTTAATTTAGAAAAAGCATCAATCTTTTCAAATACAGGAACGTGATAGCCGTTAGTAAGATAAGTTCTTTGTGTTCCATCTCCAATTTGCCCGAAATCTTTTAAGCAAGCTCTAGCAACCTTATCTGTTAAGGTTTCAGAAGGAGTAGCATATAAGGCAATTGATACATTTATCTCTTTTCCAAGCTTATCATTGTGTTCGTTAATAAAATCGAGAATTTTGTGAGCAAGAATTTTTCCCTTTCCCTCCCAATGATTTTCTCCTGTGATATACTTTACAGTTTCATATAGACCAATATAACCAATAGTAACTGTAGCATAACCACCATAAACCAAACTCGATAAATCATCTTCTGGATTTAATCTTGCTACACCACCATAAACATAAAGAACTGGACAGGATTTAGCTTTTATTTTAGCTACATGATTTACTCTCCATAATAAATCTCTATAAGCAATTTGTAAATAATGCTCCAAATTTTTAAACAAAATCTCCTCCGAATGATTTAAATTATTTTCCATAGCAATATATGGCAAGTTTAGTGTTTGAACTCCACAGTTAAAACGTGACCATGTTACATAATTTCCGTCTTTATTTTTATATGGGGACAAAAGTGCCCTACAACCCATGCTTGGAGTATAAACCCCTTTAAGTTCTATATGCTTTTTAACACTCATATAATCTGGTACGAGTCTTTTTGCAGTACATTCTGCACAAAGTCTTGTTACATTATAGTATTTTCCACCACGCATTGTATTTTCATCTAAAGCATATAGAATTTTGGGAAAATTAGGATTAACATAATGCCCACTTGAATCTTTTAATCCTTGAATTCTTTGTTTTAGCATTTCAGTAAAGACCATAATCAAATCATCAATATACTTTCCCGCTTCTCCTAAATAGACAGAAACAGTTAAAAATACTGCCTGTCCAACACTAGAACATAATGTTTGACATTGATATTGAAAAGTTTGCATTCCATCTTTTATTTCATTTTTTAACTCATCCTCAACAAGTTGATTATAAACATCTTGTGAAAAATTGTATTTTTTATATTTTTTTCTTAACTTTTTTCGACTAACATCAACAAATTTTGCTAAATGTAATAAATTTATTGTTGTGCCGCCATAGGTATTGGAGCATACATGACAAAGAATTTGTGTAGCTACTGTGCAGGCTGTACGAAAGCTTTTTGGTGTTTCAACCCAAGTACCATTAATTTCGCAACCCTTAAACAATTCCTCAAGATTAAGTAGTTCACAATTAAAATTATCTCTCGCACTATAGGAGTAATCATGGAAATAAACAATTTTTCTTTCGTGAGCATCAATACATTCTTGTGGAAGGAGTTTATCCATCATCTCTCTACTCGGAATTTCAGCGAGATATGCATTTTTAATATGAGTAAGTTCATTGTTTTTATTGGCATTTTCTTGCGAAACTTCATTATTACAAAAAAGAACCTTTTCAATTTCCGTAGGATTCTTTATTGCTCTCTCCTTGTCCATTTTATAAGCACTATATTCTCTTGCTACATCTGGGACTTCCCTATAAAGAATACTCATAACAAAATTTTCAATTTTTTCAACTTCAATTTCATTATTCTTAGATTCCTTTAATACTAAACTATTAACTTCATTAACCAAGTCCTTAACCTTATTAAAATCTGGATAACCAATTTGATTCCATGCTTGTATTATAGCGTGTTGAATTTTTGTATCATCGTATTCAAATGCTCCATTTTTCTTTAAAACTACCATTTTATACCCTCCTTCTATATCTTTATATCAATATTATATCATATTTAATAGAAAAAGTCAAGATTTTCTCTTGACTTAATCTTATTTCTCTTCCCATTCATCAATCATATTTTGAGTAATTGTTTTTATATAAGAATTCCCATTTAAACGGGTATATCTTTCATATAAAGATAACCAATCCTATTTCGCTCTAGTTGGTATTTTCTTTTCTTCTTTATATGTAACATATAATGTAGTTATCTCATGTCTCAACATTACTAAATCATTTTCATTTTGTGTCTTTAGCTACTCTTTTATATCATCTAATACTGTTTTTATTTTATTTATATCTTGACTGAATTGTTCATTATTTTGAGATTCTGCTATAGTCTCTTTCACAACATTTTTTATCCACTGTTTAGGCTTTTTTGCTATTAAGCCCCATAAAGCTGTAAGAGTAATAATAGCTCCAGCCGCACCACCAATTGTTTTTAATATTTCTAAGAATCCTAACCATGTCATTTCAAAAACCTCCTTGTTGAATAATATAATCCAAATGATATTTGTCTCTTACACGATATGAAGGTTCTGTTAATATTTTGCCGAGGGTTAGTGTTTCCAAATCCCAATAAGGGACTCTTATCAATGGTATATTATGTAATAAGCAATATTTATTTTTACGTCTGTCCCACTCACGTTGTTTTTTAAAACCTTGTATGTTTTTGTGAAAATATTTTGTATATTTGTAGTGCTAAATACCGTCGTATTCACATAAGAATAACAATTTATTATTTTTGAAAATTGCAAAATCGAATCTTAAAGGAACTCGTTTATTTCCTACTAAATCGTTAAAAGATACTTCCCTTTTAAATTGGATTCCATTTTTAGTGAAAATATCAATAAGTTTTTGTTCCCCTTTGGAAATTTTTTTAGTATTCATCTCTATCTCCTCTTTTTATTGGTACTTTATGAGGAATAGGAGTTTGAGGAAATACGGGGTAAGGCATAGGAGAAAAAGTAGAATAATTATCTTTAGAATGACAATAAGGAACTTTATTGGGTTCAATATGGTATGTTGCTAAATGATAATATCTTCCATCTCTCATCGGAATGCCGCAAGGATACTGTTTAACAAGTCTTTGTATCCTTTCTTTCTCAGTTAGTCCTTTTTCTTGTTCATAAAAGTTGCAATTAAGTTGTGCGGAAAAATGAGTTGTATTAATAATATCCAATTCTTTGTTTTGGTTTTCTTTCTTTTCAATATCTTCACGCCAAACTAATAATTCTGATTGCAATTTTTCTATTGAAGATTCTTTTAAAGAATAGTGAAGATGATAGAAAACTTCTTGACCTTCTGTAAGAGTATAAGCTTCTTTTTCTTTATTCCAAATAGCAGAAAATACTACAAAATATTCTTCAACCTCAAATAAGAACTAAACATTATCCTTATTTCTAAATTTAACTTCCTTTATTGCGGCCGCCAGCTCTTTATTATCTTCACTAAGCACTGATGATTCTATAGTAAAATATTTATTATAATCTAAAATATTTCTACCTTCGAATCCCGGCAATGGTCTGCCGCAAGTCTTAGAGAAAAAGAATTTAATCTCATCATCTTCTTGCGGATGTCCTAAATCTTTTTCAATTAAAGAAAGTGTTTTTAGATAATCTTCTCGGATGTTACACACTGGAAATTTTTTACAAGTAAAACATCTGGGGTTAGTTTTAGTATGTGTGGATTGTTGTTTCCTAATTGGAGTTAAAAAAGCTTCTTTATGTTTCATAGATTTCACCTCACAAAATAAAAATAAAAGAGGTAGTCATCTACCTCTTCCTCAATATAAAGTGAAATTTTAACAAAAACTCTCTAATGTTTTATTGTGCTATTTGTGACCAATCACAATCTTCATAATTCTTGTCTGGACGCTCTTGAATAATCTTTGCGTGACGAAGAGAATATTGTCCTTTTATGTTCTCTATTTCCATCGCCGAAATTTCAAAAACCTTATTCTTATACCTTTCAGGATTATTTACAATTGCATCTCTCATTTCATCTGTAATCCCGCTGATATAACCAATATGGGTAGGAATACCATCTTTCATTACAGAGAATGACAGGGCGGCCGCACGACCATAAAAATAATTCTTTGTAACAGGTTCCCATGCACCACCACGAGAGTATTCAAAATACATATTCTTATTTACTTTTTCAAGTGTTTTAACATTCTCCCAATACTCCCATATTTCAATTTCCTTACCTGTATAAAGACGAGTAGGTTGTTTATATGAACCATCAATAAAAGCGTCAATAGTTTGTTCAATTTCCATTTTAATCTTAAGAGTTTTTCTCGCTGGCCGCTTACCGGGGTCTGGAGTTGAATTTTTCTTAGTAATTACAATCCCCTCGTCACCACGAGAAAGAATCTTACCAAGTTCATTCCAAAGTTCTTCTTTTTCAAAATAGATTGCCTTATGAACATAGTCTTGATTAACAAAAAAACTTACAAGTTCTTTATTAAGATACTTTTCAATTCTATCTTTCATTGTTATATTAAGAAGACTCTTACCATTATAAGCCCATACGTCAAAAACATAATAGCAAACTTTTTCTCCCTTACTCTGTCTTTCCAGAGCCTTATCTTTAAGACAGCCTAATATAGTTGTTATTCGTCTACTACCTCTTTGATTAGGAAAATAAAGTTCTCCAAGTAAACAAGTTCCATTAGGAAGAGAATCAAAAAAAGACTGGCATTGCGGCACCCATTCAACCTTATTATGATAAGTACCATCAACAGACTTATCTCTACCATGAAGAATTATATTACCATCTTCATCCTTGATAATTCTTGCATACCAACCATCTTTCTTCTCACTGCCAATATACTCCCCAGAAAGAATCATTTGTTTAGTTTCTTCACTTTTATTTCCTTTGTAACTCTTAGGAAAACTCCAATATTTTTCTGTGGGTTCATTATTAAAATCAATTCCATCAATATATCCGTACATAAAATTCTCCTTTTGTCTTATTACTTATTACTTATACTTTTCTTTTGCCACAACAGCCATATGGTCTACGACTTCGTTGTAGTAATCATCTGAATGTCCTTTTACCTTTATAAATTTTATTTTTTTATTACTTTCGGTAATAATATTATAAATTTTTTTTATCAAATCTACATTCTTAATCTCTTCTTTCTTCTTTCCTCTTGTCCAATCATTGTTCACCCAAACAAAAACCCATCCAGTAAAAGTATTTATACAATAAGCACTATCACTATAAACTTCAATTTCTTCAGATGGCAAATTAAGACTTTGTTCTAAACCCCTTAAAATACCAGTTAACTCCATTTCGTTATTGGTTGTAGGATTCTTACCGTCAGATTCTTTATATAAACAATTATCTTTTTCATCAAGAATACAGTACGCCCAACCGCCGGGTCCTTTTTCATAGTTATTGTCTATCTTTTTCATTGTCGCCGCACCATCGGTATATATTTTCAGCATACCCTTCCTCCTTTTTCTCTTCTTCTTTTTTATTCTACCAATATTATACCTCATTTCGCAGAACTAGTCAAGAGAACTTATTTTTCTAAGTTGGAAATAATGTTATAAATCTCTTCCCAGTTATTACATCTAAAATTATACATTCCATCATCGATAAAATCTTTATTATAAGGATAAGCAAGACAGATAGAATATTTTTGCCCTCCAAAATTTTTAGTACAATCATCAATTAAGATATCACCTTTAATCATTTTCTTATCATAACAAATAATTAAGTGTTTTCTTATATCAATATAAGGAAAAATTCTTTGAAGATAAGATTCTTTCTTTGGGGCATTCTTCATTTCAGTTTTAGTACAAAAATAAATTTCATGTCCATCGTTGAATAATTTACTCATATATTTTTGTACACTGGGTACAAGTCCCATCCTTTTCCAAACTCTTTTATCCAAAAAATAATGAAAGAAAGTATCTTTATATTGTGGTTTAACAAAATTTTCAATATGATATTTAGTTATATCAGTAAGTTTTAAATTATCGCCGCTGTCTTGATTATAAACTGATAATACTGCTTCGACGAGATTTCCTACTATATTGTCTACATCACATAGTATAATCATTTATGTCACTCCTTTTCTATTATATTAATATTATATCATAAGATAAGAAAATTGTCAAGTTATTATAGTAAAAATTAAAGAAAAATTTCTAAAACCATTTATAGTTTTTAATATAACGTTTTAATTTTATTTAAGATTTTCCTTAATTAGTTGTCTTTCAGGTTCTTCAATCACTTCTTCTTCCGCAGTTTCAAAATCTTTAATATCAAAATTTGTATAAAAATTAGCTTGCTCTAATACAAATACCGGAATCGCTACTCCAAATTTATTTAACATAACATCTCGACGTATTATAATTAAACCTAAACCCTGTAATTGATTCAAAGATGTCTCCATTTTTTTATCTATATCATCATGAAGTTTGTATCCTAATAATTCTCTTAAATCTTGATAGGTAAATGGTTTATAACTTTTTCCATTGTTAATACAAGCTTCTTGATAATTAATCAATGTCATATAAATTTTAAAAGTTAATTCATCAATATTTCTCTTCTAATTTAATTCTATTAAAGTTTCTTTTGGAATTTTTCTAAACTTTGGTGGTGTAGGAATCTCATAATAAACATTTTTATTTTTATTCCTAATTTTCCAGCGTTCTTTAAAAGATAGTGATAAATCTTCTTTAAAAAATCCGTTATATACTATTAAACCTTCTAATTCAAGCATTTCCCAATATCGTTTAATTGTTCTTTCATCCATATGAAAAGTTCTTTTAATATCAGAAAGATTTACATCTTTTTGCTGAAAAATTCGAACATGATTATAATTATCCTTTAATCCACTAATACAGACTAAATAAGTATAAATCTTCAAGCTTCTTTCTTTTATTTGTTCTTCATCACTAAAAATTGCTCGACCTTTAATTTCTTTGTTGGTTATCATTTAACCACCTCCTATACTATAAGTAAATTACGAAAAAAATATCTATAAAAATTTCGGAATCGTAATTTACGATATAACTTTCGTAATTCACGATAGTGCTTTTCGTAATTTACGATATTATGTTCCGTAATTTACGATATTATGTTCCGTAATTTACGATATTATATAGTATTACTTTTCTCAGCAACGAGAAAAGTAATCAAAAGAGTTGTGCCGGCAATTGGCATTGCCGTCATTTTAAAATTTAGTTTTTAAATCAAAGAAGGAACAGAAGAAAAGAGATTAGAATAAATTGCTTCAAGAGGCCCTAATGCAATAGAATTTCCTACTGCTTTAATAATTGCTGACCTAGAAAAATCTTTCTGAATTTTTTCAAAATCATTTTGAGAAAATCCTTGAATTCTCCAATATTCTTCCTCAGTTAATTTTCTATACACACCTGACCCTTCTCTGATTAGAAATTGTGAATAACAAGTGATAGTAGGACAAAATCCTTCTTTGCTCCAAACTCTATTACTCTGAGTTTCATGTCCACAAGCTGTCTCTAGCCAACCAAGTTTTCTAGTAGTATCTATTTTTTCTTCGTTGTCATTTAAACTATGAAAGATTACCTCATGCGGCCAGTAGTACTTTTTATCAACATTATCAACTAAATAATCTTTTAGTCTTATTTTTGTTAAATTAGTATTTTGAGGCATTATAAATGTTCCTGTGTCACAATCTTTTCTAATTCCTATTATAAATAAACGACTTCTAGCAGTAGGATTATTAAAATATTGTGCCGATAAGGTATTGTAATAAACATTATATCCCCAATTTTTAAAACGTTCTATTAAATCATCAAAAACATCTCGAAATTTAGTATATAGAGTAGGTACGTTTTCAAAAGAAATAGCTTTCGGTAGCTCTTTGCGTTCATATAAATTATCCATTAATCTATACACTTCTACAATTATACCACTTGAACCTTCTAATCCATTTTTCTTGCCGCTTTGAGAAAAACTCTGACAAGGAGAAGAAAAATGTAAAAAATCACAATAAGGGAGTTTTTCTATTTGAGATATATCTCCAAAGTTATTTGTTTCTCCATGAATCATATTATACATTTTAATAGCATTTTTATCTATTTCACTAATTCCAATTACATCATGTTGTATTCCTAAATTTTTTAGTGCCATTCTTGGTGCACCAATTCCCGCAAATAATTCTATTACTTTCAATTATAATCCTCCTATTAATTACTTTCTTTTTTAATTTTCCTTATTTATATTTCTTTTATCTATTAACCAAAGTTTTTCTTTTGCTGAGTAATTATTATCTAAACCTATTGTTCTTTTTGTTTTCTTTTCCCAAACTTGATATTTATTAAATTCTTCGGGTAAATATTGTTCACTTACAAAAATGGGACAAATTTTACTGATATTATTTAGCCACTCATATAATCTCTCGTAATTAAAATCTTTTGAAATGGCGTAAGGCTTCGTGTCTTTGTATGGTGGGTCAATATACAAAAGTATATTAAGATTTAGATTTTCTTCTTTTGTTAATATTTGTGAGACTAAATCCTAATAGTCACCACAACAAAAATTTATTTTCTTATAATTATCTGTTTCACTCTGCTTTTTATGATTTCTCCAAGCTTCTTGATAATAATTTCTTGTTGTAGAATTTTTTGCATACCCACCTGGAAATCCTCTGTTAGAAAAACTTGCATACCATTCAATACAACCAATTTGATAGAGAGGAATACTGATTTTATCAAAATCTTCAATAGTAAAATCAGCAAAAGGTTTTGTATCTAAAATCTGTTTCATAACTTTCCAAGCAGAATAGCCTTTATCCCACATTTCTCTACTCCCATCTGTTGGAATTTGAGAAAAATCTTGTTGAGCTTGAAGATGTAAAGCAATTAAGCTTGGTGACAAGTCGATACCATAAATATCCTTACAAACAATTTTATCTGTTAAATTAGCCCCACCACAAGTACAATCAATAAAAACTTTTATATCATTTTTTTCTATATATTTATTAATTATAGGCGGTATATCATTTTTAAATTTATTTTTTGAACCATTAAAAGTCAATTAATTTTCCTCCTTAATAAAGGTTTCATAGAATATAGAAGCTTCCTCTAATAATTCACTTAAACCTCTACTGTTATCAATAATAATATCATATTCATAATTATCTATATTATCATCTGCTCTATTGCCATAAATAATTCTTTCTGCGTCGCGACGCACTAAAATTGTAAGAGCATGAAAATCTTCTACCAGTCTTTTAATATCTTCTGCTTCTCTACTATCAATAAAAACAGCAGATATATTATCATCTCTACATTCTTCAATTTGTTTTACTAACTGTTTATATGGAATGTCATTATATTCTGTCATAACATCTTTTAGGTCACATAGCATCTTTCTTCCTTTTAAAGATTTTTCTCCTGACCAACCGAAATAAGTTGCTACATCTTTAACATAATCAATAATAGAGAGAATTTTAATTTTTTCTCCATGTGCTTCTGCAATATCACGTATCATTAATTCAAAACTCGTTTTGCCGCTGCCGCCACAACCATTTACTATAAATACTTTCATTTTAATCCTCCATTAGAATTTTATTTTTAATGATATTATCCCATTTACCTATCCAATTAATTGTATAATTAATATTTTTCTCTTTTTTTCTCTTTTCAAGGAATTTAATAAATTCATTAACAAGTTGATAGTTATTAATATTTCCAAAATTTTTATTTGGAATATTTGATTTATTAGATAGATATAGAGAAAAATAACTTTTAAATATAGATGGTTCTTCTTGATAGAAATAAAAATTCATACCTTTTGTGTTTTGAATTTCTTTTAACTCCTCTTCATCAATTTTCTCATCGCCGCACAACCAAATAAGATTTATTTCATTTGGAATAGGATATAAGAAATTACTTAAAAATATATCAATATCTGAACTCATATTATATATACTATCACAAAAGAAAGAATAGTCTTTTATTATACTACTTGTAAAGTTAATCTCATCTTTTATATATCCAATATGATAAAATACTTGTGTCATATGAATTTCATCTGGGGTAAAATTCGCAATTGGATTATATGTATCACATTGGAAAACATTAAAGACTTTTTTACTATTTATTACTTTATAAATAGGATTAAAACAAGATACATATAAAATATCTTGCTTTTCTTTTTTTATAATTTTATTAATTTTTCTTAAAGAGATATTCTTATCTTTCTTTTCAATATAAGTTTTAGTTTTCTTTTTCTTTCCATAAATAAAAATTTCAAACTCATTTATGGCACAAATATTTTTTAAAATACGATAAGTAATTACACTTAATAAATCATCTTGATATTCAAGAATTATTTTCTTTTTATCCTTAAATTGTATTAAATATAAATTTAATATAGAATTAATAATTTGATTTGTTTGTGTTTCAAGAGAATTAAATAATGGATTTGAATAATCTAAATCTAGATTAAAGTGTTCAATTTTATTTGTTAATTCTGATGTCATTCTCATTCACCTCTTTATAAATATTATACCATATTGATATGAAAAAGTCAAGCAATAGAACTATTTATTTAAAATGTTGACTTTTGCATAAGAGAGTGATATAATTTTAATATAGAGAGTTAAAAATAGACGATTGCAATGTAGCGTAGCGAAATTGCAATCGGAACTGTATTCCGCTTGCGGAATACAGTTCCCTTATATTAATTTTCTGGAGATGATTATAAAATGGATTTAATATCTATTAGATATAAATTAAAAAACGATGTATATGGACGTATAGCAACTAATTTAGTTTATGCTTTAAATGAACTTAAAGGTTCAGTTTTTATTATATAGAATGAAAAAGTTATTAATGGAAAAAGTTTAGTTGGAGTACTCAGTCTGGGGATGAAATTTGAAACTCCAATTGAAATAAGAATAACTAATTCCGAAGATGAAATAAAATTAAGAGAAATATTTTCTAATATCGCTGATGAAATAAAGGAGGGATAATATGAATTATAGAATGTACAGTGGCGGCGCGCCAGCAGGAGAGAATGTTGTTGAACTAATTGAAAAAGATTTAAAAGAAAAAGGATTATACCAAAGTCCTTTTTATCTTGATTATGTTGGTTTTGAAGGAGCAACTGGGTTAGAATTTACAATTAATGGGGACAATACCTTAAAAATACCTCAGTGTGGATATTTTATTACACCATATACTACTGAACGTCACCAAAGAATTAATTCCTTAGTCTTTGACTCTGGTTTTTCTGGCGATATATATTATATCATTTAAGAGGTGATTTAAATGGAATTTTTTAATCCTTTTATTGGTAATGGTTCTGGTAGTTCTGGTGGCGGCACAGGAAGTTCTGAATTAATTAGATATAGTATTGTAAAATTAGAAGAAAATAATATCGTATCTTATAAACTTCAGCAGAATCTAAACGGTGTAAAAAGTTACGTAGGAGATATTATTAAATTTGATTCTAAAGATATAGCTTATACTTCTTCAGTTGCTTCTAATGTTGAAGAAGCTTTAACTTACATATTAAATGCTATTGATGGAAATTATAATTTTGTTACTTTTTCAGAATTAGGGATTACAACCACTGGAAAGGACTTACAAACTATATTAAGTGAAGTTAATAGCTTAAATCTTCCCGTTAATACTATTATTACTGGTAATATTTATCCCCCAGCTTCTACAGATATAGACCCCCAACTTACTTAGGCGGCAGAAATTCAAGTACAAATCACTAAAGGTAGTGGTGGACAATATATATATTGGTGTGATGCCACTTCTATTTCTGTATATCCCTATAAATGGAGTTCAGTATATTATACTACTGGAAACTCATCTTCTAACATTGAAACAGCTTTAGAATGGACTGGAACAACTTATACGTTGCCGCAAGCAACGGAAGATATACTCGGTGGTATAAAAATTGGTTATGGTCTAAAATACAATCCTGATACAGATTAGGTTGAAATAGACACCTCTATAATTAAAAATGGAAAATCCGCTTATGAAGTTGCTGTTGAAAATGGTTTTGAGGGAACAGAGACGGATTGGCTAAAATCATTGCAAGGTGAACAAGGTCCCAAGGGTGACACTGGAGAAACAGGTCCTAAAGGTGATACTGGTGAACAAGGTCCTCAGGGTCCTCAGGGTGAACAGGGTGAGCAAGGCCCACAAGGTGAGCAAGGTATTCAAGGATTACAAGGTGAAACTGGTCCATAGGGTGATAAAGGTGATACTGGTGAACAAGGTCCACAAGGTGAACAGGGGTTAAAAGGTGACACCGGTAGAGGAATTATATCAATTAATTTTACTTCCAGTACTCATGGCGAAGATGCGGGAATTGCGGGAGCAACAGATACTTATACTATTAATTATAGCGACAATACTTCTTCTACTTTTAATGTGGTAAATGGTAAAGACGGAGAAGGAAGCGATACTGTAATTGTAGTAGATTCTGCAATTAGCGATACTAGTGAAAATCCTGTTCAAAATAAAATAATTAAAGAATATATAGATGAAATTTTAGGAGATATAGATTTAGCACTTAGTACTTTAGTTGAGGTGAGTGATTAATGTCTACAATTTCTGAAAAATTAATTGAACTAAAAAAGCAAAAAGAATCTTTAGCGGAAAACTTAAATGCTAAAGGGGTTGCCGCAGAAGTCACGGAAAAATTTAATTCTTTAGTTCCAAAAGTTTTAGAAATAGAAACAGGAATTGATACTACTGATGGAACAGCAACAGAAAATGATATTTTACTTAATAAAATTGCCTATGTGAATAATGAGAAAATAGTAGGGACAATCTTGTCACAAGAAGAACAAACTATTGTACCTTCAACTATTGATAAAACTATTAGCTCTGGAATTTACATTGCTGGTAAACAAACTATTAAAGGTGATGAGAATTTAGTTCCAGAAAATATCAAAGATGGAATAACTATTTTTGAGGTAGATGGTTCTTATAAAGGTTCTATAGAAGGATTAGACACTTCTGATGCAACTGCAACGTCAGCAGACCTTGTTTATGGAACTTCCGCCTATGTTAATGGAGAGAAAATTGTTGGTACAAATCCCAATTTGATTGATACAACAGAATTATCAAATAAAACAGCTTCTTCTTCTAACGTTCAAGAGGGAATGGTTGCGTTTATTAATGGTGCAAAAGTTGTTGGTATAGCTAAGTCAATTGCTGATGAAATTTATATTCCGACAGATGTTGATTAGATAATTCAAGGACCAGTAATTTGTGAGGGACAAAAAACCTTTACAATTCAAGGTGACGAAAATTTTATAGCAAGTAATATTAAAAAAGGAGTAACAATTTGGGGAGTTACAGGAACTTATTCAAGCGAGTCTTCAGGAAGTGTTTATAGTCAAGTATTATTAGATACCACATCTTTCTCGTCCCCAGAAGAAACCTTAAATACATATGGAAAAACAATTTATATCTCTGAAACAGAGAATACTCAATTTGCTTCTCTAGAACAGCAGAATAATAGATATGGTAGTATAGGTACGGTTAATTCTTACATAGCACCAGAAGAAAGAAAGTATGGTATTCAAATGGATAACTGGTCTACTTCAAATGCCACAGAGAATATGATGACATTTTCTACTCCAATTACCATTCAAGCAGATACATTAGCTATTCTTATAACAACTTATCAATCTACTTGGACGAGTTCTGATTGTAATTTATGCTTAGTAAAAGCTTCTGGTAATACTATTGATGAAATTATGGCTAGTATAAGACAAAAGATAGATGCAGAAGATTATGTTGAATATAAAGCTCTTAATATTTCTGGTGGTGCATCTGGTTTGGCTATTTCAACAACTTTTTCATCAGTTGACTTTGGAGACTATTATTTAGTTTTACGAGGTACTATTAAGGCTAGTAACGGATATTTTACTTATGCAAAAATTGAATATCTAAATTATTAAGAGGTGAAGTTTAAGTGTTAAAATATTCTAGTGAAGAAGTTAAACCCTTGGAATATATAGAATTAGTTCCTCAATATTATAAAATTTATTTTAGAGAGAATATTACTTAGACCCAAGATAATGTTTACTCATATAATGAATATGAAATTACTCAGAAATCTGAGGATATAGATAAGGATATAGAACTTAATAAAGAAATTTGGCTTGAAGTTAGTAAAAGGAATGAACAAATACGTTTTACAAATGAAAAAACTTCATTACTTAAAAAGCAATTAACAAATACAGATTATTAGGTAATTAAATGTATAGAAAGTTATATGTTAGGTTCTGTACTTCCATATGATTTTTCTGAGCTTTTGTATAATAGAATTGGTATTCGAAATGAAATTAACAATCTTTAGAATGATGAATTGACAACCGGCGATTCTTTAGATGAAGAAAGAAATAAAAAAATTATTGAAATGATGGCTTATAGTCAAACGACAATTACTAATGGAATAGACTACAATGAAAAGCATTATAGACTTAATACTACAGACCAAATCAATTTAATAACTCTTTATTCTTTGGCCGCACAAGGTAAATCAGTTCCTTATCACGCAGACGATGAAGTATGTAGAGTTTTTACTCCAGATGAAATTGTTGGTTTAGTTAATGCCGCATCTGCATGGATTATTTATCATACTACTTATTTTAATCTTTTGAAACATTAGATACTAGAAATGGATGATATTCAGGAAATTCAAGCTGTTGAATATGGTATTGAATTAAAGCAGGAATATCAAGATATTATTAATGAAATAGTGAATATGTAATGAAAGTTACAAGTATTATAAAATATTTATTTTTATTTCTCTTTGGCGGCGCAAGCTATAATTTAATAGAAATTTTATGGAGAGGACATACCCATTGGACAATGTTTATTCTCGGAGGACTATGTTTTGTTTTAGTTGGATTAATTAATAATTTGTTTTCTTGGGATATGTTTATAGAAATATAGAGTTTAATTGGTGCAATAATTATTACTATAGCAGAATTTATTACTGGTATAATAGTAAATATTATTTTACAATGGAATGTTTGGGATTATTCTAATATACTTTTTAATATAAAGGGACAAATATGTTTACCTTTTTCAATCTTGTGGTATTTAATTAGTTTTTTAGTTATTTTTTTAGATGATTTTATTCGATATAAATTTTTTAAAGAACAAAAACCGACTTATATATCTATTTTTAAGAGGTGAGTATTATAGAAACATCCAAAATTCTTTTAGGTTTTGCCTCTATTATAAGTTTAATAGTATTAATTTTTTCTGGAATTATTATGTTTAAATTTGAAACATATGAACCATTGTGTTATATAGTACCGTCTGTTTTTACAGAATGTGCCGCCGCCACTGGTTTTTATTATAATAAAGCAAAACATGAAAATAAAATAAAAATTGTCTTAGGTGCAATAAAAGAAATTAGCTAGACACAAGAAGAACTAACTGAAAATGAAGTTAGAATTATAGAAAGTTTAACAAATATTTTAAATGATTGAGGAGGTTGATATATTATGAGTTTTTTAAATCCTGATAAAACTTATAATGCAAATGGATTGACAGTAAAAGAATATTTACTTACTAAACACAATCCTAATAATATAGATATGCCAACAGCCAATCTTCCTTCTGTTCCTTTGGGTGTAACGGTTCATAACACAGAAGCTATTTCAGTATCTTCAAGTACAACAATGGCAGAACAATATTTAAGAAGTACTGTAAATGGAAATATGAAGGATGTAAGAGTACATTTTTATGTAGATGATATTTGTGCTTGGCAATGTTTACCTTTAACTTTGTCTGGCTGGCACGCTGCAGATGGAAATGGTGACGGCAATAGAAAGACTATTGCGATTGAGGTAATTGGTAATTCTACTAAAGCAGAAGCTAATGCTATTAAATTGGTTGCTTATTTATTGAATCTTTACAATTTAACTGTTGAAAAGAATTTATTTACTCATACTCATTGGCTTAATGTTAAAGATGGAAAAACCGGTACAATTGATTATCTTAATACTGCTTCGAATTCAAAGAAGAATTGTCCCATCTATATTTTGCCGCATTGGTCAACTTTTAAAACTAATGTTTCAACAGCATTAAATAAGTTAAAAGGCAACAATAATTCTACAAATGTCGCTGCGGCAGCAACGAAAACAGTTACTTATAGAGTAAGAAAAGCATGGGAGGATGCTTCTTCTCAAATTGGAGCATATTCCTCTCTTGAAAACGCAAAGAAAGCTTGTAAAACTGGATATAGTGTTTTTGATGAAAATGGAAAAAGTGTTTATAGTAATAATGCTTCAACTTCAACATCTAGTTCCACAACAGTTCCCGATATAAAATATCGAGTATATACTAATGGAAAATGGTATAGTGAAATTACAAATTATAATGATACAAATGATATGGGATATTCTGGTGTTGAAAACAAAGCTATTAGTGGACTTGCCGCAACAGTAACAAAAGGAACTTTAAAATATCGTGTTCATATTAAGAATGGCGGCTGGCTTAGCTGGATTACAAAATATAATATAAATGATTGGAACATAGGCTGTGCTGGATTAAAAAGTCAGCAAATTGATGCTATTCAAATGGTATTAAGTAACTGTGACGAATATCAAGTTAAATATAGAGTTTCAACAACTTCTTCAAAGAACTATTACGATTGGGTAATTCAAGATACTGATTATGCAGGTTCTTTTGGTAAACCTATTGATAAAATACAAGCTGTAATTGTTAAGAAATAAGAATATTAAGGGGAACATTAGAGTGTTTCCCTTAATTTTTTACTTTTTATTAAAGGTCAAGAATGGGTTTTATTCTTGAAATTATTACAATATTTTACAGAGGAGGCGTTAATATGTTAGAAACTGTTTTTGGTATTTCAGCGAGTACTTCTTTAGGAGTAATAGGAATACTTGCAGCTTTAGTTAGTATTGTTACTGAGGTTTTAAAAAAGATTATCCCCAATAGCTTTCCTACTAAAGCTTTAGTTATAATCATTTCTTTAATTTTAACTATTGGTTTTATTTTAATTTTTTGTACACTTAGTTTAAAATTAATTTTATTAGGAATTGTAGGTAGTTTTGTTGTTGCTTTTATCGCTATGTACGGCTGGGACACTTTTAAAGAAATAATAACAAAATTTAAATACCCTCTTTAAAATAATATCACAGGTGGTGATAATAAATGAGTCAACAAAATATTTTTAATGAACTTATAGATAAATTAATTAATAGCAATGATAATCCCGAAATTACTTATGAAAATTTCTGTGGTGCGGCCTTCCAAGGTTTAAGTGAGGAAGAACAAGATAATTTTTGGAAGTATTTAATAGAGTATTTAAAAAATGAAGAAATTGATTTATCTCATTACGGAGTTCGAGAAGACGATATGTCTAATAAATCTGTTTTTTATTATATTAATGAAAAAGCAGATTTAGATAATATTGTAAATGATTTAATAGAAAAATATTATACTTCTGATAAGTTAGATAAAAATGAAAATCTTGATAACAGTACTTTAAATGGAACTAATAGCGAATCGGAGTATTATTGGAATGAGTCTGTTAGTAAGCTAATTTCTTATTGTTTGCAGCACTTATTTCCTGATAGTATTAAAAAAATTGAAGGAAATGACCCAACAGATAAACAAATCTCATCTGGCGACACTGGTGGTGCAATACCAATGGGAGTTAATTCAAATGGAACTAAAGTTTCTTTTAGAATTTAGGATATCATCAATGGCAATGCTGGAAATAGTTTTGACAAAGATGGTAAATGGGTGCGGCCATGGTTTAATATAGATTTAGAAACTTATAAAGAAGTAAGAGATGAAGATAGTATTTCTTCAACATTACAAAGTAGTAAAAATCTTCAATTTACCCGTAAGCCCTATTTCTATATAAATAATGGTGATGAGAATATTGAATAGAAAATTAAGACATGGGCGGAAAAAGCTATAGAAAAGAATTTAGAATCTATATCAATTACGGATGAGGAATATGAAGAAATTTTAAAAATTAAAATCTAGTGGTTTAAGGATAATTTTGATAATTACTTGAAACAACTAATTGATTCAGATTTTTCTTCTGCAAAAATTAATGAAATAGAAGATGCTTCTGGTATTCTTGTGTCAACTATTTTAGATATAGCAGGAATTATAATTACTTATGCATTCCCAGATTTAGATGGGGATGGAGTTTTATCTCAAAATGATGCTTCTTTAATTGAGCAATATTATGCTGATTATGGTACTGGAAAAGAAACTTCTTTAACAAGCAAACAAGAGCAATTATTACTTGATGGTGGTGGCATAGCAAATAAGCAAAGTGGAAATGCTTTGTATGCTTCTTAGGTTCTTAGCTTTATCGAAAGTGAATATCCAAATACTCCAGAGGGTTGGTATTTGTATAGTACTGAAAATAATAAAATGTATATACCTAAAAAAATAATTAATGGACAAGATGTTTTTGAAAAATGGATAAGATTAATTATGCCAATGTATCAAAGACATTTTGAGGTAGAAGATTTAGATAGAAATTTTTGGGTTGTTGCTCAAATTTTATCTGGCATTAGTTCTTATTTGTTTAGTGAAGATTCTCCTTTAATAAAAGCATTAAAAGGCTTATTAAATGAAATTTTATAGTTATGGCAAAATGTATTGTTCCTTTGGATTGCTGCTGCCGCACTATCACAAAGAAAAGAATATACAGATATTCAAACGATTTTCATGCCTATTACTAATGATGAAATTCAAAGTTATATAAAATTTGATAATTTTGATAATGACAGCACTTTCATTAACGAATAGACAAAAAGATAGACCTTAGAAAAATGTTGGAATAGATTAAAATATTTAAAAGACTAGTATAGTGAAAGTAATTTAGTTGTAGTTCCAGAAATTAGATTTAATAATTATAAACATAATTATTATAATACAGTTATCTATCCCGGCGTTATTTTTTATAATAGAAATAGTAATAAAGTTGCTTACACTATTTTTTCAGAAGTTAAGGGTTCTAAATATATATATTTCCCTGATATCAATGATAATGGCATCGTAGATAAAGAAGATGCGAATAATGTGCTTTCTTATTATGCTCAAATTCAAACGGAAAGCCCAGAAAATCTTACTAAGAAACAAATTGAATTATTAAATTATGCTAGCGGCGGCGCAACAATTGATGCAATATATTCTAGTTATATATTACAATTTATAGCAGCCTGTGAAAATAATGAATATTCAAATACTCCAGATGGATGGAAAAGATTTTGTGATACAATAGAGAGTTTAGACCCTTATTGTTATACAAGCTATTCTCATTCTACTAAAATTGATTTATCAGATGTGAACGATAGAATAACAAGAAGAATCTCTGGCTTTAGAAAGTATAATAACCATTATCAGTCTGTTCAAAATTTTTAGGCTTCATTATTGGGAACTCGTTAGCAATGTAATGGAGGTTATTATTTTGCGGCGGATAGAACAATTCCAACAATAAAAGCTGAATATGAAGATGGAATTATAAAAATTAAAGATTTTACTTTGGCTTTTTATGATGTATCACGAGAGCTTTTTATTTAGAATAATTCAAACACTTTGGCTCTTTGGCAAAATGATAATTTCTCAGAAAAAGACTCAACGACTTCTTTAAACGAAATTTTTCCAGATATAGCTGATATAACGGCATCTTCTATTTAGATAGAAAAGGGTTATTATTTAGGAGAGTGTAATAGCTATTTAACAGAGGTTTTGGAAAAAATTGATTTGGGTAGTAGTTATGAATTTGTTGGAATTGATATAACAGACTAGTACGAAGAGGGGGCTTATAATCCAGAAGCGTATGAATATGAAGAGACAATGAAGAAAAAACTTGAAGAAAAAGCAGTTGAATTAGAAAATGGAACTGGAAAAATTTTAATTTTTAAATATTTTATAAAGAGCCAAGGTGATGAAAATGGAAAAAACAAATCAAACCTTTTTGAAGTTTGTAAGTATCTTGGTATAATTAAGAAATTTAGAGATGGAACAGTAGATATGCACTATTTTAACTTAGCTCCAAAATGGAAGGGCATAACTATAGACCCCTATTGGCAAGATTAGGCGGATTGTATATATCCCGCTGTTACTTCTGTGCCGGGAGTCCCTATATCAAAATATTTAGGCTATTTAGCAGATTCAGGTAAATATACTAATAATAGCAATAAAACTGTTGCTGGTCGTTATACAGATGAAAATAACGTTGGCCTTATGTATTTACCAACTAATCCTAACCCCAATGATATTAGAATTTATTTATCTCATTCTAATAATTCGTATGTTGACTCCGTTACTAGCGGAATATATAATGGTACAATTTTATGTAATGCTAACAATGAAACTTTTAGTTTTGATGAAGCAGGAAAAATTAATTCCAAAGAATTTTATTTAACAGTAATAGACAGAGCATTTACATTAACGACACCAGAAAACAGATATGTATGTAGTTATAAATATAAAATTGTAGATGGTGAAATTTCTGGAGAATTTATTGGTGGAAAACAATTAATAAATAAACTTAATGGTAATACTGCATATTGGTCATATACAAAAGAGAATATGAAAGAATACGGGGTTGAAAGTCCTGAAGGCTTCTATAGTTTAAATTTTGATTTTAGAAGCTTACCTAAAAATGTGGGAGGTGAAATTGAATGACATATGAAGAATTGATGAATAGTTCTGTAGATGATTTTTCTAATGAAGAATTACAAACTTTATGGGAAGAGCTTCTAAATATTCTTGATATAACAAATGGAACTTCTCAGAAAGATATTAATGGTTCTTTAATAAAAACGATAGACAAGAATGCTGATTTAAAAGATAGTGATAATAGCGAATTAGGTTTTTTTGATTCAATACAAGACTTTTATTTAAAAGAAATTGATAAATGGGATTTAAATTCATCAACGGGATTTACATCAAATGTGACTGACTATGTATGGAATGAATCTTTAAGTAAAGCTTTAGTAAATTTTATTAATAATATAGACCCAGATGGTATTGCGGCATGGGAAAACTAGAAATGGGTTAATCCTAATACAAAAGAAGAAATTCCTGCTGGTATTTATGTAGATGAAAATGGTAATGTAATTTCAGATTTACTTTTTGGAGCTATAGATACAACTATAGAAGATAATAATGGTACATCTTTTAGAATTTCAGATTTAAAAGAGGCAGACGCAGGAAAAAATTTTGTTTCAGAAAACAGAACCTTAAGGGAATATCCTATAAAATATAAAAATAAAACAATTTATGAAGTTATAAATCCGTGGGTAGTACCATGGTATAATGTTAATGGTGATTCATATAGTAAAGTACGAGGTAATGATAAAATTGAAGAGGTGCTTTCTAATAAAGAAGAATTACAATTTACTCGACAACCTTATAGTGATATTACTGGTTTAGACTATTAGATTAAATAGAATTTATTATCTCAATATTTTTGTGATTATACTAATAACATTTGGGTTTTAAAAGATTATTATAAAAAAATGTCTCATGAAGAACTAAAAAAATTAGAAGATGATTATAGCAAAGAGCTAAATGCAAAGACTTATAAAGATATAGAATTAGATTCATCTTTAAATAATATAGATAAAAATGAGTTAAATCAACAAGAAGAGAAAAAATTAGAACAAGGGAAATCTAACTTTTTAGAAAAATGGATTCGTTTAATTATGCCTAAAAATTCTCGATTTGTTGAAGTTGAAGATTTAAATAGAAATTTTTGGGTTATTGGTTAGACACTCGCGGCAGTAAGCAGCTACTTATTCGGAGATAATGCTCCCTACGCTAAGGCGGCGGAAGACCTATTAAGTGAAGTAGTACAATTGTGGGAAAATATATTATATCTTTGGGCTAATTTAGCATCTTTAATAGAAAAACCTCACTATTCAAAAATTCATACAGAGGCTGTATATATTCCAAATTCAGAATTTCAATCCTTTTTTAAATATGATAATTTTGATAACACTAAAACGGAAGACTTATCAACGTTAAAGAATAGATTAGATTATTTAGTAAAAACTTATACAGACTGCAATCTTTGTATTTTACCAATTATTCGAGAAAATAACTACGAGGAGAATTATTATAGTAAATCTGTTTATCCTTATGTATTATTATATAACAGGAACACAGATAAGTGGCAAACTGAAATACCATTGATTTCTGATGGTTCTTTTTGGAATATAGATTTGGCGACTGATGAAACGCTACAAAATAAAATCTATGCAATTAATGAGCAAGAAAGTATTTATGATTATTATTCTCCTTTAAATAGTAGTTTCTATGAAGAAACTCCTAGACGTTTTTATGGATTACTTAGAGAAGAAATTTTAATTGAATCTTCTTACTCTGAGGAAAAATAGGAAGTTTAGCTTAATTCATTGACTATTTATATTAAAGATATAGGTAGATAGTTAATAGGAAAAGACGAAAATTTAGTAAAAGAATTTAATTATCTTAATGCAACCTTAACAATTAAAGACGGGAATTTTACCCCAGATTCATATGATGAAATTAATTCAGTAGATATTTCTTAGGGTTATTATCAAGGAGAATTGATTAGTTATTATAAAGTAACCAATACTTTAACCTATACTTTAAATTTTTCTTCTTTAAAATTAATTCCTTTACAACTTGGCAATAGCTATGAATTTAGTTCATTAGATGATTTAAAGGCAAATTATACAACTTCAAATTAGCAAAAATCAGATTAGGCTGTTTTAGAAGCTTATATTAATAGTGATTATATTGAACATAAAAACAATTTAATACAATTATTTTATGGTGACCATAGCGTACAATATAATTTAAATGGCAGTGACACAAATATTTATAAATACTGGGTTATTGAAAATGGAGAATTAAAGCAGCTGGAACTAAAGAATTATGGTGGAAATTCATATGGTTTTGCGGCAGGATGTGTATTAAAGGTAGGAAATTATAATTCTATTTATTATAAGGATTATTACAATACCAATTCTAATTCTAGTAGTAATTTTGCCACTTTTGCATCTGTTTTTGAAACAAAAAATGAAGATGGAAAAAATATAATTACATCTTACAAGGGAACAGGCTCTGGTGGCGGCAATCAATTCAGCCAGCTTTTATTACTTTTAAAAGATGGAGACACAAGGCTTACAAAAGACAATTGGTGCGTTACTCACATTGATGTTGGTATTGGCGCTTATACTCGTTTATATACTAATGCAGAATCAGATTTTAATTTTACAGAAAGAACATATTTAGAATTAAGTGCTGCAAATCGTAATTCTAAAACTGTTTATGACTCTAATAATATCTTAAATAATAATGACTGGTGGATTAGTTCTTATACTGCTTTAAGAAAAACATTGACAGATACTTATATTAGTTCATTTAAAGAAAGTAATCCAATTGCTTATGATATATATACTGCTATTAAAAATAACGGATATCCTTTCCTAAATCTAACTGACCAAGTTACAATTTCAGTATTTAAAGCTAATGGTGAATTTGCACAAAGAGTTTGGATTAGACAAGGCGGCACCCCTAGTACTACAAATTATGGAAAATGGGTAAAGGCAACAGAGCGAGAAATTAGTAATGTTGACCTTATGAGAACAGATTATAAGGTATGGTATAATAATTATAGTGGCTACAACTGGGAAAAATTTAAAAGTAATGGCTTATACATACCGAATAATGATGATACGAATAGTTATAATGTTAATTGGTATGACAACGTAAAGTAAGGGAGGTGAGTTAATTTGAATAGTATAAAAACACTATTTACTACTGAAAATTCTAAAGATAAATTAAGTGAAGTTTTAAAATTATCTCCAGAACAACGTGCGGCCGCATGGAAGAATTTTTTGCAATACATGAAGAACTATTCTCTAGAAATACAATCATTATTTGAAGAAAATAGTTTAATGGAATTTATTGAAAATAACAGTGATATTGATTAGGTTGATATTGAAAATTTTAAGAATAAGACAGATGTCAACGGTTTTTGGAATGAATCGGTTCAAACAGCAATAAATTATTTTTATAAGTACTTGGATAATTCAGAAGAAAATGATAACAGTGTAATTCAGGGTGCGGAATGGGCAACAAAAGCTGATATAAAAAATGCTGACGCTGGACGAAATTTTTCTAAAGAAGAGTGGGTCAGACCATGGAAAAATATTAATTTAAATAGTTATATACAAATACGCGGAAATGATAAAACCTTAAGTGTTCTTAAAAACCCTTTAAATCTTTAGTTTACACGAATGCCAAAAGAAGTTAATTATAGAAAAGAGGATGGAACTCTTGAAACTATAGATACCTCAGAGTGGTCTATAAATCAGTGGATACGTTTAATAATGCCTAAAAATACACGTAGAGTTGAAATTGAAGATTTAAATAGAAATTTCTGGGTTATTGCTTAGGTTTTGGGAGTAATTTGTGGGTACTTGTTTGATGAAGATGCTCCAATTCCCGATATGTTTAAGAAGCTATTTGACGAAGTTTCTTAGTTATGGGAAAACATTTTATTTCTTTGGGCGGCAACAGCAATAGAATCTTAGAAATTTTGTACAGAAGTTCGCATAGAAGTTATACCATTGCCAATATCAAAAGTTTCATTGGAAAAAAAATACGATAATTTTGATACAGGTTATATTGCGGCAAATGTAGTTTTAGAAAGGATTAAATTCTTAGCAGATAAATATAATAAAACAAATTTGGTTATTCTTCCTATAATTAAAGCTAGAAATTATAAGCATAATTATTATAATAAAGAATACTATCCTTATATCTTCTTTTATCATAGAGGACAAGAGACTTGGACATATATTACTCTCGGTAATACTTAGAAGATTAGTTTTCAACCATCAGAATATTTATCAAAGCTAGCGGCGGCAAGAGAAGAAGACTATGGATATAGATATATTAGTGCAGCTAAAGCTTTAAGTAAGATATCCGATGAAAAAGGTTCTAAAAAATTTTATAGTGCAATAAGAATTGTTCCTCAAATAGAAGCTACAGTAGATGTTGACAAGATTAATATTACTAAATTTGAATTAAATGGATATGATGCTGTTGAATCATTAACAGGTAGCAATACTAAAATCGTTAGTTTTACAGCACAAGATTTAAATGAATTGAATAGCAGTAATCATAAAAAAACTGTAGCAATTTCAAAAACAGAATACGGCTCTGAAAAAAATACAAATACCTCATATGAAGATATAAAATTAGACAATGGAATAACAAAATATTATTTAGGTGAAATACCTAGTTGTTGGAATAATTCTTTAGCTAACTAAGAGGTGATATTTAGTGAAGATTCAAGAAAATAAAATTATTTTTGAAAAAAAAGATATTAAAAATATAACGGATAAGACTGGTAATATTGTAACAGATTCAAATAATAATAACTATGATACTTATAATGAAAAAACGCCTATTACAATTAAAGCTACTTATATGGATTTAGAAGATATAAAAACAATATATCTTCAATATATTAAAAAAATAGAAGAAGAACTTCCAGAAATTCCAACTATAATTAATGGTTCTTTTCCAGAAGGTTTTTCTTCGAAAGATTTGGTTATTATTTATAACACAGATGATGATAATAATACTTATACTTCTTCTTTGGATATTGACACTTTAAATTCTATTGCTAGAGAATATATGAAAAATTTAGGACACGAAGTTGATGAGAATACTATTTATTATCAAATTGATTCAACTGGAAGAATTTATGTATTGATAAAGAAACAAGAAGAGACAAATTATAATAATGAAATAATTACTTTAGAATCAGGAGAAGAATGTTATAAAGTTTATATAGCTGGTTCTTGTGAAATTGTAGGCTTTCAAGATAATAGCGGCGGCTCAGATTTTTCTTTGGAACTAGGAACGGGTTATTATTATGAAATAGAAAATAAATTATATTTATTCAATTGTATTTCAGCTAGATTGGTTTATTATAATGCTGATGAATCTGGTTTCTGGTTGAATGGAGAAACGGAAGATAATATTAAATATTTTTCTTCACAAGATGAATATAAATCTTCCTCATATTATCTTGGTATTGGAGACGGTATAACTCCTTCCTCTTTACCATCTATTAATGATGAAGATGATATAACCTTATGTTTTACTGCTGGAACTATGAGAAAACTTGTAATTTCAGATACAATAGAAACTATAGAATATTTTGCAAACATAGTAAATGCTACTGATGGTATTATTATATCGTCTTCTGTAAAAGAAATTGGTGACTATGCTTTTTATGGAAGTGGTATAAGTGGTGAAATTACTATTAATTCTCCTAAATTAGAAAAAATAGGTAAATATGCTTTTGCAGAAATGTCTAACCTTGCTCTACTTAATATAGATAAAAATGAGGAAGGATATACCGTATTTCCTTCTAGTTTAAAAACAATAGGAGAAAAGGCTTTTTATAATTCAGCAGGCTTAAATAAAATAGATTTTACAGAATGTACTAGTTTAACAGTGGTAGATACAGAAGCTTTTTCAAATTGTGGTAACTTAAGAAGTGTAAAATATTTATAGTCTCAAATAGAACCAGATAAAGATGATAATACTACTTTATTATATTTACCACCAGATATTGGTTCAGGAGGAAATTATGCGGCAAGAAAGCCTGAAGAAAATGGAATAGTAACTACTGATTATTTATATAATTATACGGATGAAAATTCTTATCCATATATTACCGATGAAGAAAAACTGAATTCTAAGTATACTTTTAAAAATTGTACAAATATAGAATGGTTATGTCAGTAAGAGAACTAAGTCAAGAGAAATCTTGACTTTTTCTTTTAACTGTGATATAATATGATTATAGAAAAATGAAGAGGAGATTTAGAAAATGAAACTGAATATAAGACAAAAGAAAGCTTTAGTTGCAGAAGAAAATAAGGTTTTATGTTTGGCCTCTGCTGGAAGTGGCAAAGCTCTACCAAATTCTACTGTCATTCCGACGACAGAAGGTAAGAAGAGAGTTGGGGATATTAAAATAGGTGATTATCTATTTGATAGATATGGTAATCCAACCAAGGTACTTGGAATTTATCCACAAGGTAAAAAAGAGGTTTATGAAATTACCTTTGGAGATAAAAGAAAAGCAAAATGTTCTAAAGACCACATTTGGTATGTAAATAAAAGAACATGGAAAAATAAAAATGATTTTAGAGAAATGACTGTAGATGAAATATTAAAAGACAAATGGGAAATAATTGATAAGAGGGGGCATAAATCACATCAGTTTTCAATTCCTTGTTCTAAAGCAGTTTCTTATAGTGAAAAAAAATATGATATACACCCATATGTTATTGGAGCATTTTTAGGAGATGGCTGTTGTCGAGAACATCAACTTATATTATCTTCTGAGGATGATGTTATTCCAAATCACATCGCACAATTATTGGGAGATAATGTCACTATAAAAAAACTATCTAAAAATAATTTTAATTGGACTTTTAAACAAAATGGTGAAAATCTACATAGTAATATATTGCCGAAAGAGTTAATTAATTATTCATATGACAAGTGTATTCCAGAAGAATATAAATATGGTTCAATAGAACAAAGATTACAATTAGTTCGTGGATTAATGGATACTGATGGAAGTATTTCCAAAATAAAAGGAAGAGAAGGTCTTTTCACAGCACCCGTTTCCTTTAGTTCAACAAGTTATCAATTAATTCTTGACTTACAAGAAGTTTTAGGCTCTCTTGGCTATATTAGCACCATTCTAACAGACACGAGAGTAGAAAAATACACCAAAGAGGAAGCGTATAAGCTATCAATTAATATTTCAAACTTAGAAAAAGAAAAGTTATTCTGGCTACCAAGAAAAAAAGAAATAGCCCTCAGTATCAAGGAAGAAAAACAACATAGAAATTATGATAAAACAACAATTAGTAACATTGAATCTCTTGGTTATGAGGAAGAAATGACGTGCTTTTATGTAGATAATGAAGAACATTTATTTTTAATGAATGATTTTATTGTTACTCATAATACTCGTTTGATTACGGAAAGAGTTAACTATCTTATTAATGAAAAAAACATCAAACCAAAAGATATAGTTAGTATAACCTTTACTAATCAAGCGGCACAAGAAATGAGAGATAGATTAGGAAATATTGCGGAAGAAGTTTTTATTGGAACTATTCATTCTTATGCTAATAAAATTTGTTCTTTAAATCATATTGATAATACCGAATATATTTTAAGACAAAAGTTTGATAAAATTATTGAGAAAGCTTTAACTTTACCATCTACTAAATATCAGAATATTAAATATCTATTTATTGATGAATGTCAAGATATTAGTTCTTTAGAATATAATTTCTTAATGAAAATTCCAACTGAGAATATCTTTTTCTGCGGCGACTCGCGGCAAGCAATATATTCTTTTAGAGGATGTAGTGACGAATATCTTCATAATATGTATTTAGATGATAGTTATAAAAAATATTATCTTGTGGAAAATTATCGAAACCCTCCCAATATTGTAACTTTTGCAGAAAATTTTCTTAATAATTCCGAACAATTAAGTCCTCATACTATTCCAATAAAAACAAAAAATGGACTTATTGAGGAATGTGGCTTTATAGACGCTTTAGAAGAGTTAGAATGGTCTGGTGATTGGGGAAACTGGGCTATCTTAACCAGAACTAACAACGAGATTGAAGCCGCACAGCAAGCATTGGATAAAAGGGATATTCCTAACGTAACTTTTAAAAAAGGAGACTTAGATAATTTTGAATTAAAAGCTCTTATGGCAACTAATAGAGTTAAAATTTTAACAATTCATTCTGCGAAAGGAGAACAATTTAAAAATGTAATTGTAGTAGGTGCACGAGTTTATAGTGAAGAAGAAAGAAGAATAGCTTATGTTGCGGCGACACGAGCAGAGCAATCTTTGTATTGGTGTCCTACAATTGCAAAGCGTTCTTTTGGTAAGTCTATGCCGCCGTCGGCAAAGGCAGGAAATTTATTTGATAAGTCAGATAGAAAGGTGATTAAATTTTAATGGAGAATTATTTAATATATCAAGATGAAAATACTCAAATAGAAATAGATGGAAGAGTTCATTTTTGGTTAAATTATATGAGAGTTAAAATGTTTTATCCTAATAGAACTTTAAGACAAGTGATTTTTAACACTTCCATTTTACCCGATATAAAGAAAAATATTTCTAATATGGGTCAATATAAAATTTCTATGTGTAGTAATGCTCCGATTCTACAATATGGTAAGGAGATTGGACTATCTGCGCCATTTGATATTTTTAATAATGCAATAAATTATTTAAGCTATTCAGAAGATATAGCGGCGGCAGAAGATGAAATTAATTCACTGGTTAATTCAGACAATATTTATTGTAAAATTTTTAAAGATAAGAAACAAGATATTCAAGGTTATTTATATGGAATAAAAGATGAACTTATCTATATTATCTTTTTTGGTTATGACGATAACCCGCCAGATATGATTTTACTATAATATTTTAAGTTAAAATACACTTTATATTGTAGCGTTTTGCTACTAAAATGCGTGAATTTCCCCTTAAGAGAGTTCAGTAATGAACTATTATTAAGGAGGAATTTAATATGAGGAACTTTTTTTATAGAAATTTTTGGGGTTTTATTTTATTATTTATGATAGGTATATTTACTATTTTTGTAGTAAATGCTTCCGAAAATGAAAGTATAGTAAGTAGTATTGACTATAGCGAAAATAGTGTTGTTACTTATACGACTAATAGCCCAATAAGTACCACAGTTATAACTTCTAGTAGTACTACAAAACAAAATATCTTGTCTACAACTTCAAATATTACTACTACAATTTTTAATACTACAACAGAAATAGGTGTTACAACAGATATTACGACTAATATAGTTACAACAACAACAATTGAAAATATACAAGAAGAAATTGAAACAACAGAATGTATACTATTAGAAAATGAAGAATTAAACGATGAAGTAGCTTTTGAAACTATTAATACTATTGTTTATAAGCCAACGACGCATTATATTCATTATTCATCTTGTCGATGGGCGGATAATAGTTGCTATGAAATTACCTCGACAGAGGATATTGAGGCGCGGCTATGTGATGAATGTAATCCTCATATTGAAATTATTAATCTTTATGAGGAGCCGCAAGTTGAAAGTAATTCTAGTGGGTTAACTTATGTTAAAACCTTTTCAAGAGGAACTTTCTATGCTTATGGCGGCGCAATGGTAGGTGGTTCAGGACGAACATTGATAGATTGTCTTTATGGAGAAGGTAATATAAAGGGTTCTATAGCTTCGTCTTATCTATATAATTTATATGGATATAACTATAATGGAAATAGAACTCAGGTTTATTTAGAAATTAATGGGTATCCAGAAATGAATGGATATTATTACTTAGATGATTGTGATGCAGGCAATTCAGAAGTAATAGACTTCTTTTACTATTATAATAGCAATTGTCAATTCCAAAATCAGGGAGTTGTCAGTGTAAATTGCTATATTGGATAAGAAGAAAATTAACATTATGATTGGCAACCATAATGAAGAAAATAGCGTAAATTGACGTGGCAAATCAATTGCGTAAGCAAAAAGAGAATCCAATAAAATGAAGCGAAAATAATCATTATGGGGAAATTTCACGCGAGTAAGGGAGTAGTTTATACTACTCTCTTTTTATTTGACTTTTTTTATAGAATATGGTATAATTATTATAAATTAAACAATAGGAGGTAAGAAAAATGGTTTATATTGTTGCTGACCCGAAATTCTTTTCAATAGATGATAATTTTGATACTCCAGAAAAACGTAATAAATCAATTATAGATAATTGGACAAGTGTTATTACAAATGATGAATATGTTCTTTTAATGGGAGATATAAGTCATGGTTCATTTGAGGAAACAAAGGAATTATTTTCACAACTTACAGGTACAATAAAGTTAATTACTTTTAAAGAAAATGAATCAAAATTTACAAGAGAAGAATATTTTAATTTAGGAATAAGTGGGATATATTGTATTAATGGTTATGTTAGAGGAGAAATTGAAGGAACTGAACAGCGTATTGTAATTTTAAGTAACAAAGATAATTATAAAGCATTAGTATCTCAGGGGTATGTTGCGGCACCTCGAAGTTTAGTTGATATAGGTAAAACCTCGTTTAAAAATAGAACATTAAGTATTAGTATTGATGAATGGGGATATAGTCCTATAGAGTATAATTATATTCCAACTATGATTAATTTTATGATAACATATGAAAAAATGGAGGAGGAGTAAGTGGGAAAGAGAGTAAAAATTTTAACAGATACAACAGATATTCCATTAACAATGTGCGGTGAAATGGCAGGCTCATGTTGGAATGCAGACACCAAAGACCATGAAAAGAATTTTAAACGTGGACTTGAATGTTTAAGAAATGGACATGGTAGGGTTCTCGAATATCCCCAAATTTATATGGAAATTTCAGGGTATTCTGCAAGAGTAATTCGTGAGTTTACAAGACATATAGGGGGATTAATGACATTTCTTCAAGAATCTACTCGTTATGTTTTAAATGATAATTTTTCTTATATAACACCACCTTCTATAAAAAAATGCGATGAGGCGGCGATAATTTATCAGAATACTATGGAACAAATTTCAAAAAGTATTAATATTCTTAAGGACTTAGATATTCCAAAAGAAGATATTAGTATGATGTTGCCGCTTGCTATGGAAACAAAAATTGTTTATAGAACTAATTTAAGAAATTTGATTGATATGAGTAGAGTAAGAATGTGTACTCGTGCTTATTGGGAGTATCGCCAGCTTATGAATGATATTCTTGATAGTCTTGCTTTTTATTCTGATGAATGGAAATTTTTAGTTGAAGAAGAAAAAGTATTTAAGCCTAAATGTGAGGAATATGGATATTGTAATGAGAAATTTTCTTGCGGCAGAAAGCCAAAGAGGGAAGAAACATGAGTACAATTAAATTAATATTAATTTGTTTGTTTTGCGCCGGCTTAGGTGCAACAATATTCAATTGCTGTTAGCTACTTCTTCCTTCTAAAAAAATAAAAGGAAACTTTTCTAAAGAACAAGAAAAAATAGCCAAAGATTTAACTAAGAAAAAGGACAGCTTAGAAAAAGAAATCTCAAAAGAAGTTGAAGAGAAAATTTCTTCTTTACGAGAACAAGCCAACGAATTACAAAATAAGTGTAATATTGAAGAACAAAGATATCAAAGAAAATTAGAGAAATTAGAAGAAAATTATCTCACTACTAGAAAAAATTATGAACAAATGGATAAAGACGAAGAAATTAAGCGTCAATCTAAATTAACTAACGCTCTTTATGAGGAAAGAGATAAATATCAAAAAAGTTTAAATCAATTACAAGCTTCTTTTAAAGATGAAGAAGATAAAATAAAAGAAAATTTTTTTCAATTTAGCGAGCAAATAAATTTACAAAGGGAGACTCTTGAAAAAGAAATTCAAGAATATGAAGATAAACAAAAGAAAATTATTGCTCGCTTTAAACAAGATGAAGAAATTCGTCAGCAACGTGATTTTTATCACATAAAAATTGACTCGGCGGCGCAGCAAGACATCTATAAACTAAAAAATTTAGCACTTGAATTTTCAAAACCAGAAGCTCTTTATAAAATTCTTTATGAAGTTTACTATAAAACTAAAACTAATGAATTGTTTGATAGAATTTTAGGTGATAAAAAAGATTGTGGTGGAATTTACAAGATTACTAATATTACCAATGAAAAAGTGTATGTAGGTAGAACTGTAAATTTTAAGAAAAGATGGATTGAGCATATTAAACGTGGCTGTAATATTGATAGAATTAGTGGAAAAATTTATGATGCAATGTTTTCTGAGGGTATAGAAAATTTCTCTTTTGAAATAGTAGAAGTATGTTCTAAAGAAGAACAAGCTGAAAAAGAAAAATATTGGATTAATTTTTATAAAGCCATGGAATATGGGTATAATTCAAAAGCTGGAGGCTAATTTCCAATTTAATATTATAGTTTGACTTTTTCTTAAGTCTATGGTATAATAATTATAGATTAAAAGAAAGGAGGATTCTTAATGCTTTGGACTCTAGTTATTTTGGGTCTGGTATTCTATATCCTATATTCATTATTTAAAGGTTTTTTTGATTTGTTTTAAGGAGGATTATATATGTATAATAAAATTGAACTCACTGGATTCGAAGATATAAAGGAATTTTGTAACATATGCGGGCAGGTTAATGGTAAAGTAGAACTTGTTTCTAAAACCAATGGCTATCGTGTTAATGGTAAAAGCGTTATTGGCGCACTCGCATCCTTGGAATTTGGAGATACTTGGGTATATTCTGAGGAAGATATTTATAGTAAGATAGAGAAGTGGATTGTTGAAGATGATAGTGCGGCAATTCATAACTAAGATTTTAAATAAGAAAAATTATTTATAACTTAAGAGTATTAATTAAAGTCAAGATTATATCTTGACTTTTTTCTTTTGTTATGATATAATATTATTATAAGAAAAAAGGAGAAAACAAATTTTATGATGGATGTAAATAGAATCCTATTGCAAAATACTTTGAAATTTTCTTTTAATCTTGTAGTTTATTCTATTAATAAACTAGGAGAGGAAAAGCAGATTAATATTAAGATTACAAGAAAAAAGTTTTTAGAGCGACTTGGAGACGTGAAAATTTATGTTAAACTTGTAGATGATTATCCCACCAAAATTGAGAAAAATATATTTTACTTAAAGAAAAATGGAAAAACTATATGGATTTGGGAAGATGAAAGTGAGGATATTATATGAAAATAACACCAGAAATAGCAGAACAAATAAATGAACTCTACTGTGAGATTGGAATTAAGTCACAGGTTGCGAAGATAATTGGTTGTTCAGCGTCAACTGTTTCAAAATATATTCAACCAGATTACATTCCAAAGTCAGAGAGGATAGAAACAATTTCATTCAATAAAGAACCTACTGATATAAAACAGTTTTTAGAAACAATTGTTAAACTCGGTGGCGGTGCAAAAGGTTTTTGTAAAGCTTGCAAGATGACAGAAGAAGAAAAATCTGACCTTATTGAATTACAAAAGGAGATATATATATGAAATTTATTGTGCGAGAAGCGGCGGGTAGTACAGGTTATATAATTGGTATTGATGATATTCCATTTAAAGATAGTCCCGATTATTTCTTTGATAGTTCCTATCATATACTCTGTGCGCGAGTGCTTGGTTATTCTTATCCAGATTATCTTCGTTATTGCCGCTCAAAAGGAGCGAAGCTTCATGGAAAACAAGGTTATAGTTATCCTATTTTTGAAAACCATAATTCTGCCTTAAAAATTTGTGGAAATTTAAATTTAAATTGGTCTAAGTTAGGTCTTGAATAAAGGGAATTTTTTAGAACTTATAATATAATTTTTTACTTTTAAATAGGAGACTAAAATCTCCTATTTATTTTTATATAAAAATAAAACAATATTATTTTATCGAGGTGAAATATATGCCTATTGCAGATATAATTAGTGGACAAGATTTAGCTGGATATTATTGCTGCCAGCCACCTAAGAAAGCAGCAACAACTACAGACGATTCTTCAAATTCTTCTTGTAATTGTCCCCCTCCTATGCCAGAATATGTATATCCATATCCACCTTATGGCTATCCATATCCTCCTTATCCTCAGACATCAGAGGTTAAAATTAAAAAATCTAGTGTTGAGGCGCAGATTTGCAAACTTTCTAAGAAATCCGCTGTAATCAAGAAAATGATTGAGGATTTTGAGAATAAGAATAAGGATGCAATATTAAAGGTTGGCGCAAGTACTTATAATTTTGGAGCTTTTCTTAATATTACAAAAGAAGCAGACGGGTCTAAAGTTGAGGAAGAGTCTGTTTACGGAGAGACGATTCTTACAGACCTTTTAAAGAAAGAGCTTGAAGCTATTAAGACTAAGCTTGTAGAACTTACAAGTGAGCTTGAAGAGGAAGTAGATGATGAATCTACTGTCGGCGGCACAGAAAAGACTGTAACACAGGATTAATTTTAAAAATTAAGAATTAATTTTAAAAGTCAGGGATTAATTTATCCTTGACTTTTTTCTTTTTATATAGTATAATTATAGTAATGATTGTGCGGCGGTCCGAATTTATTAGAGTTCGCTATTCTATTTTCTACTTTAGCTTATTTTTAATGGACTGGCGGCACATTGTTGTTTTGCTTTCTATTTTCTTATTACTATTGTTCCAATTTGGATGGCAGCAACGCCAGTTGCTGACACAGTTCTTTTGATTACTTTTCTCACTGCTGAGAAAAGTAATACTATATAGTGTCGTAAATTTCTGAGAACGGTATCGAAAATTTCTAAAATTGGTATCGAGATTTTCTAAAATCGGTGTCGAAAATTCCGATTTTGGTGTCGAAAATTCCGAGCTGATTTTATTGGAGCGATTTTCTCGGAATTTTACTTAATAACTGATAGGATAAAATCCTAATTATTTTAAGAGGTGAATAACTTGAAAAAACAAAATTTAAAGACTGCGGCACCAATGCCCAAGAAAGAAAATAAAATTGTTGATAATCCTATGAAATTGTATACCTATTTAGTATGTATCAGTGGTTTAGCAACATATCCAGAACATACTCGTATGTTTAGACAGCATGATTTAATGCTAACGAAAATTAAAGATGCAACTGGAATAACAGATAAAACAGTTAAATTATATATGTTTTATCTTGAAAGAGATGGTCTAATTAAATATCAAGGAGATTGTAAATTTGATTTTATAAATATTGTTGAATCTAATTATTCCAAAAGTAGTGAATATCGAAAGGCGGCACAGAACCATGCACAAGAAGTTTGGAAGATGAGAAACAAAACAGAAAAGTCGGGAATTTATTACATTCCACGACCAAATCCTTATACACCAATTCCAGAATCCACTCTTGAAAAACTTAATATAGTATTTTAGGCTTCGGAATTAGAATTAAAATTATATTATCTCTGTTGTGGATATAGAGATACGTGCTGTTATGAAGGAAAGTCATATAAAGTTATTACTTTTGAATCTTTAAGAGATGTTTTAAAATTAAAGTTGCATAATGATAATGATGTTGCAATAAGAAAAGCCTTGCTTTTTTTAAAAGCAATTGGTTTAATAGAATATCAAGAAGGCTTAGTGCCAAATCGTAAAGGTGCACCAATACCATCTTTTAAAATTAAAGAGGTTAATTATTATATTTCTTATACTTTAGAAAGTTTTAATAATGAAGTTGTTGAAACCAATGAAGAGTTAAAAGAAATTTATCAAAGAATTAGTTTAGCGAATGAAGATTAATTTGTTTGACTTTTTCAATAATCTATGATATAATTATAGTATAATAAAAATAAAGGAGAGAATCGTAATGAAAGTGTTTATCAGCCAACCTATGAATGGACGCTCAGACAAAGCTATTTTAGATGAAAGAAAAGAAATTGCAACTACCCTAAGAAAAAATAGTAAATATTCTATTGATATAATTGAATCTTTTGTTCCTAATGTAGACCCAAACTCTGGACCTCTATATTACCTTGGACGTTCTATTTCCTTACTTGCGGCGGCAGACGCAATTTATTTTGCACCGCAATGGTACAATTCAAGAGGCTGTAGAATTGAATATGATTGTGCTAAAGAATATGGAATTCCTATTCTTGAACTTTCAAAGTTGAAAGGAGAGAGACAAAATGAAACAGAAAGTAATCACTCTTAAAATGGCAAATAAGGCTATTAAAAAATCTAAAAAGAATTGGTATATTAAAAAAGGACAAAAGCGATATAAAAAAGCAAAAAAATTTGAAAAGAAAAATGGTTTTAGGTTTGAGGATTGTTGGTCACTTGATTCTGCTGTAGCAATGTTTATTTTACCTAGACTTATTTATCTTCGAGATAACTCTAATGGCTTTTCAGTGATTTCAGAAGTAGTAAAATATAAGGATGATGGAGTTAATATTGCTAATGAAGATGATTGTGCCGCAGCTTGGAGTAATGTTTTGAATACAATGATTAACGGTTTCTATTTATATATTGTAAAAGATAGTATTTTTTGGAATGAAAAAGAGAAGTCTTTATGGAAAGAAACTTTAAATCTTTTTACAAAACATTTTAGTAGTTTGTGGGATTGAGAATTTGACTTTTTCTAAGAAATATAGTATAATTATTATAGAAAATAAAGAGGAGAGATAAAATGCAGAATGAACGAGTGGTTAAATCTAATTTTTTAATGAAAATTACTTCACTAAAAAAGACAGATGAGGGATATAAAGTTATTAGTTCAGAATGGGTTAAGAATAGAGCTAAAGATTTTTATGAATCCCTAGAAGAGGATAAGAAGAAAGGTATAACCCATGAAATTGAAATTGTTGCGGCGGCACCGATTAATTTTCAGGTAAATAAAATTTATGTGCTTGCTAATGGTAAGAGAGCGTGGGTATTTATTGATAAAGATACGAATAATGAATAATTGACTTTTTCAATAAAATATGATATAATTAATACATAAGATGGTTACAGCAAATATAAAAACTATATGACTTTTATAGAAATAAATGTTCCATCTTGAATATTTGACTTATTTATTAAAATATGATATAATAAAGGAGGATTAAAATGGATAAAACCTATGAAAATATTTGTACAGAATGTAGTAAGCCTTTTGAAACTAAGGAACAAGAAGCCACAATTTGTCCAGAATGTTGGAATAAACTAATTAACCTTAAGAATGAAGGAAAAGGTTGATTATTTGACTTTTTTAATAAAATATGATATAATTAATATATAAGATGGTTACAGCAAATATAAAACTATATGACTTTTATAGAAATAAATATTCCATCTTGACTTATAAGACGGTTACAGCAAAATATTTTAAAAATTTAATGCTTTGGTAATTTTTGAAATAAGCCGTCTTGAATTTAATGTCTGTTAGCCAAGTGGTAAGGCGCGGGACTTTAATAGATAATATTAGAATTATGATTGGTGCAAATCCAATATCTATGACCAGACTCCCGTATTCCTCAGGTTCAAATCCTGAACAGACAACCAATAAAAAATTACTGGTCTGCATGAACCAATTTTGTAAATCATGCTCTCCTTTCTGGGATATTAGTTCAATAGTAGAACAACTGACTTTTAATCAGTAAACAATGGAGCGTAACCATTATGTCCCACCAATAAAGACAGCTACAGCAAAATATTTTTTGAAAATTTAATTTTGGTAAATTTTGAAATAAGCTGTCTTGAATTTATAATGGCAGGTAGACGAATTGGTAAAGTCCTCAGTCCCTAAAACTGAAGGAGGGAAAGAGATTTCCCGTGAAGGTTCAACCCCTTCCCTGTCAACCACACATTTTTTAAAATAAAAGAAGATATGAAAAAAGATGATAAAAGAAAGGAAAAGTAGCTATGGTTGTTTCTGTAAAATTTAAAGACAAGAACAAAATCTTTAGAGGTCATTCCTATGATTATAGACTTAACAAAGAAGAAAAAATTCCTAAAGTTGGGGCGATAATTAGAATGATGGACAATGATTATAACTGGAAATGCTACGGCACGAGAGTTAGAATTGAAAACATTCGTAAGGAAACGGTAGAAGACATAAACCTAGATGAAATTCGTTATTTGGAAACTACACTAGATGATTGATTGACTTTTTCTAAAAACTATGATATAATTATTATAGAAAGTGAGGGAAAAGAAAATGATTGATTTTCTTTATTTTGCAATTAAGATGATTGCTCTTATATTTGGAATGAAATATTTTTCGGATATTGTGGTAGCTTTTCTTACTAGTAAGAAAAGGAAATCAATTTTTGACACATCCTATTTTAGAGATGAAGAAAAATAATTATTTCAAAATTCTATTTCTATAATAATTTTAGAAATAAGACAGTTACAGCAAATTTTATTATTAGAAAGAAAATATGTTTTAATCTCTAATTTTAAGCTGTCTTGTAAGAGTGTTCGCTTACACTCAACTAAGCAATTTAAATGGTCGGAGATAGCAGAAAACTCCTTACCCAAGAACTTCAGGAAGGTCAGTAAGACCTCTAATAAATGTTCAAAAAAGTTAAAAAGTCTCGGAGCAAAAGATTTTAGCAAGTTTTAAGCTAGCTCAAAGATATTAAAACTTGAAGTCCGTTTCCGCTAAAATGGGCGATTCTGTGGCGGTAGAATGATATTGGAGCATAAAACCTCGCTCCCTCGAAAAGGTTTTATACCTTCGCAATTTTGAGATAGGTTAAAAAATTGTCGGAACATAAATTTCCCTTTGTTTTCCGTAGAAAGGTGACTTGTTTATGAGATTACTTGAACAGTAACGTTAATCTTCGTTTATAGGTGAAGTCCTACAGATAAAAACTTTCGTTAGTTATGGTTACTCTATCGAGAAAAATAAAAACCTTAAAGATTTCTATAGTCGAATTATATAAAGCTATTGCAATAGAAAAATCTCTTAAGCCGTTGAGATTAAAATAAAAACGACCGAGTTTATAAAAGCCTTTAAGTCTCGTAACGGGTTGAGTTTTTCTTAGGTGTTTTGCAGATTAAGAAACTGGGCGGTAATAGATTCTATCGTTAATAAAGGAGTCTCGCAGTTTATAGGTTCTGTCGTAAAATTAAAAACCTATTAAGACGGGCGCATAGCTCAGGTGGTTAGAGCGCACGCCTGATAAGCGTGAGGTCGATGGTTCGAGTCCATTTGTGCCCACCAATTTGAAGCTTATTTTTAAAGAGCTTTAAAATATTACGGCGGAGTGGTGTAAAGGTAGCATAAAGGGTTCATATCCCTTAGATTTAGATTCGACTTCTAACTCCGCACCCATATTAAAGCTTATTTTTAAAGAGCTTTAGAATATTATGCCGCTATGGTGGAATAGGCAGACACAAGGGACTTAAAATCCCTCGCTGGCAACAGTGTACCGGTTCAAGTCCGGTTAGCGGCAAGTTAGATATTCTCAAAACCTCCACGAGGTTCTAACTGGGCAACATTGTAATGATGGCAAATATTGAGATTTGGTTTTAATTTTCATAGTGATACCTCCTAAATATTATTATGAAGTGCCGACATACATCACCTCCTAAAGGATTATCTTTGTCGGCAAATGTCTCCCTACCCCAATTGGCAGAGGGCGGCGACTCAAAATCGTCGAGTTCTCGGTTCGAAGCCGAGGGGAGACACCAGTAAAATTTTAAATAAGGAAGGTAAGGTATTTATGATTAAGACTCCAGAAACAGAAATTCGAGAAATTAAGATTAGAATTGATTTGCTTAAGTCAAGACTTGGCGGCGCAGTAGTAAACGAAAAGATTATTAAGAAGCTCGAAAGACGACTAAGAAAATTAGAAAGCTAATTTTAAAGACAATAACAGCATCAGTAATTAGTAATTAATAATTTGTCTAGAAGGAGAGATTTTTATGGGTAACTTTGTTAATACTTTTAAGTCTATGAGTGATATTAGCACTACAGAAAATGGTGCTATATGTTATAGAACCACAAGAGATTCTATGCTTGATTTCTTTGGTAATGTTGGTGGTATGAGAAATAGTAGTGATAACGATATTATTTCTAGCTGGCTTGCCGCACGACAGGAAAACAGTGAGCTTGCAGACAATGCAATTCTATATTCCAGAGGAATTCGTAATGGAGGTCTAGGTGAACGAAGAATCAGCAGACTTCTTTTAAAAGAGCTTGCTAAGATTGACCCCGACAAAGTTATTAGAAATTTTTCAAAAATTGTTGATACTGGTAGATGGGATGACCTTTTTGTTCTTTTTGATACACCTTGCGAGTTTGCTATGACAGATTTTGTTAAAAGACAGCTTATTGAAGATAGTGTTAATATGGGAAAGAACGCTCCTGTTTCTTTATGCGTAAAATGGTGTCCTTCTATTAATACCTCATCTAAAGAAACAAAGAGATTAGGTCGTAGACTTTGTTCTTGTTTTGGCTGGACAGAGAAATATTATCGTAAAAAGCTTTCTTCTCTAAGAAGCTATATTGATATAGTTGAAAGTAAGATGTCTCGTGGAGATTGGGATTCAATTAACTTCGAATCTGTACCTTCTGTAGCAATGAGTCGTTATGTTAACACCTTTAATAAGCACGTTCCTGAAAGATTTGCTAAATACAAGGAGGATTTGTCTTGCGGCAAGGCTAAGGTTAATGCAACAACGCTTTATCCTTATGATATTGTACAGAAGTATTTTAAGAATAAGATAATTGATGCAGTAGATATGGCACAATGGGAAGCTCTTCCTAATTACTTAGAAAATAATGAGGATGATGTTCTTTTTGTAATTGATGTTAGTGGTTCAATGACAGAACCAGATTATAAACCTATTTCTACATCTGTTGGACTTGGTTTATATTTTGCTCAAAGAAATAAAGGTGCTTTTCATAATGCATTTATGACTTTCTCTGAACATCCTAAGATTTGTAGAATTGAAGATAAATGGAACTTAAGGAGAAATCTTGATTATATTTGTAACTCAGATTGGGGTTTTAGTACGAATCTTGATGAAGCTTTTAGTTTAATTTATAAAATTGCAAGAAAAACAAATGATGTTCCAAAGGCTATTTGTGTAGTAAGTGATATGCAAATAAATGATTTTAGCAGCGAAGATGAATGGGATTCTATTATTTCTAAATGGAGCAAGAAATTTAGAGCGATTGAGCTTAACACACCTAAAGTAATTTTTTGGAATGTTAATGGTAGCAATACTTTTCTGGGAAGACCAAGTGATAAGGTTTCTTTTGTTTCGGGGTATGGAATAGGAAGTTTTAAAAATCTTACCACTCTTATTGAGAAGTCTGCATATGAAGCAATGGTTGAAATTCTTACTAAACCTGAATTTTGTTGGAATTGACTTCCTAAAAGATTAAGCGATTATTGAGGTATAACTTTTAAGGTTATGCCTCTTTTTATTTGTTGACTTTGTTTATAAGGTATGGTATAATTATTATAGTAAATAAGAAAAGGAGAAAAAAGACATATGAATAGAAGTGAAAGATGTTTTGCAGAACTTGACGGAGCGGTTAATTTTCTTACTGAACAGGGATATGAGGTGGTTTTCTGTGGTCTTTATGGTGCACAAAATTATAACATGGACACACCAGCGAGTGATTTTGATTTTAAGGCGGTAGTTTTACCCACTCTTGAAGATATTGTTTACAACCGTAAACCCGTTTCAACTTCTCTTGAATTTGGAACTGGTCTTGTTGACGTAAAAGATATTCGTTGTATGATGGATTGTTGGAAAAAGCAGAACGTTAACTTTGTAGAACTGCTTTTTACAGAGTGGAAATACGTAAATCCGAAGTTTTCTGATTTCTATTCTATGATTGAAAATAGAGAACTTATCGCTCATTCAAACGAGGAGAGTGCGGTTAAGTGTGTTGTTGGTATGTGCCTTGAAAAACAGCACGCTCTTTGTCATGATTATCCAACTCAACATGAGCAGATTGAGAAATATGGCTATGCGGCAAAGCAGTTAGCACATATCATCCGTCTGCACGATTTAATCGAAAGATACCCATATGAACCTTACGAGAATATTCTTGTTCCCAGACCAGAATTAAATAAGGAAATTATTGCAATCAAAACTTACAAAAAAGTTTTTACACCAGAAGAAGCGCAAGCAGAAGCAAAGCGCCATGTTGATGCGGTAACTGAATTTGTCAACAGCCGTACATGGAAGAATCCAGTAAAAGAAACTCTTTCGATGATGGATAGAGTGAAATTCAACCTTATCAAGACAGGGTTGAAAAGTGAATTATTGGATTGTGAATAATTTTGTTTGATTTTTTTTATTACAATATGATATACTAATAATAGTTAAGGAGATATCTATGCTTTGGCTCTTTATTATAATCTTTTTAATTGCTTTAGCTATTGCTTTAACAGATGAAGATTTTAAAAAGTGAGGTGATTTATATTTTTGATACAGGAAACAATCAAATTGGTAAGATAAAGTCTGCCAAAATTTTTACTGACAAAGGCGCAATAGAAATACCTGATATTTACGATATCTCTATGGCAATGCAACCTGATAATTCAGAAATGACATTATATTTCAATCATTTTAATGTTATACTAAATGAAGAATCAAACAAAATCATAATATGGTTACGCCCCTTTAATGATGAAAAAAGAGAAATTGGTAAAGACAATTTTAGTTGTATAACTATTGATATATCTTTCTCAGAAGCAAAAACTCATTTTCATATTGGTGATGGTTTTAAATTGAAAAATAGACTTTATCGTATAGAAGGTATAGAACCTTACAATAAGGAAAAATACAAACATTTATTTGCGCTTTTAATAGATAAAGAAGAGGCAATACATAATGTATATAATAGTGCATATACTTATAATAAAGAAGTTGCGGTAGAATATTCAGAGGATTTGTCTCATCCAATTCGTTATATAACCAAGCCTTATCAAAAAGTTAGTCGAAAAGTAGCGAATTGTAATTATAATGACTTTTGGGAATTTGTTCTTTTTTCTAATACGGAAGATTCTACCCAAACTAAAATTAAACAGATTGAAGAGAATTTAAAGATTTTTAAACAGGTTGAAAAGAAGTTAAAAATTTCTAAAGAAAAAGACAATTCAGATAGCTTTAAACACGAATATGAAACAAATTTGAAAAAGGAGAAAGATAATATGAAAAATTCAACTTTTGCAAAACTTATGGGTAATCTTACCTTTGGTGCGGTCGATGACAATAGAATTAAATATTCCTTTAAGGGGATTGCTTTTGATACAGCGGACGGCGGATATGTTGTATATAACAGTGATAGCACATTTACAAACATTGGTGATATGGTAATAGATATGCCGGTTTATGTTATGCCTGTGACGAAGAATCAGATTAAAGTAGGAGATATTGTTCAACATAATGGTATGTGGGTTATTGTAAGAGAAATCACTCCTACAGAAATTAGGGCTGTTATACCTTCTGTGAAAGAGATAGTTTCAATCGTACCAGAGACATCAATTTTTGGTTTTAACTATTTCTCAAAGGTAATGGATATTTTTGGTAATGTTGCTAATACCGCAAACAGTGATAATCCTTTTGGAGATATGCTCCCTCTTGTGCTTATGGGAGATTCGAATAATAAAGATATAATGATGCTTATGGCTATGAATGGCGGAGCGTTTGATATGAATAATCTAATGATAATGGCTATGATACTTGATGGCGACACAAAAAGTAAAAATCTTTTTGAAACTATGATTATGATGAATATGCTCAAGGATAATTCAAATAAAGGAGAGTAAAATCTTCCTTGACTTTTTCCTTAGACTGTTATATAATTATTATAGTAAATGAGAAAAGGAGAGATATTATGAGACAAAAACATTACTTAGACATAGAGCGTTTAAAAGGTAAATATGCTAATTGTTTTCAGATAAGAGAGGAAATTATTGTAGAGACTAAGGTCGATGGGGCTAACGCCAGCTTTTCCTATGACCCAGAAACAGATACTGTGTTAGCTTTTTCAAGAAAAAACAAGCTAAACGAAATAAATAATCTTCGTGGTTTTTGGAATTGGACGCAGCGGCTTGACAAAGACTCTATTGCAAGACTTACTTGTGAAGGCAGATATATTATTTTTGGTGAATTTTTAGTTCCTCACACAGTTAAATATCCTGAAAATCGTTATAATAATTTTTATATGTTCGATGTATGGGACACTATAACAGAACAATATCTCCCTTTTGAAGATACCTATGCTATTTTTTCTGGTCTTGAACGTGCCGCACGCCTTACAAATGAAATAATTTATTTTGTGCCAGTCCTTTATCAAGGAGAATTCCAGAGCTGGGAACATCTTTATAAAATGATGGAAATTCCTACTCTTGGTGGAATGCCTTGTGAAGAGGGTATCGTAATAAAAACACAAGATAGGCTTAATGATAAGGATTCTAAAATTCCTAAGTATATTAAAATTGTAAATGAGAAATTTTCCGAAGTACATAAGGACAATAAAAAACCTATTAACCCAGAAGAACTAAAGCGTAAAGAAGTTGAAAGAAATTTTGTCGCAACAGTTGTAACACCTCAGCGAATAGAAAAAATTATTTATAAACTTGTAGACTCTGGTACTATTCCAGAAGATTGGGATGAGAAAGATATGGGTACAATTGCTAAAATTCTGCCTAAACTCGTGTATGAGGATTGCCGCAAAGAAGAAAATGATACAGTTATGGCAGTAGATAATTTTGGTAAAATAGCTGCAAATCTTACAATGGAATATACGAGAGATTTACTTAAAAAGAAATAAAAACTTATGAGGACGATAGAAATGTCATCCTATTTTTGTTGACTTTTTCTATGGGATATGATATAATATTATTATAGTAAAAAAGAGAGGTGATGTCTTATGTCACGTATTTTCGTGACTGGTTAGCGATACGCATCAAGATATTGATATTTCCAAATTAAACTCAAAGAAATTCCCCGTTCAGTATGAGCTTGATAAATCTGATATTCTTATTATTTGCGGCGACGCAGGATTTGTATGGGACGATAGTAATACCGACCTCTATTGGCGTAAATGGATTTCAAAAAAGCATTGGACCACTTTTTGTACTCTTGGAAATCATGAAGCATATAGTTTAATTGAGAACTATCCTATTGTAGATTTTTGCGGCGGCAAGGCACGAAAGATTACAGATAGTCTTTACTATGAAATTCGTGGAGAAATTTACAATTTTAATGGAAAGACTTTCTTATCTCTCGGCGGCGCAGATTCGCATGATAAAGCATGGCGTAAACCAGACGTTTCTTGGTGGAAACAGGAGACAATTATACCACAGGATATTGACAACGCACTTGAAAATCTTGATAAATATGATGGAAAGGTTGATTATATTCTTACTCATACTGGCGGCACAGAAGTGGCAATTAGCTGTGGCTATCTTCCTACTATTAGTGATAAAAGACTGGATTTAATTCTTGGTCTTGTAGATTTTAAGCAACATTATTGTGGGCATTATCATCGTGACCAAGTTGTTAATAATCATAGTCGTATTATTTATAATGATATTATTGAAATAGTTTAATTGATTTTTTCTATAGATTATGGTATAATATATATAGAAAGTGAAAGAAAGGGAAAAATAGGATGAATATTTTATATTATACAATTGGTCTGCCGGCAGGAGGTAAGGACTTTTATTTTGCACAGCTCTTTTCTAAAGATGATAATGTTATCCATATTTCTTCTGATAAGTTAAGAAAAGAACTGTTGGGAGATATTAATGACCAGACTCAAAATAGTTATATCTTTAATGAAATGCGCAAGAGGACAATTAAAGCTTTAGAAGAGGGGCATGATGTTTATTACAATGCAACGAATTTAAGCCGAAAGAGAAGAATTAACTTTTTAAAGTCTCTTCCTGAATGTTATAAAGTTGCAATAGTATTTTCTACTCCATATGAAGAATGTGTTCGACGCAATGCAGAGCGTAAACGTTCTGTACCAGAGGAAGTGTTAAAAAGAATGTATAAAAGCTTTGAACCTCCTCATTATGATGAGGGATTTGATTCAATTGAAATTATTAGAGAGGGCTGGAAACCAGAGACTTCTCTTTATGAAATGATGACAATTAACAGTGAATGTTCTCATGATAATCCTCATCATTCTCTTTCTTGCGGCGACCATTGTAAAGCCGCACATCAATATATTAAAAATCATATGACAGAAATATTAGAGGAAAATTATGGGAACTGTGAGGATTATTTAATTCTATGTGAAGCCGCATATTATCATGACATTTCTAAGTATAAGTGCAAAACGTTTGGCGATAAAAAAGGTGAATCTTCTAATATTGCTCATTATTTTAACCATGAAAATGTAAGTGCTTATGATTATCTTGTTTACGGTGATAATATTACGAGATTTAAAATTGAAGTAGCAAATCTTATAGCAAATCATATGGTATTTTATAATGAACTAGCAATTAATTCACGAAAGAAAATTTATAATAAATATTTCTGGAGAAAGCTTGAATGGCTTAATATGGCAGATAGAATGAGTCATTGATTTAAAGGGAGGTAAAGCTTATTTTGTGGGTGTTGATATTTATTTTAATTGTGAATATATTAATATTAATAGATGATGATGATGATGATGATGATTTTAGAATATAATAAGAAGGGATATTATGAAAAGAATTATTTCAACTTTAGTATCGTGTGCTTGTTTGGGTATTAATTATAATTCTTGTGTTGCCGCGGCACAGAATGACTATACTGTTGATTTAAGAGATGATTATTCTACATATATTGTAATAAATACATCCGAATATTTTGAAGGAGAGATTACTTTTACTTCAAATCGTTTAAGAATTGATAGTATTGTAGACAGTGGAGATTATATTATAGAAGAATTTTCAAATAACAATGGTTATAAGATTAAGGGAGAAGGTTTAATAGAATTTCAAATTGTTCCGACTGGAAAATTTCAAGAGAACACAGAATTAACTATTTTTGGAGAAAGTTATATATTAGCACAGACTGATATTAATTCTCTTAAAGGTGATGTTAATCTTGATGGTATTTTTTCTATTTCAGATTTGGTAGTAATGCAGAATTTCCTTTTAGGAAGAACTTATTTTGAGGATTCTGAGCAATTTATCAATGCGGACTACAATAGCGATAAAAATATTGATGTTTTTGATGAGGTAATGATGCGGCAAGACCTAATACAAATAATAAAGGATTAAGACTAACTATAATTGACTTTTTCTTAAGATTATGATATAATATATATAGTAAATGAGAAATAAGAAAAGAATTATTTAAGGTGAAAGAGGTAAATAATATGAAAAATTATGAAATTCTTATGACTGCAACCGCCGCACTTGGGGAAAATCCGAAATCTATATATAAGCTTTCTATTCCAGATGATTCCTCAGAACAGTACCGAGATGAAAGAATTCTTCTTCTAAAAAGAGAATTTGCTCTTAAAAATCATATAGGACTAGATGATATTAAGGTAAGAACAGTTGTACTTTAAAGGAGGGTATATGCTTAATATTCAGAAATTTATTTTGGAGCATGAAGATTCTTGGAGAGAATTATTAACTAAACCTCCATATAATCTTATTATAAAAGAAAATACTGATTTAGTGCTTTTTAAATATTCTCAAATTTCTTCTGATTTTAATGAACCTATTTGCCGTGAAGCTCGTGGTCTTATTTTAGAGAAAAATACTTGGAAAGTTGTAAGAATAGCCTTTTTTAAATTTTTTAATGTCGGAGAAATCTATGCAGATAAAATTGATTGGCAGAATTGTACGGCGACCTCAAAAGAGGACGGGTCTTTAATTTCTGTTTACTTTTATAATGGTTGGAAAGTAGCAACTAATAATACTATTAATGCATCAGATGCAGAGCTTCATTCTGGCTTTTATCATAATTTTAGAGAGCTATTTGATGCGGCGGCACAGAATAGTCATTTAGATTATGATAGACTTGACCCTCGTTATACTTATACATTTGAACTTTGTAGTAAATTCAATCAAATTGTTGTATCTTATGGAGAACCTAAACTTTATCATATTCTTACTAGAAACAATACTACTCTTGAAGAAGAAGAAGTTGATATTGGAGTTGAAAAACCTAAATTCTATAATCTAAATTCAGAAGAGGAATATCAAGCACTGGTTAATACTTTTGATGAAACACACGAAGGAATTGTTATTAAAGATATTCATAACAATAGAGTAAAATTAAAAACACCATTATATTTCAAATTACATAGAATGATAGGTAATAATTCTTTAACAATTGAATCTATTATGGATATTATTATAAAGAATGAACAAGGAGAATTTTTAGCTTATTTTCCTCAGTATTCAGAATTCTTTGGTCAGGTAGAACATTATTATCGTTGTGCTAAGTTTTCTGTTCTTATTGCACAAGATATGGTTTGTGATTGGAAAATGGAACACCCTAACGCTGCACGTTCTGAATTTGCAAAATTTGCAAAAGCACAAGAAATACCTCACGTATTTTTTAAACTTTACGATGGTACAAACGCCATAGATTGGTTCAACACTCTTTCCGCAAAACAAATCTTATCTCTTTTTCCTAAGCCGCAAGAAGAATATTTGACATTTTTGAAATAATATGATATAATATATATAGAAATTGAAAAGGAGATTTTAAAATGACAATTGATAAAAATGAAGTTTTGAATATAGTTTCTTGTATATTAGGAGAAGATTGCGAGGGGATTTATGCCCCTCGTACATGGGTTGATTATGGCTCAGATGATGGAGACTTTTTTACTACAAAAAATTTTGATTTTAAGATTGAAGAAACTGATGAAATAGAGCTTTCTAAGGGTTGTACTAAGCTTGTTATTATGCCTAAATATAAAGATTATGTAATTAAAATGCTTATTACAGATATAATTGATGAAGATTATGATGAAGATTATCATTTAATTCTTGATAATACTGTATGTAATTCTATTGCTAATGAAATTGGGGTATATGATGATGCGTCAGATACTCTTCAAGATAGTCTTATTCCCAATGTATATATTGGAGAATATTGTGGAATGGAAGTTTATGTTCAAGAAAGAATTAAAGAGTCATATTGTCAAAGGTACCCACATTATGTAGAGGATACTTTAATAAAAGGGTTATCTCAAAAGGAAACAACTCAAATTACTCATACTATGGATTCCGCCAATAATGATGAAATACAAATACTTTTTGTAAAAGATATGATAGACTATTATGGAGAAGAAGAAACAATTAATATTTTATCAGAAATTAAAGAATTTGGTATTGATGATTTACATGGTAATAACTATGGGTACACTTATGATGACAAGCCCGTATTTTTTGATTATGGTGGATATAGTAGTGATATGTATTGTTCTATTTAAAAAGAAAAGGAGAGTATAAAATGAGTCGTAAGAATGGAGATAAGAATAAGTTTATCCCATATGATAAGATGGGAAAACGTGATAAGAGAGAAATTGACCAACAGAAACGTAAGAATTGGGGAAATATAAATCCAACAACTAAGCCGCAAGGTGAAAAGAATGATTATCGTCGAAAAAAGCAACGGGAAAGAGAAGACGATATGATAAATGAGTATGATTATAATTTTGATTAAATCAAAATTTAAAATTAAAAATATATAAAATGATACGGAGGAAATATATATATGAATTATCAGTGTCCTATTTGCAATAAAATTTATCAGAATGCCGGAGATATGGCAAATTGTATTATTGAAGATGAGAAAAAGGGGCAAGTAGATGAAGATAGAAAGAAGCTTTATCAGATTGCAACTTTAAAGAATAAGATTAATGAGACTTATAGAACTATGTGTGGATATATTACCGAATATAATAATTTAGTAGATAAGGAATCAGTTTGTTATTCTACTCTAGAGTTTAAGTCTGATGAAATACAGATTAAGCAGCCCAGTAAAACAAAGGAAAATAGTGCTGCTGAATCAAATTCTAAGAAAGAAAAAACAACCCGTTCTAAAAATAAAAATTCATCCAATTCTAAGAAAGACAAGAATCTGGGTTCTTTTAGTATAAAGATTAATGGAAAGGATTTAGCAGATAAGATTATAGAGATAGCGGAATCTCTTCCAGAAGATTTTACAGATGAAGATTTGCTAAAGGCGATAGAATCTCTTGGGATAGACTTTAATAAAGATGGTCTTTCAGACCTTCTATTTAATTGGACGCTTTAAAAGGAGAAAAATATGAGTTTAAAAATAAAATTTGAGACAAAGTATATTATGCATGATAATGCTGTTATTGCTTATGTAAGACCAATAACTATTAAGGATAGTGGTCTAATTTCTATTAATACTTATAGAGGAATTAGCTTTACTAAAGGTAGACCTCCTTATCCTAATAAGACTTTTAAGGGCGTAGCGAGACTAAAGGAAGGAGATACTTGCAATCTCCAAACAGCTAAAAATATCGCTCGCCGCAAAGCAGTAAGAACAGCATATCGAGCTTTTAAAAATTATCATGAGTATTATTATGATAAACTATCAACTTTGCTTAAACAGTATAAAGACCATATAGAGTCTATAGAGGAAAAAGCAAGTAATCTTGATTATGAGATTTTTCTTGATACTAGAGCTTAAAACATAAAAATGAACAATTAAAAATTAAATAAAACGGTTTTTGGACATAGAGGAGGTACGATTTATGGAAAAGCAATTCACATGGTATCACGTCACAAAAATAACCCCTGATGATACAAGACACGTCATTATACAAGCAGCGAACTTCCCCGACCCAACATTTGGTTTTTTTAATCCCAAGACAAGAAAATGGACAATCAGTGATATTAATCTTCGTTCAAACAGAGAACAAGATGAAATTGATATTGTAGTAGTAGCATGGATGGAAATGCCAGAACCCTATGATGTACTTTCTGCGCCGCCACTTGAATTTAGAAGTGCAGAAGAAGCTCGCCAGCTTATGGATATTTCTTCAAAGAGAGTTATTAATGATGAAGTACTTAGCTTTTATAAAGTGAGACGTAGTATACAGGCAGCGGCAGAGCGTAATTGGGGTTCTTGTAGAATTGAGAAAGAGGATATAACACCTTTAATGATAGATTTACTTGAAGAAAAAGATTATGTAATTGAAGATGACCCTGATAAAGATTTCGTTATAGTAAAATGGGCATAAATTTTAAGTCAAGACTAAAATAGTCTTGACTTTTTCTATATATTATGATATAATATTATTAGAAAAAAGATAAGGAGGATTTTGATAATGGAAAAGATTTGTTTGAACTGTGGAAAGGAACTAAGTGAGGACAATGAAACTTCGTTTTGTTGTATAAGTTGTATGGAAAATTATAATAAGGATGAGGAAGAGCTTATTTTTTATTTTCCTGATAGTGACTACACTTGGGATGGAAGTGGAGATTAAAATGAGTTATGAGTTAATATTTTTTGATAATAGAAAAATTAGAAATGGAATATATTTAACTTTTGAAGATTTAACAGAAGCAATTTTTAAAGAGGATATTGAATATCAGGTTTATCTTGCCACTGGAGGTTATCTCTCATATAAAGATTATTTTTCTAAAATGTGTGAAGGCTTAAGGGCGGCGATAGATAATACAAATGAGGATTATCTTCAATATAAAAATTATAGAATAAATATTTTTAGAACGGAGTAGTAGAAAATGAGTTGATTTTTCTTATAAAATATGATATAATATAAGTATACTAAAAATGAAAGTGAGATTTTTAATGGTAGATTTTGAGAATAAAATTCGTGAAGCTTTTTCTTTTGCGGCTTTAAATAAAAGTAAGAACTCTGCGGCTCTTCTTTCGTTTCTTGACCTTCCACAAGAAGTGAAGGATTGGATGCTTATGAAATTTTCAGATGAAAATGGTAAGATTAATGCTTATGAACTTTCTTCTTATCTTGAAACAATGAGATTAGCACCAGAGGATTTTAATATTCGTATGCTTGAAGCTCGCCATTCAAAAAAAGGGACGATTGTTCTTCTTACAAAAATTAAAATTGAATTTGATTACGCTAAGGATTTAATTCTTTTTGAACTGCCAGAATACGGCTTCCCTGCAAAGAAAGGAACCGCACTTGCAGATTGGTCTACTGTAAGTGACCACAAGAAATACCTTCTCACACCAGATGGTGCGTGGGGAGAAGTTTGTATCGCTTTTGATTGTGGCACTATTAATCTTCAGGACTTTAAACCACTTTGTCCATATACTTTTGAACTTGAAAGGTACGCAGCCGCAAGACGTAAATTCACAACAAAGGAGTGGATTGATGTGGTTCTTGGTTCAATGGGATATAATCCAGAGGGATATGATAGTGACCTTCAGAAAATGACAATGCTCCAGCGTTTTCTTCCTATGGTTGAAAAGAGAATTAATCTGATTGACCTCGGCGGCAAAGGAACAAGTAAGAGTTATTGTTACTCACAGACTTCTTCACATGGTTGGCTTACATCAGGTAGCGGCACAACAAGAGCAAAAATGTTTTATGATATTACTCGTAAAAAAGTTGGTTACTTTGCTACAAATGATTTTGTTGCTTTGGATGAAGTACAATCAATTAAATTTAAAGACCCTCTTGAAACAGCTGGTATTATGAAGTCCTATCTTGAATCTGGACAAATTCGAGTAGGTGATTTTAGTGGTACAGGTGATGCAGGTTGTATTCTTCTCGGTAATATTCCAGAATCAAGAATGGATACTGAAAAGGATATGCTTGCAACCCTTCCAGATATTTGGAAAGAATCTGCACTTCTCGATAGGTTTCATGGTATTATTCGTTCTTGGAATATTCCTCGTGTACATGAAGGACTTAAAATGGAAGGTTGGACACTTTCTACAGACTATATTACAGAGACGTTTCACCAGCTCAGAGACAAATTTTATTTTAGAGCATTTGTTGACGAACTCGTGCCAGCAGTAGGAAAGACAGATACAAGAAATTTTGAAAGTGTGAAGCGTCTTGCCACAGCTTTTCTGAAACTTCTTTTTCCTCATATTACCTCAGCTAATCAAATTAGTAAAGAAGAGTTTAATGAGTACTGTCTTAAGCCGGCGTATCAGATGAGGGCAGATGTACTTAATCAGCTTAGAATACAGGATTCAGAGTATAATGACAAGGAAATGCCTATGATAAATTTTTGATTGACTTTTTCAGTAAAGTATGATATAATTATATTATAGTAAAGAAGAAAAGGAGAAATTCAAAATGAACGGTATGTCTATTATCAATATAGCGGGTAAGGTCATTGAAGAAAAATATTTTATAGACGAAAAAAATATTCCTACTCGTTGCTATAACTGTGGAGGTTACGCTTTAGGAATTAAGAAATGGTTCTCTCCTTTCTTTGATGCAGATTCTCAGGAAGTGCTCAGAGACGATGAGGGAGATTGGAGTATGAAGGATGATAATGCAGAAGAACTCATGAACAATGACTATATTTTTCCCGTAGAGTTGGAAGAAGAAATTCTTGAAACTATGACAGAAGAGATTAATGATATTGCCAATGAGTTTCCAGAGTATTCTGATACAAATAATTTTGAGAAAGTTTATAACAATCATGAATTTAACAATCCTATTGCTATGATTCTTGCTGTAAGACATATACTCGCTGCATTCAAGGATATAAGGAGAATTGATAGTCTTGATGAGGTTGAAGAAGATGAATACGGAATTGTTTATGCAACTTGCACAGATGATTTTCATTTTGTTCGCTGGGACAGGGAATCTGGCTTCTCCCATAAAAAAGGTTGTATGAATATTGAGTTCATAGATTCTTATGACGAAGGATTTGGAGAAAAATATACAAGCGAAAAAATCTTTTTTGCTAAGAAGATTAATCATTAAGGAGGAAATTTTTATGAAAAAGACTATGGTTACTGTTACTAAGCCGTCTATGATTAAAGTGTTTTCAACTGAGGATAAGGCAAATCGTTTCGCCGCAGAGAAAATGGGAAGAGTTGAAGTTCGTTATGATTATGATGCTATGATGATGAGAATTGTAAGAGAATATATAGTTAAGTTCTAAGATTTCTTCTGTGCCGCTGGTCTGAATTTATTAGATTAATTGTTATAAAAATCTACTTTAGCTAAAATTTTTATAGACTGGCGGCACAAGGTATATTGACTTTTTCATTAAAATATGATATAATTATTATAGTAAATGAAAAGGAGAAAACTATGGTTAGTATAACAAAACGTATCTTTCGTCTTGCAATGGAGGAGTTTGAAGAAGAAAATAAAAGAAGAAGAGAATTCATTAATAAACTAAAGTCTAAATATCCAGAATCTAAAGAAATAATTCATGATATTGAAAATACAATGTTTAGCCATGATTTTAATATGCTTTTTATTAATACTCTAAATCGACTACTTGAAGCAAATTGTCCGTGTATAAACAATAATACAATATTAGAGTGTGTTGTTACAACACTTAACCAAGGCGGCACGTTAAAGGATTTTAATTATTGTGTAAACAAAGGTTTTGTTCTTAAAGATTATCAACCACACTGGGCGGCACCTCAGCTTGATTTAGAATCATATAATGATTTATATGATTATATCCTAAAGATAGCTAATAAAGAATATATTGTCCCAGATTTTTCAATATAATTAAAAGACAAGGGAGTCCGTTCTACCGCATTGTTCTATCGGACTTAAAAAAGGAGAACTGCGTTATAAGATTAAAGCTTAACCCTTGTCTTTTAAATTATACAAAATTTTAGAAAGGAGAAAATACTATGTATAGATTCTCGCTTGTTCAAGATAATGGAATTTTAATGCCAATAGAATGTTCTTACCCTTATCTTTTTATATGTGATTTTCTTTATACTCCTGAGATTCATGAGAAAAGAATAAGGGGATGTTCAAATGAAAGTCTTTCTTATTCAGATTGGATAGAGACTTTAAAAACGGATTTATGTAATGAAATAGACAATCAATTTGAAGATGGAAATTCTATAGCTATTTGGAAATACAAAGATTTTCCTCGAATTGCTATTGAAATTATATAATTATAAAGGAGGGTGTTTATGGGATTAGATGTAAGTTTAGAGCTTAGGTTTTATGATAAAAATGATTTTGATAAATTTGACGAATTTGATGTTATGTATATGAGAAAATGCTATTCTATACGTAATAAAATTAAGGATATTGTAGAGAGACATAAGGTGTGGCATGATGGTGATTGGGAATATGATGTAACTAATATAGATATAATTAAGGAAATTTATTTGGAATTATGCAAAGAAGAGGATAATTGTAAAAAGAAGGATTATAATTTTGATAGTATATGGGATATTAATGATTATAAAGAAATAATTTATAGAGGAAAAAATAATCTTGAATGGTTACTGTTTTGGATGCAGGGAATAATTTCTTTTGAACAAATGTTGGATAAACTTAATATTAATTATTATGATAGGAAACGAGCAGAAGATATACAAAAAGCAGAGCCTGATTTAAAATGGGAAGATGAAAGAGTTCAATTATTCTTTATTAATAGTTATTAAGGAGGGTCTTATGGGATATTTTATTTGTTTTGTGGTTGGCGGCATCTTTGGTTTTACTTGTGCGGCGATGTGTTCTGCTTCAAGTGCGGCAGAGGATAAAGCTCAGAAGAGAGATTGACTTGTTTATTAGAATATGGTATAATATGATTATAAGAAAAGATAGACAGACGCTTAAATTCTAAAGGAGGATTTATATGTTTAAGATTTATGACGAAAAAGAAGAGCTGGTTTTTGAAGGAGAAGATATTTTTGATTTTATATTTTCAACTGTAACAGATGAAGAGGTTATTGACTTTGTTTCTGATTGCTATCCTAAGGTTAATATCCCTATTGTTGGAGATATGCCAGCGGGAGAGGTTGCATGGAAGTTGATGACAGAGTATGCTAAAGATGAATTTATCGGTGAGTATGTTGATGACATTTCTGAAATGATAGCTGAGGAAGTCTATTATAATGACAAGTCATATTATCATCAGTATACTATTGTTAAAGAAGATTAAGGTTGGGATTTAAGAGGGCAATTTAATTTTGTCCTCTTTTTTATTTTTTTCCCATATTGACTTTTTCTTTAGAATATGATATAATATATATAAAGTTAAGAAAGGAAGAATTGGAAATGAATAAAAAAACGTTGCGGCGGCTTGTTAATTTGTATGATGATATCTATTCTACCGAACCTTATCCTCGTGTAAAGATTGTTAGCTTTCTTGTTTATAAAGGAAAGATAGTTTCGTGGGGAGTAAATAGCAATAAAACAAATCCTATTCAGTATCACTATAGAATGAAAACGGATAATGCTAGAAATAAGAATTACGTATATGATAAAATACATAGTGAGATTGATTGTATGAATCGACTTCGAAGCTTTAGTAACTTTGATAAAGCAGAGTTGGTTATTATTTCAAAGAAAAAAGATGGACATTTTCGTCTTGCAAAACCCTGTCCCATATGCAGAACTATGATTCAAGAGTTTGGTATAAAGAATATATACTATACAACTTATGAAGATGTATTCTTAAAGGAAATAGAGATTTAAAAGTTTTAAATTATTCACAGAAAATTTACTTGACATTTTCAGTAATCTATGGTATAATATATATAGAAAGTTAAGAGAGGAGAAAATAAAATTGTAAGAATAAATTAGGAAAATAAATTGGTACTAAAAAGGGTTTTTGTTAGGAGTTAGAATGCTATATATTATAAAAAGAAAGAAAGATAAGAAGTATTTAAGTAAGGAATTCAATAATAGTAATTCCTATCGAATTGATGATAAGGGAGTGTATTGGGATGAGAGTTTAGAGAATGTATTGATATTAAATTCTAACCTTGCTTATGACAGCTTTCTGATTAGAACTTTAAATAGTGAAAAATACGAAAGCATTCCATGGCTGTATGAATTTTGGAGGGGTTAATATGGAAAAGTTTGCTTATGTTGTGTTAGAGTGTTGTGGAGACGAAGTTACTGCAATAGGTACATATGATAACAGGGAGGGAGCACAACGAGCTTTTCATTTGTGTGTTGGCGAAATTGTTACAGACCTTGTTTATGATAATTATACCAGTAATTGCTCAGATAATTATTTAACTTTGTTTAAACCAAATTGTATTTATAAGGATGAATTTTATTGGGACATTCAAATTGACGACTTCTATGTTAGACTTTACAAAGTGCTCCTTAATACCCCAGTAAAAGAAATTAGTTGACTTTTTCACTAGAATATGATATAATATATATAGAGTTAAGGAAAGGGGAATAAAATTATGGATAATTTTATTATGAATAGTCAGGTTGAGGATTTTGAGGAGTATACAATGAACGATTATTTTGCTGAGTTGAATCGGATTTTTATGAATGCAGCATTTGAGCTTCTTGGCTATAGAAGAGTTTCTTCTTACAAATCTTATGTTGCGGCGGTACAGGAATCTTACGCAAATGCTGATGATGAAATGCTGACCTTTATGAGTAATAATAAGAATATTGTAAATTTTGGAGAATACCTTGCTTTTCTTGAAGGACTTTCAATTGGTATGAGAATCTAAAATTTAGGATTTAAGACCAAAATGTGTAAATACCGAAAGGAGAGTTTATATGAAAAGAATAGAAAATGATTGCAATGGATGCGAAATTTGTATGGGTTGCGGCAGAAACAGAGATTATATATATTGTGAGTGCGATATGTGCGGCGAGCAGATATCGGAGTACTACAACTTTAATGGACATGATTATTGCTATTCTTGTTTTGAAGAGGCTATTTATGAGGAAATTTCTAAACTTCCTAATGAAGAAGTCTTAGAGGTTCTTGAAAGGATTTTTGAGGACTGTTTTGATATTGAATTTGAGTTTAATGAGGCTACTAATACTTATAAATTCTATGGCGGCATAGAGGAGTTTAACTTAAACGAAATGATAGAAACTTGTTTAAACATTATTCAGGAAAGTTGTGGCGTATTTTATGTAGCAGATAAATTTGATTTTTCTTACTCTTGGAATACGGTAGGGGATAATTAAAATTTAAAAATTGTTCACAGAAAATTTACTTGACATTTTCAGTAATCTATGGTATAATATATATAGAAAGTGAGAGAGAAAGCTTTCAGCGGATAACGTGAACTTGCTAGGTAAACCGCTTAAACAAATGGTATACAGCAAGCGTTAATGGAATTTCCGTTATGTAATCCTCTAAAGTGATGAGGGAATGCGGCTGAGTTCAAGTTATGAGGTCAGTAACGGCGTTGGATTTCAAATTAGTAAGTCTGACGAAAATCGAGAGTGCTAGTTCCCAATGGTTGAATGAAAAGGCAAACTAAATATCGCCTTACAAGTTCTGAACTGCTTGTCCTGTGGGAGAAAGTTCAGAAATTCAAATTCGTTCACAAAAAGTTTACTTGACTTTCTCAAAGAAATATGATATAATATATATAGAAAGTCAAAAAGAAGATTTTAAAATCCCAAAAGGGTAGAAAGAGGTTCATATGAATACTAATGTTTATGCTACAATTAACGCATCCGCAATCAAGAGCACAGCAAGAACAACAACCGTTAATGAGGTGTTTGATGCTCTCGTAACGGCATTTGGCTCTGATAATGTTTCTATGGTCGGTAGTGGTGATATTGCTGTTAATACTGGATATGATAAGGAAGGCAGAGAGGTTTGTACTGTAGTTAGCGTGTCTGCTAAGGATTACTTCGATAGAACTACTAAGTCTAAGACATTTACTGCATTCAACAGACAGGCAGCCGCACAGGCTTATGCGGAAAAGGTTCTGGAGGCTGAACAGAAGAAGGCTAATGCAAAGACAAAGAGAGAGGTTAAGAACTCAACAAGTGAAGTAGCAAAGAGAAAGAATGAGGATTCTTCATCTGTTGAGACTGATGTTCCGTGGGAAGATTAATTTCTTTCCACCACACCTTAAATTCTAAATTTTAAATTTTGACTTGGCGGCACAGTCCGCAGAAAGAGAGCGTTACTTATGGAAAAGATTTTTGTTGATTTCACAGAAGAGTCAAAGGTTTCTGCTACTAAGGAAAAGGCACGTCAGACCGTGGTAGAGGACCTTATCGCATATCTCTCTGAAAGATATGATGTTGTAAGACAGATAGCAAGTAATGAACTTGGTATCGTAATCGGTTCTGCGAAGGATGAAAATGGTTTTGCAAGTGATGTGGTAATTACTTTAAAGGCTACGTGCCGCCCATGGTATGACAAAACAGATTGTAAGCGTCCCGTAGAAAGATTTGACCTTGAATATGAGGCAGAAACATATGAAGCAGAGAAAGCCGCAAAGAGTGTTCCTAAGAAGTAAGGTTAAAAATAATGAGATTTAAAAGAATAGGTTTAAGTTTATTTATTATTTCTACAATTCTCTGTACTACTGGTTGTAATAAACAAGTGTTTGATTTCAATTATACTTTTGATAGAGCAATTATTGATACGGGCAATGAAGTGATTGAAGTTGAAATTGATAAATGGAATGACTATGATAATAGTGACCAAATACAAATTATAGCAAAAGACGGAACAGTTTATTTGGTTCATTCTTCAAAATGTATTCTAATAAAGGATTAAGAATTTATTAGACTTTTTACCTTTTGCGGCGACCTTAAAATAGAGAAAAGAGGTGAGTATAATGATATCTTATGTTTTTGAAGTAAAAGAAAAATACAATAATGCTTTTACTCAACATTATTTAATGGCATTTGATTCTGTTGATATAAGAGAAAAGAATTTAAGTTTAAAGGAAATAACAACTCATTATGATAGTACTTATGATAGAACTCTAATATATATTCCAAGATATACAGTAACATATGAAAATGACAATGAAAAAATTGATTTATATAAAGAAGTCGCACACAATAATAGAATTAATCTTTATTATTGGGATTTAGAAGGAAATAAATATTTAATTGAGAATCCTGACGGTAAACGACATATCTTAGAAAGAACACATGGAAAAGAAACTAATGGAAAAATTACTGCAATACGACATTTAAAAGTTAAACCAATCTTAGTTAAGAAAAAGAATAAGACCAATAATTCATCAGAGGGCGGCACAGAAAGTTTCTTATCAGAAAAGAATTTTAATTATTGGAAGACTTATTTTCATTACTTAAAATTTAGTTTTAAAGAAATTAGCAATGAAGAAGCAGAATTTATTAGTTTTGTATTTGCTTATAATCGTTATAATTACTCAGTAGAAAACAAAGAAGTTCACTCATATATATATGATGCAGATGAAAAGATACCAAAAGAGCTTTATATAGGACTTAGAAATAAAGGAATTGATGCGTTGATTCTACAGTTTTTAATTGGTGAAATTGAAGTATATAGTCCTAAGTGTCCTTTTTATTCGTCTTTAAGTTATGTAGATTTAAATAGTCTTTTTACAAAATATAGGTTCTATTTTGAAAATGGACTTTAATAAGGATTATAGCGGGGCGGCAATAGTCGTCTCGTTTTTTATATCTATTCACAAAAAGTTTACTTGACTTTTTCAGTAATCTATGGTATAATATATATAGTAAAAGAGAAAAGGAGAAATTGAAAATGAGAGTAAGAATTGAAAAATATGGTTATCCTATGGGCGATGAAGGACTTGAAAAGGAAACAAAGAGATGGTATGAATTCCAACTTATAGAGAGGTCTGAAAGAGAAATTTCTGAAAATGAGTACAACGAAATAGTTACAGAACTTTACTGTAATCAGAATGGTGCTCTTGTAGAGGAGACTGCAAACATGGAAGTTATCGAGTCCAACTGCGGCACATATACTTTTATTCGCTAAAAATTTTTTTTCTAGTTTGACTTTTTCAGTAATCTATGGTATAATATATATAGTAAAAGAGAAAAGGAGAAAATTCTTATGAATAAGGTTTGGATTGTTTTTAATGTAAATGATGATATTACTATTGTTGACTCGAAAGAGAAGGCTCTTAATCTTTGTATTGATATCGTAAAAACTACTTCTTTCTTGGATTATGATGGTAATGTTGACCGTAATGAGAATCAGAAATTAGTTAACGAACTTCTTGAAAACTATAAAGAAGATAATAGTATTTTTTTAGAGGATATCTGTTGGGCAGAAGAAAGAGAGGTATTTTAATATGGATAGAGTTTATATTCTCTATGGTACAAGGTTGGATTTTAATGAAGATTTAGAACCTACGCTGTGCGGCTGGACTACTCTTGCTGTTTATGCAAGTGAAAGGGCGGCACGTGAAGCAAAAGGTATTTGGGAGACACAAGAGATTTATGATGGTGGAGTTGGTTTTACTGATTTTAAGATTGAATCTTATCTCGTTAAGAAAGAAGGTACAGAGTAATGAATGTTTATGATGTAATCAATGAAGTTCATTCTACAAACGATATTTTCTCTGGAATTGATATTGCTCACATTTTAGAAGGAAAAGAATATAATAAATTTAATTGTAAATACTGCAAGGAAACTCTTACTTTTGAGGAATTCCCCGAACTTGAAAGAATTGGTGATGGTGATGCAGTAAGAGTAATATGTCCAATATGTGGGCATTCGGCGATATGAAAAGGAGAGATGAAAAATGACTTGGTTAGATAAACTTTGTATTGCTAATGAACTTTTTGAAAATTATGGAGAATATCTTTTTTCTGAGGATGTTGAAGATTTAAGTAATAACGAAAGAGAAATCCTATCTTATATAGAGCCTAATGAAGATGGGGAATATTCAATCGAAGATTTAATTTGTATAATTTGTAACGAAGGCGGGGCGCAAATACTTGCTTTTGATATTTCTCAGATGTTTGATAGTTGCGGCTGTGATGTTTATTCAATGTCATATGTTGTAACACTTAACGGCGAAGTATTTTCGTTTCTTAATATTCCTTATCAGCGAAATTGAATATAGCTAAAAATAGGAGATGATAAAATTGCAATAGACAATAGTATTATTAATTAATATAATTTTTCTATTTGCTTTAATATATTTCTTTTATATTGTAGAATTAAAAAGTACGAAAATTGGTTTGATTGGTACAATTGGTATTTCAATTCTTTGGTTTATTTTCATTCCTCTTAGTGGTAAATACTTAGATACAATTCCAAATACATATTATATAGGAGAGATTATAGAAGTAAAAGAAAATAATATGATAGCTGGATATAAAGTTGAATTTAAAAGAGAAGGGAAATACCAATACTACCTTGTGCCGCCGAGTCAAATCTCCAATTTTATGGAGGGCGGCACAGTATCAATGAGTAATAACGATTTGGAAGAATTTAAAAAGGTGGAGGATTAAATGAGAAAAGAAACGGTCTATTGTGATTGGTGTGGAAAAGAAATTGAAACAGATTTTAACATGATTTACATTAACAACGATTTATGTGAAGATGATTATGATGTATGTCCTGAATGTGTTAAGCGTCTTAATTTTATTAAAAACTGGAAAGAGAATAAAAATAAACTTCTTTCTCTTAACTTAAATTCTATAATTGAAGTAACTCTTGGTAAAGACAGTGCTGAATCATGGAATAATAAAAAGTCTCGGTATTTAACAGATGAGTCTGTAAAGAAAGGAGAAACAGTTTCTACTCAGTTTTTCAAATTTCTCCATGATTGTGCACCTGCTTTTGAGAAAATGAACGGTGCGTATCAAGGTGTTTGTTATCCGTTTGAGATACGTACGGCGGCAAAGAATCTATTTACAAAAGAGGAAGAAAAATATAGAAGATTTTATCGAGAAAGCAAATAAATATTTTAATTGAATTGTCTTTAAAATTAATAAGTACTTAAGACTATCAACTTGATAGTCTTTTCTTTTTATTTTAAGAGTCTTTTAAGAATCTGATGGCGGCAATGTAATTTGCCGACAAGACTTTTTTCGTCACTGAAAAAAAGTAATACTATATGCTATCCAAAATTTAAAAGAACGCTATCCAAAATTTTGAGTTTGGTATCCAAAATTTTGAGCTTGAATTTTTTATAGAAATTTTCTCAAAATTTTACCTCAATAATTAGTATTAGAAGAATCTCAATTTAAAAATTAATAAAAGGAGGATAATAATGGAAGATTTTAAAGTAATAAAAGGTGCCTATAATGAAGTTGCAAAACGTGAAAGACATTTAAGGGAGCGTAAAGCAATCTTACTCACAATTCCAAATCAAGGAGGGGCATATATCTTAAGGTTCCCCGACGGCACAGGATATATTGGTAAAGCAGTTAATCTCCGTAAAAGAATAGAGAAACATCTAATTGAAATATTCCCTAGCCCCAAGATGTTATATCATCGAAAGTGCAATGAAGCATGGAGTTGGTATGATATATGTAGAGAGTCTAACCCAGAAATGGAGTTATCTGATATTGATATAACGTGGTTCTTATCGGATGACCCTTGCGGCAAAGAAAAAGAGTTACTACAATCTGTTGATAAAGGGGATAGACACTTATACTACAATACTCAATGGAACAACTCTAAGGAGGTCTGAAAATTTTTGAGAAAATACCGAAGTATATCACTTATTTATTGAATTTAAGAACAATAAAATAATATAATAAAAGTAAAAAATAGGGGTATAATAAAAAGAATATAATAAGGGAGTAAACTAAAGAGGTATAGAGAAAAAGGAGATACTAAAAATTAAAATAAAAGGGGTAGATAAAATTTTAAAATAGGGGATATAATAAAGGGGTATAATAAAAGGGGTATATAGAATAGAATAATAGAGAGGTATATAAATCTAAATAATAGGGGAGTATAAATTTTAAAACTATAAATAAAATAATAGAGAGGATTAAGGAATTGACTTATAGTAAAATTATAGTATAAAATAAGAAAGATAAAATAAAAGAAAGATATAAAATAAAATAGATAAGTTAAATAGAAAGAATTATATAGGATAATCAATAAAATATGGAGAAAGATTTAATAAGTATTATAAAGGAAAACTACTAATAGACTAAATAATATAGATAGAAAAAATAAAAAACTTATATTAGAAATAATAAAGATAGTAGAAGATAAAGAGAATTATATAAATGAAATCATTATATAGTAAGATATAAGATAGTAGAAGATAAAGAGAGCTATCTAAAAAGTAATGGAATAGAAAATAAGAAAAGAAGAAGAGAAATAGAAAAAAGAGTGACGGCAGTAGTAATATAAAGGTGAATGATAAGGAAAGGAATAAGAAAGTTAATAAAAAAAAGAATAATAAAAATAGTAATAGTATAAGGTAATAATAATAGTAAGATAAATACCGAGTGGTTACTATCTTTAAAGTATTGGTTAATCTCTAAAAAATAAGAACTGAAAAATTAGAAATTAAAAATATTTATAATAAAATCGTATAATAGAAAAATTAATAAAATAATAAAAAATAAAAAATAAAAATAACAGTGGAACAATAATAAAATAATAATAATAAAATAATAATAATAAAACAATAACAGTGGAATAACAATAGAACAATAACAGTAGAACAATAACAATAGAACAATAACAGTGGAACAGATACCGAGGGTTACTTAAAATTAAACAAAAAAGTTTAAGTTTTATTATAAGTAAAATCTTGACATTTTCTAAAGAAAATTACAATCTATTAATCGTTTTTAAAATATATAAAACAATAGAAAATGTAAAATAATGGAGCAGGCAATATTTTCCTATTAAAAGATTTTAATTATTTGTATTTTGATAATTTGACAAAGTGTAAAACTTGACTTATATTATCGCAAGTATATGAAAAATAATTTAAAAAGAATTAGAAGAAAATGGATTAATTAGTTTATAATTAGGATAACTATATAATAATAATAGCTAAAGAGAGTTGAAAAGCTCTCTTTTTATTTGCTTTTGCGCGCAGCTTATTTGACTTTTTATATAGAATATGATATAATTGAATAGGAAATATAAATATATATTGTCTAATAGTTACAGCTTGCGGCGATTTTGTTAAAAATTTTAACAAGGCGTAACCCCTTTTTACAGCTCATCAGAGTTCATAATGGTGCGCGGTTTGGAGCAGGACACAGCTCAAAGGATTTACAGCTCAAAGGATTTACAGCTCAAGGGGTTTTACAGCTCAAAAGGTTTCACAGCTCACATTAATTTGCAGCTCACACGGGTCCGCAGCTCGCACCGCCATGTCAGCGTCACCACTTTACTACTTTACCACTTTACCACAGTGAAGCACTAAAATGTGAACAAAATGTGAACGGATGGGCGCACAGTATTCCTATCGGAGTAGTAGGAATTAAAATTTTTAATTATTATGAAATTGTTAACGAATGGGCGGTACATCTCCTATAGGAGTAGTAGGAATTA